CTACATGAGTGTGGAGTAGATGCCAAAATCATTAGAGATCTTAGATTAGTAAAAGAAGGGTTTCTTTGGACTGAAATTTACAGTGTGCTTTATTACATGGAGCCAGTGCCAAATGGAGTTTCAATGGAACACGCGTGTTACTTAAAATTAGAACGAAAACCCAATGATTTCATTGAACAGCCTTAATCAGGCAACAAAACAAGAAGTATTTGATCACGTCGCTAGACACTTATTAACTCAAAAAGAAAGATCTATTATCGAAGGACAAGTAGAAGCTTGTGCTTACTTAGGTATTGGAGGTTTAAAGTGTGCGGCAGGTTGTTTAATAACAACAGAAGAATATGCAAAGTATAACTTTGCTGAATTAGAAGGAGATGGTTGGCAATCAATCTCTGATGATTTAAATTTAGAGCACGGAAACTTAATTTCTCGTCTGCAGGATATACATGACACTTATGATCCAGATGAATGGAAAAAAGGTTTACATTATGCAGCTAAAGACTATGAACTGCATACAGGAGTATTAGACGAATTCAATTAATAATTAATAAATAAAAACAAAAACAAAACAAGATGAGTAATTTCACATTAGTAAAAGGCGAAGCTTACGATTTAACGAAAGACAATCCAGGTTTAAAAGTAGTAGCATTCGGTGGCGGATGGGACGTAAACACCAACGGAGGTCCTGATTTCGATTTGGATTTATTCGGTATTCCATTAAAAGGTGGTAAACTTGAAGACGTTCCTGGTATCTTGGATCACATCTGTTACTTCCAAAACATGAGTGTTCACGGTATAAAATTGGATGCTGATAACCGTACAGGTGCTGGTGAAGGTGACGATGAAACAATTCGTATTGATTTATCAGCTGTACCTGCTGAATTTGACACTATTATCTTAGGTGTTAACATTTACATGGGTGCTGAAAACAATCAACGTTTCAGCCAAATCCAAAACGCAAAGGTTCGTATTTACAATTCAGAAACAAACGCTGAATTAGCTACTTATCCATTGCGTGAAGATTTCAAACGCGCAACTGCTGTCGTAGTTGGTAAACTGTATCGTAAAGGTGCTGAGTGGGAATTTGAAGCATTAGGTGTTGGTACTGACGGTACTATCCTTGATGTTGCCGCTCAATACAAATAGTCAATTATTAACCCTGTGCTCTACTTCGGTAGAGCATTTTTAAAACTAAAACAAACAATGATTTCATTTATTATAGGCTTTGTAGCCGCAGTAATTATCATGGCAGCTTTGAAGCCGCGCTTTGATAAAGATCCAGTACTTAATGTATTCTATTTAGAGTACGGTGCTGCTAAAAAACGTGTAAACTTATTTTAAACAATGGAGATTACTCACATCACTTTTGACTTTTGGCAGACATTATTCAGAAGTAATCCAGATTATAAAGTATCGGTTATTACTGCTATTAAGAAGTACGTTGAACAATTCGCTTCTATAAACTATGAAGAGGAATGGTTAATTAACCGTTATGAAGAAATCAAAAAGGTGTCCAATGAAATGGAAGCACTTACGGGTGTAGCAGTTAGTGCGACACATCGTCATATGATGTTTTTCAGATTAATTGAAGTACCTATATCTTTAGTGACAGAAGACTACATGTCTATGTTAGAAGAGATTTTCTTAAAGTTTCCACCTATTTCGATTGTAGACAATATGATTGAATTACTTGATGAAATGAATAGAAGTTACCATATAGGTATTATATCTAACACAGGTATGATACCAGGGAATGTTTTACGTCAACTCTTTAACGACGTAGAGGGTACTGATATCAATTTCATATTTAGTGACGAAGTTCATTACGCCAAGCCTAATCGTGCTATTTTCAATAGAGCCTTAACTCAATTCAGTTCAATACCTAAAAGTAGAGCCAACTGGTTACACGTAGGTGATGACGATATTTGTGATATTAAAGGAGCTAGAGATATGGGTGGTAGAGCTTTTAAAATAGTTGGTCAGTTAGAATGGGATAACCTTCAAAACATCTTATCATGCAAAGGATAGTAGCACATTCATTTAAAAGCATGGACGATATTACGTTCGATGCTCAAGCTTATTCTCGTTTTAAATACGGTAGCTTTCACGACTCTTATAGATTCGGTGTTGAATTAGGTCGTAAGATAGTTAAGTGGTGTATTGAGAATCTTGAAAGAGGTGACAAAGTAATGATTAGTGGTGCGCCATATAATCAGATACCTGTCGCTTCAACTCAGTTAGCTAAGTTTACAGCTATGTACTGTCAATCTATTACTAAGAAGTATATTTTTGATACTTTTAAGGTAGATCGTAAACATAGTTATCATGTAGATTACGGTGCAATGAGTGCAGAAGAAAGAGAAGCTTTAATTAGTAGTGATAAATTCACTTTAACTGCTGATCTTAGTAATTGTACTGTCATCTTTATTGATGATATTGTAATTACTGGTACTCATGAACGTAATATGGAGAAAATGATTATTGAGCAAGGTCTTAATAACATTTGCCATGATATAGTTTACGCTTACTATGCTGAACTTGCTAATCCGGAATGCTGTCCTTCTATTGAGTCTGATCTTAATCACGCTTCAATTCGTAAGGATTATTCAAATCTACCAGAATTTCTGTTCGAGTTCGGAGATAGGTTACTAATCAACACTCGTCTTGTTAAATTTATTATGTCTATGCCAGAGGAGAAATTCAATGAGGTAATACATGGAGGTATGACAACCGACGAGTTTCAAAAAGAACTATATCGTCTAGTATTAGCTAACGGCTACGACGAAGAACCTTTATACGCTAGCAATTTTCAAACCCTTAAAGATTCAATATAATGTCATTTGACTTAATTAAAAGATTAAACGAGGATAAAGCTAAAGTCTTTACTCTTACTAAAGGAACTGTACTTGATACAACAGACTCGTTCTGTATGTTTGCATTAGACGATTCTGGTAGCATGGGCCATTTATATAGAGATGGTTACGTTCAAAGATTAACAGAAAGATTACTTCCAATTGCTATGGCGTTCGACGACAATGGTGAAATGGAAGTTTATCAATTTGCTAATGGCGTAAGTAAAGCTAAAGCTCCGGCTACATCTGCTAACATAGCAGGTTATGTAGGTCGCGATATCCGTCACATGGGTGGCGGTACAGCTTATGCACCTGCATTACGTCAAATCTTGAATGATTACTTAGAAATGAGCGGTCAAAAAGCAGGAGCTGGTGCTAGCACGTTATTAGGTAAAGTTGGTTCATTCTTCGGTGGTGGTAAAGCACAAACAACCGTTAATCAGAATGACAAGATTCTTCCTGGTTTCTGTATCTTCATTTCTGATGGTGAGAACTTCGATACAGAAGACACTCGTCGCGTATTAATCGAAGCTTCTAATTACGGTTTGTTCTTTGCAACAGTAGGTTTAGGAAGTGGTCGTTTCGGTTCATTGAACGATATGGATACGATGACTGGTCGTAAACGTGATAATGCAAGTTTCTTCAGTGTTACGCCTCAGCAATTGGAAACCATGTCAGCTGAACAATTCCTTGGTGGTTTACTTAAAGAATACCCTGCTTTCGTGGCCAAAGCTAAAGCAGACGGAATCATCGCGTAATGGGATTTATTGAAATACTAGTGTTCGCTATCCTAGTGATAGCGGCACTTGCTGCGGATTTAGTATTCGTAGGCGGTAAAGGTGTGGCTCCCTCAATGAAAACAGCCGGTATCTGGACAGGTAGCTTTATCAGTATTGCCATAGCATATGGTATCTTTTTACACATTGATGCAGGTGCTCAAATAGCAACAGAATACTTTACAGCGTACGCAATAGAGAAAGTCCTAAGTGTGGATAACTTATTCGTATTTATATTAGTATTCGGTTTCTTTAAAGTACCTGCAGCGTATGAGCATAAAGTTCTATTCTACGGTATTATAGGTGCATTTATATTACGTGGTATCTTTATCTTTGCAGGTGCGACGTTTATTGATTGGACTTACTTTGATGCTTTCGGTTACCATATTAACGGTGTACTGACGATCTTCGGTTTAATTCTAATTTGGAAAGGTTATGGAGCTTTTAGAGAGTCTATAGGTTCTGGAGACGATGAAGATGAAGACTTTAATAACACATTTGGTGCTAAGGTTGTACGTTGGTTAACAGGTGGTAAAGTACTTACTGAATACGATGGTGATAAGTTTTTTACTACACGATATTTTGACGATAAAGCTAGAAGTATATATAAAGGTGTTAATACTGACGTTAGCAAATTCAAAGCGGTTAAATACGGTACTTTACTGTTAGTCGTAGTAGGTGTAGTTGAATTTACTGACGTATTATTCGCAGTAGACTCTATTCCTGCTATATTCTCCGTTACACAAAACAAAATGGTACTATATACATCTAACATCTTTGCTATCTTAGGTCTTAGAAGTATGTACTTCTTGTTAAAAGGTATGAAAGACAAGTTCCATTTATTGGGATATGGTCTTGCATTCATTTTAGCATTCATTGGTGCAAAAATGGTAGTTGCACCATGGTTCCACATTGAAGGAATTACTAGCTTAATCATCGTACTCGGTGTGTTAGCTCTATCTATCGGTTTATCATTTATTATTCCAAACAAAGAGGAAAATGTCGAGCAAGAACAAATCTAAAAATGAATCTGTTCAAGATTCAAACAAAGCAGGAACAACAGGATCTGCTAATACAACAGTATCTGAAGGAACTGGATCAGGTACGCAGAGCGTGGATGTACAGAAAACTGATGCGAAGGTGGCAGACAGTAAAGCTGATGTCAAACCTGTTAGAGCAAAAGCTATTTTAGGTTACGAACTTAAAGAACCTGCAACCAACGCTATGATCGGCGAATTCAACATCGAAGATTACAAAGGTAAAGAAATCATCGGCATGAACTTAGAAGGTGTTTTAACCGCTGCTGATTTGTTGGAAAAACGTAACTTACTTCACATCACACTTGGCCGTAAACTTGGTGTAGCTGAAGATCAAGAAGCTGCACTTTACATCTTATAAAAACTAAAGCCCGGCTAACTACCGGGCTATTTTAAAATATGAGAGTAACAGATGTTTATTTAGCTCAGAAGCTAATATATAAAGCAGTAAACGCTACAAATAGAGGAATTCCATTCAGTCTTAGTTTCAAGAAGCTAAAGAGTATTCATAAAGCTGATAAATGTCAGTTCACTGGAGTACCTTTTTCAAGAGACAAAGAACATCCTCATTATCCTACAATTGATAGGATAGACAATACCAAAGGCTATACCGATGATAATGTAATATTGTGCACTAAAATCTTCAACTCAATGAAAGATAAGTTCACAACAAGTCAGTTATCGTTTATGGCTTCCAAAATCAAACAACTAGACAAGAAGACCAGGAAATAGATGGAGAAGTTAACCGACTTACAAATTGCTGGACACTTATTAGATCTTAACAAGAAAGCGTTAGGAGAAGGTAAGAAGTTTGGCGTTAAGTTCACTACTATGAAGAAAGTAATGAACCGCAAAACCTGTACGTTTTCAGGTTTACCATTAGGTGGAGAAAATAAACGTAAACTTGTATTAATTGAGCCTAAATTCGGTTATGTTGATCCTAACATCATTGCAATAGCAGAAGGTGTGGATGAAGTCTACAAGAAATTTAACTCTAAGGCTCTAGCTAATATAGCTAAAAAGCTTAAGAATGTTGAAGATGCAAAAGCTAGAATAGCTGCATCACAAATTAAAAAGAATGGATAAAGCAATACAAGTGATAATACTCGTGTTGAGTGCTTCATCTATTTGGTTAATTAACCGTGTAGAGAAGTGGTCAAGATGGGGTTTCATAATTGGATTAGCTGCACAGCCATTCTGGTTATACACAACCGCAAAGAACGATCAATGGGGTTTCTTTATCTTGTCTATATTCTATGCTTATTCATGGAGTATGGGTATTTACAATAAATGGATTAAGAATGACAGCACAGGAAATAGCTGATAAAATTAGCGAATGGGAATACGAAGCAGGAGAATCTTTTACAGATTACTTTATGCACGACACCGTCCTTGATGAAGATTGGGGTAAATGGTTAATCAAAGTAGGTCATAAAGAAAGAGGAGAAGCGATTCTTAAGTCTGTAGAAAGTCATAAGGAAGCTAACCAATTTTGTTGTCAAGACCAAGAATTTCTTTACGGCATATACGTTCATCCAGAATTTGTAGAAAGTCTTAGTTGGAAGAAGTGTATTAGTTATGATGTTATTTATGACGACGATTTAGACAACGAAGCTAATCGGGATAAAGATCGTTTACTTTGGGCACAATTCATATTAGATCCAGATAACCTTTTCTATTTGGATAAATTTAACACATTCTTAGAAGATGACGAGTAACGAATTTGTAGTATGGATGCAAGAGTTAATAGCTAACTCTGATTCACAACACATAACACCTTATCAGAGCAATCTAATCAAGAACAAGCTTTCTGAAACGGGAGCAACTCCTCAGATTGATGGAGGAATGCCAGAGTATGTTGATCCTCGTTTGAGAATGCAAGGTATTCCTAGTAATGGAGGTATCATGGAGTTCCTACAAGCAATGGAGATGCAACAACCTATTAATCAGCATGCTTATTCTGATAAAGTATCTAATTACATACCGGCTGACTTCGATATTGATAAGGTTTACAGACCTGATTCTGAGTTAACTAGTAGTGAAGAATTAGCAGAACAACTAGCTGAAGGTAATGAGTTACACAGAGATCAATATTTCCAAATTCTGAAAGAAATTGAACAAACTGGCGATACTCGTGGTGTGACTACTTTTGCTCTTAAGCAAATGCGAGCTGATAGGTATGGTAACCTGACCAAGGATACTTTAATCCCAGAGTCACAACAAATTAAAAACAACAGAGCTACCATGAAGGTAGTTCATCTATAAACAATAAAACAATGCAAAATCCAAAAGTGTACATGAGAGTCAACGGTAAGTATCCGTCTGATTTTCCAACACTTGGATATCGTTTGCCATTTGAATACGCAGCTATTAGTGATTTAATTAATCGTTATACCGCTGACGTAGGAGAGGTCAAAACGATTCAAATCCAAGTAGTTCCGTCTTTAGATGCGAACAAAACAAAAGTCTTGTTAATATCAAGTGAAATTAGACATCCAGATGCTGACATTAGTCACTCTGTTATGTTAATTTCTGATAAAACAAGAAAATTAATCTCCTCTTCTGTTACATTAGAGGGGCTATTTGATAACCTTAAGAAACCTTCATATGGAGTTGAAACAAAAATTTAAGTTTGGTAGCATCATGCTCCTAATCGGGGCGGTACTAGGTATTGGCCTCGCTATTTTAATCAAAGGATTCCTTTACATGTTATTCCTAGGCGTAGTGTGTTTACTAGTATTTGTAGCAGTATGCGCATTATTATTAACATTATTCAGAGGAAATGGAAAGAGCCGGAAGAACCGAACACAGACAAGTTCGTCTTAATTGTCTAAAAGGTACAGTTGTAAAGAAGAAGTTAATTCAAGGCACTTGGGATCTTAAAGCAGTGATGCTTGAAGATGGAGAGGGTCTAAGATTGGAGACTGCTTCGGATATAGATAAGATTGAAATAGGATCAACCTATTTCTTTCAAGTTTATAAGAAATCTTTTAAACTGTATCAAAATGTAATTGTTGATTTCATTAAACTATAAGCTTATGAAATATTTAAAGTGTAAAGTGGCTAAAGACCACAAGAGAAAGTTAATCTACATCATTCGAGAGAATGAGGATGGATTGACAGAAGGATCTTATTTTCTTGATGAGAGATTAAATCCTTACGTATTTGCTATGGGTTACATATTACCTGTATTAAGAGGAGGTCAACCGAAAGGTGAACTTCTTAGGATATATGCAACTAACAATACAATGGTTAAAGTATTCAGACTGAGGGAACACTTCTACGAGAAAGCTCTTAGGTGTAGAAGAATACAAGAAGTAATCATAACGAGAAGGACTAAAGGGAGTTTCAGAACTCACGATAGCGGTCGATTGTCTATTCTAGCTGTAAATAGATAATGGGTTTCTTTCAACTTATAATTAGTGTTATAGTAGCGCTAATTGTAGCGTACTTCTTAATGACTATTATATTGTACGTACTAAGTTACGTTAAAAATCAGATGATCTTTGTTTGGATCATAATTACATTGTTAGTAATAGCAATGTTTCAGTAATCAAGAGGCGGGGTAAGCCGTCTCTTTTAAAACCAACAACTAAAGTAAATGAAGAATCGTTCAACTAAACCAAACAAAAAGACTCCTTATGTCGCTAAAACAGCGGCAGCATTATCTACAATGTCACAGGAGGAATTAATTAAACAAGGTTTCAGAAACCCTTATTTTGTAAAGCCTGACTTTAGCAAGACTCCAGAAGAGCGCAAAGCATGGCGTAAAGTACATAAGAATAAGGGAGTGAAATATTCTGGGGTGAGCGGTACTTCGAAAGGTGCATATCCACAGGCTGAACAGAACTTACTTGTTCACGTGGCTAACAACGGCACAAACAAAAATTACAAAAGCACCCTATCTTTTAAGGTTAAAGCTAGTGATGTTCAACGCATCTTACGCATTTTCTTGAAAGACGAAGTGGTTACTAAAGCTTACTTTGCAGGTAAGATCATAGTAGACAACTCTAACTAATGGCTAAACGTTCCACTAAAAAGGAACTGAAGTCTTATGTTACGTACGTTAAAGATGAACATAAAGTAATAGTTCATGATAGTTTCCTTTATGAAGTGGAAATATTCATATGTGCAACTCGTTGTTATTACCTGAAAGATACGGTAATTATAGCTAAAGAAGCATTTAAAGAACCTAAGAAATATGTTCAGAGAATGAATGGACGTATAGTCAATTCACACTACAAATTAATAGGCGCTCCTCTGGAGTGGCTACAAACAAACAGATATAACCTAATAACCAATGAGCCGTAAACTACAAGTAGCAATTAATTACTTACTTTCAGTAATGAAAGAGGAGGATTTAGACGAATTAACTATTAATGAAGATGGAGAACTAAGTTCAGTAACGTATATGGACGGTGCTATTAAAGAGTACGACTATACTTCTGATAATCCAATTCAAGAAATAATGAACGTTATTGAACATAACGCTGATTATTGTGTTGATTGTATGACTGACGCTAATGCTGATAATGCTTATTATTTGTATTTGATGCAGGCATATACTCATTTTCTGGTTGCTAATTACGCTACAGAAGTCCCGATTTCAAGAGCTATTGCTCGTTTCTTGTTGCAACATAATGTTCTACAAGAGCGTACTTTAGAGTTAGGTTATTATGTTTCTGCATATTATGAAGTTATAACTAAACATAATTTCAATTTATATCAGAATGAATACTTTGTATTAAAAAGTAAATATGGAAGACCAGAACCCGAATAACAAGTTCGAAAGGACTGAACCTCTTCTATTACTATTTGCTGAAACAGAGTTAGTAACATACGTTTGTTTTGAGTGTGGTCAGACAGAAGAGAGAAATTGTCTAAATGACAAAAAGTTCAAAACCTTTGTGAAGCAGAAAGCTCCACAAGGTAAATGCGATAACTGTAAAAGCACGAACAATTTATTTAGAAACCCACATGGCGTTCAATTTTGGATCAATTACAAGGACTCTTGAGTTCCGCGCTGAAGATGTAGACTTCTTTAAGAAGTGGTATGTAATACTACCAGACTACATCGAACAAGGCGGAAAGAAAGAAGACTTACTTATGGTAGCAGGAGCTGACTGCCTTTTAGACATATTAAGTGATAATGGAGAAAGAGTAACACTTATTGCAAGTAATACTCCTTTTGAAAACTGTCAACAAATAGCTAAGTTAACTATAGAAGAACTAGCTATATTGAAAGACAAAGAAAAGGAGATTTACGATAGTGGTGCTTATTACTACATGGACACAGTTGATGGCGTTCTAATAGATGATCATTTATGGTTATGTGATGTATTGGCATTCGTTTTCAAAGACGAATTTCCAGAAATCATATACTACAAAATGATCAGCAGCTCATAATCAATTTAACAGATTTTCTTAATGACTAAATTACCCTTACTAAAACCGCTAGCTTTCTTCGATTTGGAGACTACTAGTGCAGACATCATCACTGCTAGAATAGTGCAGATTGCAATTATACGTCTTGACGTAGAAGGAGGAGAGAGTAGACTAACGTTTATAATCAACCCAGGTGTACCTATTCCTGCTGAATCATCTGCTGTCCATGGACTGTATGACGATGATGTAAAAGATAAACCATCGTTTGATGAAGTTGCGACTGAAATATATGAATTTATAAAAGATTCAGATATTGGAGGTTTCAATTCAAACAGATTTGATGTGCCTATCTTAGCTAAACAGTTCAATGAACAAGAATTGCTATGGCCTTTACCACACGTCGAATTCATAGACGCTTATAAAATCTACATCAAAGATCAAACTCGTCAACTAAAAGATGCTTACAAGCATTATACAGGAGAAGAGTTAGTTAATGCTCACGACGCTATGGCTGACGTGAGTGCAACTGTTGATGTTTTTATTGCTCAGTGGTTTGGTGTAGAAGCTGTTACTGGTAAGACTATTCCAGAGGTTGCGTTGTATTGTAACGACGGAAAACCTAAGGGTATAGACTTAGAAAACAAGTTTTCTTACGACAATGAAGGTAACATACGCTTTGGCTTCGGTCAATATAAGGGTGAGTTCTTTGATCGCGAAGATCCTCTACATATGAAATATATGGATTGGGTTAAAGGTACAACTAGTACTTTTAGCGATCACGTTAAGAAAATCGCGCAAGCAATCGTGGATGGTGAATACAACCGCAAGTAATGATGTAGACGGCCCTTTCCTTAGAGGATTGGGCTTTACAGAAAACGAAAAGGGTCGTTATCAAACTAAACTTGGTAACGATCTTTTAGAGTTAGAAATAGTTGGAGAACCACAAGTACTAGGAGTTAATGTAGAGATACGTCTAAACAATGAGTTTGTGGAAACAGGCTATTGGGATTCTCAATTAGATTTTATTACTACCTTGCGGCAACGAGGTATTAGATAAATCTACTAGAGGAACTTGATAAGATCCAAGTTTTATTTCTGCTAAATTATCCGTATCTTTGAAGATTGCAAGATCTCCAAAGGCTGATAGAGAGTTCACGAGTAAGAACTCATAAATTTAACAATGAATTTCGAAGGACAAGAGAATAAATGCATTAGAGTATCGGTTCACACGGTTATACCAGGTGACTATGCTGTAGTAGTCTGTAAAGACTTAGACAGCCCCGAAGACTCACCGAGATATGTTTGGACAACCGTATGCCCTAACTGGTCAGTTAATCTACCAGAAGTAGGTCAAGACGGATTTCTATCGTATTCTTCAGTGCGTGCAGGAAAAGATAAGTGGTATTGCCCTACTCAGAAACAAGAGTTCGAGTATCGCTATTCTGCTAATTATTTCCTAAATTTTGCTCCTATTACTCACGTTGTGCTCGGCGGTCGCGTCGTATCTCAACAAGAATTAATCGTTACATAATTAATTATACAGACTTCGTAAAAGGTCTTATTTATTAACAATACGAATAATGAAAATTTAACAATTACTACCAGTACCCTAAAGTACATCTACTAGAGAAGAACACTCATTATTCCATACTAATTTACAGTAATGGGAAGGATGACTGCACACCACATCATGAGAGCCGATGTGGGAAGTTTACTATTTATACCAGATCCTAAAGGCAGTAAAAAGAGGCCGCATATATGTATAAAGGTATTTACTAATCTAGCTGGCGTACCATACGATTGGCTGGTTATTCCAATTACCTCGACAGTAACAGTAGGAATGGATAACCTAATGGAAGTAGAACATCCAAAATTAAGTCTTAAATCGTATGCGAAAATCAATAACATCACATGTGTTAAAGCAAGTGATAAAATAGAAGTAGCTAAAATGTCTTTTAGTAAAGATTGTGTGAAATCAATTGCTGTTCGAATTAAAGAACTAATTTTAACATAATACAATTGAATAAGATGACAAGTGAATTCGGAGAAAAGTTGATAGCTGCATATGAAGAGCACAAAACGAACATTAATAACTTTGTTTGGAAAGGTCCAAAAATAAAGAACGCTAATGATGTCTTCGAACAAGAAGAATTCAGGTTAGTCGATGCGTCGGATGCACAACTTGACAAGTGCTATAAGCACTGTAAGACAATGTTGTTTAACGATGATTATAAGCATCCGGGAAGAGTGAACTTACTAAAACTAATCCACGATCAACGTAACCGTTGTGGAGTAGAGTTATTTTTACGTGATTCTGAAAAGAAAGGATCACACCGTTTTACAATCGTTGAAGCTTTACGCTCAGCGATCTCAAATAGAAATCTATCGACTATTGAAGCCGATGCACTTACCGTAGGTGATTTGGTAACAGCTAGCTCAGACTTTAACAGTCTTCCAGCTAAATTGGTTATCGAAGGTGGGTTAGATAAATTAGGTCGTTTCGATAGAACTCACATCACGTTGACTTTTATTTTGGAACAAGGTCTATGGTTTACTAAAGAAGAGAATGTTACATTTAAGGATCTCTTTAAACCAGGCTTCACCAAGTTAGACAAACTGAAAGCAATCAAGGAAAAGTTAAACTTACCTAAAGATTGTAAACTTTGGTTTAATCCTCAAGGCTTAAGCTTTTCGCAGTTAAAGTCTATCTTGTCTCTAAGAAGCAAGAAATATAGTGAGTTAAGTTTAGAACAACTTAACACACTTCGCAATAGCCTATTGTTCGCTCTTGAAGACAAAGTGAATCTTCACATTGCTCAATGGAACGACAGAATCGGGCAAATCGAAACAGTAGCCGCAGCAAGGGGTTACTCGTTAAAATAAAAATAATTGAAAAAGCTAGCTGTATTTGATTTGGAGGTTACTCCTAACGTGTTTCTGTGTTGTCTGAAACCTGTTGGGGAACCAATCCAAACGTTTGAAATTTCTCCTCGGAGGAATGACATAGGTAAGCTAGTTGATTGTTTTGAAAGCGGTAGGTATGTATTTGTTGGTTATAACTGTTCGGGGTATGATACTCCTATTATGAACATGCTTATAATGAACAAGTTCAAATTCCTTTACGCTGATTATTTGCAGTGTGCAAGTGCTGCATTTGAACTATCGACTGCTATAATATCTAAAGGAGATGATAGTAAGTTATCGTTCAAACAATATCTGTATGCAAATCTATTTAAACAGATAGATTTGATGACTCTTATGGCCTCACAGGCTTTGAGAGTAGGATTAAAGTCACTTCAAGTGACAATGTGTATGCCAAATGTTAAGGAAATGATTATTGATTGGACTAAATTCTTACGCAAGGATCAAGTTGATGATTTAATATTCTACTGTCACAATGATGTTAACAGTACTTCGGAATTGTTAACATTATTAAAGACAGATTTAGCACTACGTATTGCTGTGAAGCAAGAATTTGGTATAGAGTGCCTCAGTAAAGATGGCGTTGGTGTAGGGGTTGATGTATTCACGAAATATGTTTGTGAGGAGTTGAGATGTGGTCCTCGTGACCTCTACAGCAAGGTCGATGTTGATGATGTGATTGCGGTTGGTGATCTTATTCTTCCCGATATTAAATTCAAGACGACTAAGTTTAACGACTTATTAACTTGGTTTAAGAGCAGGGTTGTTAATCTTCCTGAATGGGAGAAAATGACCAAAGAAGAGAAGAAGAAGGATAACAGATATCGCAAAACAGTTGTATTCAATAACTTAGCTCATGCTTACGGTCTTGGTGGCTTACACTCTGTAAATAAACCAATGATTTATGAGGAAGACGATGAGTATTACTATTCTGATCAAGATGTGGAGTCTTATTATCCGTCATTAACTATTAAGAAAGGATTCGGACCGAGAGGATTCAGAAGAGCTTTCCAAAAGGTTATGACTCGTATAAAAGCTGAGCGTGTAGAAGCTAAAAATGCAGGTAATAAAGTAAAGGATGTGGCTTTTAAGTTATCTATGAACTCGATTCTTGGTAACTTAAAGAACAAATATTCTGCATTTTATGATCCAGCAGCTAACATGGCTATTGCTATCAATGGACAATTGTATTTAACTATACTGATTGAAGAATGCGAACTAAACGGAATAGAATGTATCAGTTCTAATACGGATGGTGCGACATTTAAAGTACCTAAGAGAAGTAAAGATTTATTCGATAACATCTGTAAAGAATGGTGTCAGAAAACAGAATTTAAATTAGAAGAAGCTCTCTATGAGAAAATTGTAATTTTAGCTGTTAATGACTACATTGCTTTTAAAAAGGGATATAGCGAGATTAAGGATCAAGTAGACTTCTACGTTCCTGAAAAAGCTATTAGCTTTAACTTTGTAGATTTAAAACTGCAAGGTGATAAAATGAATGAACTTCGTAATAGTTATGTAAAAGAAAAAGGTGACTTTATAACTAGTCCACGTCTCGGCAAAGGCATGGATTCGTTGATTGTTCCGAAAGCTTTACAGAACTTTTATGGCAAAGGTATTCCTATTGAAGAAACTATCCGTGACTTTAGATCCATTCATGATTATATGAAAATGGAGAAAGTGGGTAAGCAATTCAATGTTGAATATGGAGGAGAACCGCAACAACACATTAACAGGTTCTATGTAAGTAAAAGTAAACCTTATCTGATGAAGTGGAAACTGAAAGAGAAAACGGAAAGAGTCGGAAAAGGTAAGTCTGCATTTACTAGAATATTACGTGACAAGGATACAGGTGAACCGTTAATGGAGAAATCCTATACGAATTTACTATCCGGTTATGGGGTACAGTTAGCGAACGATCTAACACAAGAAAACGAATACGAGATAAATTATCAGTATTACATATCTGCGACACAGGCTTTAATTGATAAATTAGATCCACCGCAGTTAACATTATTTTAATGTCAGAAACGACAAAACAAATTTGGTTCATAGAGTACGATTGTGGTGCTCAAACAGACAATTACGACCTCGTTGAGGCTAACTCAGAAGAGGAAGCTTCTCGTTACGCATACGATTTAGCTTGCGATTTATATGAGAGTTACGCAGGTGTACACGGTATAGCCTCATATGAAGAAATTTGTGAAGAGCACGGCGTAGAACCAGACAGTCCTGAAGCTGAAGAATTATATAACGAAGAGAAAGAAAACAATCTTGGTTACTCAGCTGTACTGTATGATCCAGAAGAACACAATGGTTATCTTTACGAAGGTAACGAGTTTATGATCCCTTTAGAAGATTAACAACGTAGTCCTTTCAGTTAGTCGCTTAAAACACACGACTACGAATTAATGACTAGGGATCAAAGACAAGAACTATGTATAAGTAAATGGAAACAAGCAGGAGGACGAGGTATTCTTGAGTTATGTACTGGGTTTGGAAAGACTCGGTGTTCACTTAAGATAATCCGTCGTCTTGTTAACAAGAAACAAGATGCTAAGATTATAATCATAGTACCTACTGAATACTTAAAGAGTCAATGGTTGTTACAATTAGCTGATTGGAACTTAATGTTCAACTGTGAAATACTAATCATTAATTCAGCTGTCGGCAAGCAGAAGGATTGTGACTTATTAATAGTTGACGAGGTTCATGAAGCAATGAATGATAATCGTATAACAATCTTTAAGGATTATAAGTATAAACTATGCTTGGGATTAACAGCGACTATAGAACGTATAGACAGTAAGCATCATAACTTAATTAAGTACATGCCTATTGTAGATACAATCACGTATGAAGAAGCTTTACGTAACGATTGGGTTGCTAAAGTTAATGAGTATAAGGTTCTATTAACTGTAGATTTAGAGGAATATCACGAAGCACACAAGGATTTCTTACATCATTTTGCTTTCTTTAACTACGATTTCGATATGGCTATGGCTACTGTCGGAAATGCGAATGCTCAATACGAAGTATCGAGAATACTGCAATGTAGTCCTAAGGAAGTAATGATACACGCAATGCAATTTATTAAAGCATTGACAGCTAGAAAGACTTTTGTACTTAATCACTTTAAGAAGGTTGAAGTAGCCAGATTGATTTTGGAGCATCGGCGTGACAAGAAGGTAATTACCTTTAGTCAGACGAAGAAGATGGCCGAGTCAATAGGTGAGGGTTTACTAATGCACTCTGGGCAAACGAAGAAAGTACGTGATCAAATCATGGCTCAATTCAATGCTATGGAGATGGGTGTACTAAACTCAGCTAAACAATTAGAAAGAGGTGCTGATATTTTCAATCTTAGTGTGGCTATCAACCTAGCTTTTAACAGTGCAAAGAATTCTAAGAAGCAAAAGAGCGGACGTGTGGGCAGGAAAGAAGGCGATAAGGAGTCTGAATTTTTTACTTTGGTGATCAAGGGTACAATGGAAGAAGCTTGGTATGATAAGTCAATGAAAGGAAGTACATTTATTACTATTGATGAGAATCAATTGGTAGCCTTATTAAAAGGCGAAGAATACAAAGTACAAAAACACAAAGAAAAACAATATCTTTTTACAATTTAAGAGTGAAGTTAGAAATATCATTAGACAAGGAGCTGGAAGTAATGAAAGCTTATCAACTTAGCGGCGATGAATTTATATTCTTACGAGTATTATTCATCGCGGTTGAGGAAGATAAGTTGGATTATCTTAAGATGTATTTATTAGAATGCGCTAAAGGACAATCTGTAAGATCATTGCTTACATCGTTAAAAAGTAAGAAGATTATTAAAAAGGAGTACAAAATACCGGAGGAGGGCGAGAAGTTTGAGGTGGATGATGTAGAGTTCGATGATAAGTTTATCGCAAAGATATTCAAGTTATCGAATATTGCAGGTGTTGAACTTATGAGAGCATATCCTGCTTACATGAGTGCAAACGGTACTCTTTTAAACCTAAGGAACATTGTTTCCAAAGGTGGGTATGTAGATGAAGATGATTTCTATTTTGCTTATGGCAAGAAAATCAAGTTTAGTCCAAAGACTCATAAAGAGGTACTAGAAGCCTTAGAGTTCGGAAAGAAAGCCGATCTCATTAAGTATAGTATCGTTGAATTTGTGGGGACAAGTAAGTGGATAGAATTGCGCGAAACGATGGATCAGGATAGATTAGGTAAGTTTGTTACTAAGATGGACACCCGAGAGATTCTGTAATGAGTAGTTTTGTTGACAGTCTATACAATAAAATTGAAAATGGAAGGTTAGGCTTAAACATTGGTATTAGTACCGGTTTACCTAAGCTAGATGATGTGATTGGAGGAGTCCAGAAAGCAACTTACTCACTGATATTCGCAGGAACTTCGGTAGGTAAGACTAGTTGGGCTTTATATACTCACATCTATAAACCATTAAGGGAGAAGTTAGGGGATTTATCTTTTAGAATTGTTTATTATTCACTAGAAATGACAGCAGAAGTATTGCTTGCAAAACTTTTGTCTTTGTATATCTGGGAAGAATATGAAATTGATATCTCATTTAGTGAGATATTGTCTAGAAGAGAAAGACTAAGTGATGATATGTATCATTACGTAGTTTTAGGTCGTGAATGGTTAGAAGAAGTAACTAAGCATTTAACTATTTACGATAAAAGCTTAAGTCCTGCAGGTCTTTATGCGAACTTAAAAGACTATGCTAATAAGCATGGTACGTTTAAAGAAACCGACAATACTCAAGTTTACACTCCAAATGTAGAGAATGAGACAGTAATTGTTATTCTCGATCATATATTCTTAATGCGTGCCGCGGCAGGTCAAACACAGAAAGAAGCTGTTGATTTAACTAGTTCGTTCTTAATTGTATTTAGAAATAAATGCGGTTATTCTCCTGTTGTTTTGCAACAGTTGAATAGACAAGCTAGTGGAATTGACAGAAGAAAGCTTGAAATGACTGAGCCTCAATTACAAGATCTCAAGGGTAGTGGTAACACTGCAGAGGATTGTGATTTAGCGATGGCATTGTTTTCTCCATTTAGAGAGAAGATAAGCTCTTATCTCGATTATAAGATCGACAAATTAAGAGACGCGTTTAGGTCGGTTATTATATTAAAGAACAGATATGGTGAAGTAGATAAGGTAATACCTTTGAACTTCTTCGGTAAAGTTGGTATCTTTAAACAGATACCAAAGGCTGAAGATATTGCACCGAGTCAGTATTACTTGTATGAAAACCTCCACCCTATAGTACCAGTAAAAACCATCGAAGACACGAGTGACTTTGCTTTTACGTTGTAGGTAATTGATTAGATGAGATTTAGAAATTAGATACTTTGATATGAAATTACTATTACAATATAAATGGCAGAATTAATCGGTTTACTCGGTAAGCCAGGAGCTGGGAAGTCCACTTCAATGAGGAACTTAGATCCAAAATCAACGTTTATTATTAATGTTGCGCACAAACCATTACCTATTAAGGGATGGAAAAAGAAATACATTAACTTTAAGACGGATAAAGTCAACGGTAACTACTATGCAACTTCTGATGTTAAAGCGATCCATACGATCCTTAAACACGTAAGTGCGAATAGACCAGAAATCAAAGTAATCATTTTAGAAGATTCGTCTTATATCATGAGCTTTGAGATCTTTGATCGTGCATCTGAGAATAGTTACACCAAACAAGTTGAGATTGCTCAACATTATGCCGGTGTATTAAGACAGGCTCACGAATTGAGAGACGACTTAATGTTAGTTGTGATTACTCACCCTGATGAAGAGAAAGACTCATTCGGTGACACAACAGAGCTTAAGATGAAAACTTATGCTAAAATGACCGATAAGTACATGTCTCTTGATGGTCTATTTACCTATATCTTCTTAGCTAAAACTATTGAAGAAGAGGATGGAGACGAAGACAATCCTACTTATCGTTATGTATTTCAAACAAATGATCACTCTAAGATCAGTACCGTTAAGAGTCCGGATGGAGTCTTTGCAGAAAAGTATATTGATAACGATTTAAAGATCGTTGTCGATGCTATTAATGCATATAACTACGGTGATGATGAGGATGATGAACCAGAAATAACAAACCAAGTAGAAGAAGAGGATGAGTAAATTTAAAATCTCGTTTGTGTTTAACGCAGAGACGGAATCTGTAACGCAAATGGAGGTATTAAAGCTGGATAAAAACGAGGTGAGACGTAAAAAGTCTCCCTCGAATACAGCTTCCAAAATTGAGTTAAAAGGAGCGTCTTTGCAGTTAACAGAGGATGTTTTAGAAGCATTAGCTACTAAAGTAGAACTCAAGTTAGTCCTAACTGTAGAGGATGGTAAAGCAATCTTAACAAACCCTAAATTAAACCCTAAAGCTAAAGGCGGCAATAAGATATCTGGAAAGTTATCTATCGCGTGTCGTGGTGCTGTTAAGGAAAATTTAGAAGAGTTGGGAACAGCTTTCGGATTTAAACTATTATCTCCAGGAGTGATCGAATTGATCCCGGTAGGAGAGAATGAAGAAGTAGTCCAAATTACAGAAGAATTAGATGAGGTCGTATCACCAGAGGATTTAGAAGCCCTGAGAGATACAGACGAAGAAGAAGTAGATTTTGACCTTGAGTCACTAGACCTTAACAACTAATTTTTATACAAACATATGTCATTATTTAACGTAGACAACACCACACCAGTAGCATCAAACGGAACAGCATTAGCAGGTAACGTAATTCACAAAGTTAAATTCACAGGAGCCGAAAAGGAAACTATGAAAGGTAAAGATGGAACCGAATATCCAGTTGTAGCAGTAAAATTTGAAGCCGTTGACGGTTCAGGTTCTATTGTAGACAATATTTTCGCTCCAACTTCTGCCACTCGTGAGAAAAGCGGACCTAACAACTACTTAAATCCTTCTAGCGCTGAACAGTTTCAAACTCGTTTGAGACAATACATCGCAGCTTTAAATCCAACCTTGGATAAAGCAATTACCGAAGGAACTAAGACTTTAGGAGCTAAAGACTGGGATGGAATGCGTGATATTATCGTTGCTGCTTTAATCAGCAAAGGTAAGAACATTAACAAAGAAGTGGAACTTAAAGTGTTGAAAAACTCTAAAGGTTATGCGCAAATCCCTGGATTCGTTGCTGGTTTAACTAAACCAAACGAAAAAGGAGAGAGCAATGTCTACCACACTACTAAATTCATCGGTGAAGGTTTATCTTTCACTGATAAAGAGTTAAAACAAATTCAGAAACAAAATGAAGCGAAAGCACCTAGTAACATGGGTACTGTAGCTCCAGAAGCTGATCCATTAGCAGGTGGTTCAATGGGTGGTTCTGAGGACTTAGAGTTCGATATTAACGATTTGTAAGATTAGGGCAATAGCCCTAATTTCTACTTAAACGTAAAGGCCGTTTAATGTTCGAATTAGGACCAGAAAGAATAACTAAACAACTTCTGTTAAATTGTAATTCCGAGGAAGCCTATTTCAGTCATTATCTTGGCGTAAATCCTACAGGTGGGTTATTCCGTTCGCCTCTTAGAGACGATAAGAATCCCACCTGTTCTTTTTACAGAAACAAGAATGGTGAGCTGATATTCAAAGATTTCGGTACAGGATATCACGGCAACTTTATATCTGTAGTTATGACTATCTTTAAAGTGCCTTATTATGAAGCACTTTCTATTATAGGTAATGACTTCGGTATAATATCGAAAGCAAAGTATCAAGTAAATCAAGCTAAAATTGAGTTCGACAATTCTGTTATTGAACAGAAAGTAGAAACTGTTATTCAATGTCAAGTCAAAGAATATAGTGAGGACGAACTTAAGTGGTGGCTTCGATTTGGAATAACAAAGCAGACGCTTAAACTCTTTAAAGTTTATTCAGTAGATCATGTGTTTCTAAACGGAGACGTAGTTAGTTCTTCTACGACTCACAATCCTATATACGGATATTATTTCGGTAAAGATGTAGGAAGAGAGTTATGGAAGATTTACTATCCATTTAGAAAGAAGTTCAGATTTATGTTAAATAATTCGAAACTTCAAGGAGCTAAACAACTCCCAGCAACAGGTGATTATGTGGTGGTAACTAAATCAATGAAGGACGTAATGACCTTACATGAGTTAGGTATTCCTGCTGTAGCACCTCAAGCTGAATCTGTTATAATTACTTCTAGACAATATACTGCTCTAAAGAAGCGCTTTAAATATGTAATATTCAACTATGATTGGGATCGTACCGGTATCACGTCTATGATACAATCTAGGAAAATATATCGAAGTATATGTTTATGTTTTACAGACAAGAAGACATATGCTAAGGACATAAGCGATTATGTAGAGAAAGTAGGATTGGAAGAAGCAAGAAAGTTAGTCAATCAAACCGTTAGTGAGTTGCTAATAGGAGAGTACGACTATCAATTCAATTACTATGATTACGCCAACGGAGCCAATAGAACATCATCCTAGTTACTATACTGTACCCACGGTACACATAGATGGAAATGTAGCTTCCTCTAAGAACGGTAAGCAATGGACTGGTAAGTTCCTTGTAATGAGTAAACAAACTCAGACGTATATAAAGGAATCTAAACCAGATTACATTTATAACAAAGATAAATTCTTAAAGGCTTTAGAAGGTAAATCAGCTCCTTATCATATATCGTTTCTATTCGTTAGAAAGAGTCGACATAAATTTGACTATGTTAACCCTCTACAAACTGTACTTGACTTAATGGTTGATTATGGTTACATAGAGGATGATAACGCAGATCTTATAATTCCGTATTTCGAAGAATATGAATACGATAAAGAAGAGCCAGGTTGTTTTATTACAGTTCATAGTGATGTTAAGGGAGCATATATTCAAAAGCTATTAAGGTGGCCAGACGATGATTTACTTCCAGATGATGTTGCTTATCCAGAACCTGTTATAAGACGTTACAGCTCGGAAGAACAATTAACAATTAATCTATAATGGAAGTAAAACCAGATGTTGATGACGATAATGTTTACGTTACGTTCGAAACTGCTAAATTAGCTTATCAAAAAGGATGGAACGGTTTTTCTTATAAATTCTTTGAAACAGATGGAGATCAAGTACTTGAGGAACATCATCCTTATTGGTATGGTCAGAATGGCTATATGAATAATGAAGAGTTACATGAGGATGATTACCACATAACTAAAGATGAGGAAGGATACATACGTCCTACACAAGCTGTTATGCAAAGATGGCTTCGTAAACGTAATATTCAAGTAAATCCTGGCTACTCTACGACAAGAGGTGGTATACCTTTGGGTTATCACGTAAGTGTTGATAAGTATGATCATCCTAATAAAGGAGTTAATCCTTATATAAATGATCCAGTTTACGAGATCTGTTTAGAAAAAGGTTTACAATTAGCATTAACTTTATTACCTGATGACGAGACTCGAAAGAAAGAATAGAACTGATATAATCTTTAAAGGTTGTGGAGGCTTAACTGACCTTGCAGACGATGCTATAAAAGAAGGATGGAGAATTAACGATAAGGAGTTTGACTTCTTATGTGAATTTGGTTCTGATGATGTGCTACATGCATTAGCTGTAGAACATAAAACTTTTACTGAAAGACGTAAAGCTCTTAACGATACTAATTTAGCATTGTGGCAATATTATACTGAAGGAAATGGTCAAGCAAGTAATAATCCTACGTAGGGATTTAAATATGAGTACAGGTAAAGCGGTTGCTCAAGGCGCACATGCTTCTATGATGGTTTATGAATCAATAGTGGAAGGTGTAATGGAAGAAGTAGGAGAATCTTACATAGAAGATTGTTCAAATGAATGGTTAAGAACTGGTATGACTAAAGTCGTATTAGCCTGTAAAGATCTAGCTACCTTAGAGAAAGCCATTAACAAAGCTAAATCTGCTCATATGCCTTGGTCTTTAATTACAGACGAGGGTAGGACTGAATTTGACGGAGTGCCTACTGTAACATGTGGTGCAATAGGTCCGTTTGATTCTGATCAAATTAACAAAATAACCAAGCGTTTACGCTTGTATTAAGATCTGAATTTAATAAGACGATAACAACTTATAAAGAGTGTCTGAACAAAATGAAGAACGCGCATTACGTTATAATGCAAACAAAACTAGGTTCGATTTAGTACCTAATTATCCTTTAGAGCAAATTGCAAAGGTAATGACTAAAGGCGCAGAAAAGTATGCACCTTATAATTGGCAAAAGGGTATGCCATGGAGCGAATGTGAGGCATCTATGCTTCGTCACTTCTATGCTTATAAAAGCGGGGAAGACTTCGATCCTGAAACTGGTCTTTATCATTTAGCTCATGCAGCTGTTAACCTTATGTTCTTAGTAGATTACTATAGAACAAATCCTCAATTCGATGATAGACGTCAATCTTATTTAGTACAACCTAAAATTGTATTAGATATTGATGAAGTTGTTTGTGATTGGGCTAAAGGTTATTCTGAATATACTGGTAACGAAGTTTCGGCTAGATACTGGGATAGTTGTTATGGTATGGGCGACAGTCTAGATATCTTAGCACAGGATAAGAACTTTTGGGTTAACAAGTTAAAGGTTAAACAATATCCTGACTTTATTCCACATGCTTATGTAAGTTCTCGCAGTATTCCTGTAGAATGGACAAAAGAGTGGTTAGAAAAGAATGGATTGCCTTGTAGACCTGTGGTACATGTGCCATGGGGAGCTAGTAAGTTAGCTGAACTACAGAAGTTAGGCGCTGAAATCTTCGTTGATGATAGAATGGAGAATTTTATAACTGCTCAAAGCGGCGGTATCACTACATTCTTAATGGATGCTAGTCATAATCAGCATTGGGACGTAGGTTACAAACGTATTAAGGATCTTAAGCTTAGAAACATCATTCGTTAATGCTAAGCCCTATAACGTTTAAAATAGTACCTTCTACCGTCACAAGATTGACAATGTCTGATGAGGAGTATTTTGGGGGAGCAGTCCCTCTTCATATCTCTAATTCAAAAATGGGATTGATAAACCCAGATCAAGGTGGAAGTCCGGAGAAATACGTAAACGGCTTCGGCAGTAGCGATTCTCCAGCTTTAGCTCTTGGTAGCGCAGTCCACGCTCTAATACTTGAAGGCGATATGTATAAGTTGTTTGATAAAGTTGATAAACCTACTGCTAAAGTAGGAATGATCTTTGACACACTTCATAAACTTATGGTTAAAGGTAAAGGTTTTGACGAAGCCATACAAGAAGCTGCTGAAATCCATGAATATTATGGAGGTAAAATAGCAGGTAAACGTAAGGAAACGATGATAACCGCTGGAATGCCTTATCTCAACTACCTACAGAAGGATAAAACTCCTTATACGATTTGTTTGGATAAAGCAATGAGGGAAAAGCTTATAAGTTGTGTAGCTTCCATACACAATAATAAGCTTGCTACCGAATTATTAGCTCCAACCAAACCAAAAGACTTCTTTAGTCATAGAGAAAGCTTTAATGAGGACGTAATCATCTGTGATATTGAACTAGACTTTGAGGATGGAAGTACTATGGTTTTACCATTGAAAGCTAAAATTGATAATTGGTCAATAGACTATGTCAATAAAGTGCTGACACTCAATGATTTGAAAACTACAGGAAAACCTGTAGAGACTTTTCCTGGAAAAGAAGAAATTCAGACAGTAGAAATTGATGGAAATCCAACAGAAATCCTTACCTTTGTAAAAGGGAGTTTTCAAAGTTATCATTATTACAGACAAATGTATATGTACGGTTGGATGCTTTGGCAATATGCAACTGAACATTTGGGAGTTGATAATACATGGAAATTGGCAGTAAACATGATCGTTGTTGAAACGAACAAACCGCATAAGTCACATGTATTTAACGTCGATAAACGTTGGATGAAAGCCGGTAAAGAAGAAATGCAAGAGATTCTTGCACGTATTGCTTATCATGAAATCAATGGTTATGACATAGAAGTTGAGGGAGAGAAATGTGAAATGGTATTTGAAATATGTTAACATTAGCAGAGAAACAGAAAATCTTCGATAACGAGTTCTCTTTATGGGGATGGGATATATCGAATGGTTACAAGTATTTATGCTTGGTCGGAGCGTTATATGAAGCAGCTAAAAAAGGTAACCCTAAAGTAACAGTTTATCAAATCCTTAATAAGATTGATTCAGACTGGAAACCTTATGGTAAGTTGTTCGAGAACACTCATATCCATATAATGTCTCACGTAGGTAGTGAACACTCTGTTGTATATCCTACTTTTGGTTTAACATCACCAAAAGAGATTGTAGCAGAGATTAAGCGCTTACTTGAAACTTGGCTACCCTTCTAGATCTTAATTTTATAATTAGTTTTAAAATGAAGCATGGAAGAAGATGGGCCAATAATTTGGTTAACACAAGACGGTAGTTACATTATCGCCGACAGTGACGAGGGAGAAGATGAAATCATTAGTAATAATGAGTGGATCAAACAACAAGACCAATATCATCCTGCTAAAGACACCAAAGTAGTTAAGACGATTAGTCCTGGTTTCTATGAGATCGGGTATAATCAAGGTAAGTACTGGGCAGAAAGAGTAGGAATTGTTACTGACGAATTAGTACCTTTAAGAGATCCGGAATTAGATGAAATCGCTAGCGAAATCACAAGATTCTGGGAAAAAGCCGACAAGTTCGCCGAAGTAAACATAGTGCACAAACGTGGTATCATGTTATACGGTGGACCGGGTTGCGGTAAAACATCATTTAGTAATATGCTATCCGTAGATGTTATTAAAAATGGTGGTATAGTCTTCCACGTAGAAAGTGCGAACGATTTAAAGATGCTTATAACTTTTGTTAATGAGTACTTTAGAGACATTCAACCAGACACACCTATATTTGTAGTTGTGGAAGATATTGACCAAATAGTGGAACAAAACGAAAGTTTAGTCCTTAATTGGTTGAGCGGTAAAGATGAATTTAATCATTGTGTTATATTAGCAACAACTAATAGAATCGATGATTGTAATGATTTATTACTTAGACCTAGTCGTTTTGACTGGGTAATCCAACTAAAATCGCCGTCAGAAGCGTCTCGTAAACAGTATCTTATTGAAAAGAACATGAACGAAGAATTAGCTGATAAGTGGGTAAAGGACACAAAGGACTTTACGATGGCTCAATTAAAAGAATTATACATAGCGGTTCAACTGTTAGATAATGATTATAAAGCGGTTATAGAGAAGATACAGAAGCAGGAGAAAGCAGTTAAAAACTCAACATTTACACCAAAGAGAAAATCTATAGGATTTGGCTCTTAAAAGTTGGTAGTTTAAGATATTAATCGTATCTTTGTATCAACAAACAATCAATAAGAACTAATAAATTTAATAAGACAAACAAAATGGCAAATTTAATCGTAAAAACAGGAAAAGGAACATCTAAACAATTAGCAGCTGAGAACGCAGGAATTGACTTCGAATTAGTGAAATATGACTCAACAGCAGCTTTCAAGAAAGCAGCCGAAGAAGATAACTTCGATTTAGAAGGTTTCGCTAAATCTCAAATCAAATCTCGTGCTAAAGACGTTGCCGGTGTTGGTTTCGCAATCACTAAAGTTTCAGGTAAAGCTGACACTCGTGAAAGACCTTATGATGAAGAAGTGGTAATCACTAAATCTGCTCGTAAGTACAAAACTACATACGCAATCGTTAAAGGTTTAGAGCGTGGTACTACTGACTTAACTAACGGTACTATCGTTGGTTTCGCAGAAGACAAATCAGCGGCTCGTAAACAAGCAAAATTGTTCGTAACTGAAAACAAAGAACGTGTTGATATCTTCCCAATGAAATTAGTTTCAGAAGGTGAAGCTGTTGCAGCTCACGTTGACTATGCTCCATCAGCTGGTACAACTGAAGGTGAATACGTTTTCTTCATGTTAGCGGCATAATAACCTTTTCCTCCCTAATAAACCTCGTTCTAGCAATGGAACGAGGTTTTCTTATTTTATCAGATTTATATTAAGTAAAGATCGAACGTGAAAGGAAGATGCGAATATGAATAATGATGAAAATGGTAAATGTCGATTAAAATTAAATCCTGTTCCCCTGGAACTAAGATTGAGTCTGTTCTAAACGATCAGGCACTTCTATGTTTCTTTAGAACGGATGAAGTAAACAAATATCTAGACGACTATGATGCAAGAAGTTTGAATGATACTGGCGCTTATATTGGCTATTCCACAGATCCAAGTGTAAGACCTACTACGTATAGTGGTGAGTCTACTACGGAAGATTCCGGTGGTGTACAAGATCGAATTAAAGATCACAGATTAAGCAAGCCTTTATTAACTAATTTCATGGTGCTTTTAAATAGCACTGTTGATGGTCATAGAAAGCTAGAAGGTAGTACCTTTAAACTGTTAGAACATTTGTTTAAATGTATGCTTACATACGCCAGTAAAAGCGATGTAATGAATATAAAGAGAACAGGTGGTTCCGTTAGTCCAGAAGTTTATCAGAAGATTATATGTCCTCTATTAGTAGACCTTAAGTATTCTACTGATAGTATATTATATAACCTGTTAACTCCGAGTATAGACACTCCGTCCTTTACTAAGGACAGTAAGAGATTCGTTAATAATGACGATGGACTTACACAAGTGTATTTAAAAGATAATATAATCTTGAAGCATTCGCATTTTAGATTTCCACATAGACAGATTAGAGAAAGCAATGACTGCTTTACTTTATTAACTTCTCTTATTAACTCTGGTATATGTATACCTTATGTTTATGAAAGTGAAGTAGTTATGAAGTTTATAGTAGATACTAATTTGAACGAAACTCACGTAATTAATACTAGTCAAAAGAGAGACTTTGTAATTAATGAAAGATTGCTAGTCAATCTAATGGGTTCTAGAACTGACTTCACTAAGTCTTTTAAATAACTAATGGAAATAACAATACAAGAACTACTAGGCGGGCAGGCAACTCTTATAAAACAAAAAGAGTATCTATCTGCAAGAGAATATGCAGAACCGTTCATTGATAAAATGAGCAAATTTACAGAGGACTTCAGAATACAAGTGAAACTTGCTGATCAATTATCTGTTAAAGACGACAAACACATCGTTTATAATAGAGTATGGATACAAGCTGTACTTCCTGAGGAACAATGTATCGAAAACCACGATGAAGTAATCAGTTTACTGTACGGATTAGACATTCGTAAACCAGTTGCTAAATTATATCGTGGTTATTTAAACAGGGCTTGTACCAATTTATGTGTATTCAATCCTCAATGGCTTGAGTTACAAGAAATGCAACCCGAACAAGCGTTAGACTATACTAGCATTATAGATCTTATGCAGCAAGCTAATGACTTTAAAAAGCGAATTGAATATATGAAAACTAACTTCATTCCTAATGATTCTATAAAGGATAATTTAGGAAAGTGGGTAGATTTCTCTTTAACGCAAACACATCACAACGGTGTGCATGCGACTAAGCTTTCTCCTACGATGTGCGTTGATGCATATAAGTCTGTTTACTTGGATCCTAAATCGGATTACTTTGTAGACAGTAACGTAGAAGAATCTTCTCTATTCAATGTTTATAATGCGTTTACTCAAGTTATCACTGACGACAGTAGAGACATTATGAATAAGTTTGAAAAGACTCTATTGATCAATAACCTTTTAGGCGTAGGATAATGTTAGATAGAGATTTTCTAATTGAATCTTTACCAGACATGGATAAGGATTTACTGATAGACAAACTTATCGGTCTAAGTGACGAAATCTTAGAAGTAATCTTTCCAGAATATTTGTTACATGAATGTAATAACTGTAATAGTAACTTCTCTGATTGGGAACTTGATCGCGATGGTAACTGTAGTGAATGTGCTGAATGGCAAGAGAATCGTGCTACTTGCGAAAGGTGTTGGGATGAATTTGAATGTGCAGAACTTGATGAGCATAGTCATTGTATAGACTGTATGGATGCAACAGATGAGAATGATAAAGACGAAGAAGAAGAATAAGTGAGTATATTTGATAAAAGAACATTAGTATTTCCGTATGAGTATCCAGATGTTGTACCGTATGGCGAAGCAGTACAGCATTCTTATTGGTTATTCTCGGAGTTTGATTTCAGTAATGATATTCAAGACTATAAAACGAAAATAACAGATAGAGAGCGTACCGTTATTAAGCGTGCCATGTTGGCAATTTCCCAAATCGAAGTGGCTGTGAAGTCATTTTGGAAGAAAGTAGGAGACAGGTTTAAGAAACCAGAAATTGATGATGCAGGAGTTATCATGGCCGAATCAGAAACTAGACACCAAAGATTTTATTCTAGGTTGCTAGTTGAGTTAGGCTTACAAGGCGAGTTTGCGGAAGCACTCAAAGTACCTGAAATATTGGGAAGAGTAGCCTATCTTGAGAAATATTTGTCTAATTCTAAGTCTACGGATGAAGAATACGTTAGGCATTTAATTCTATTTACTTTATTAATTGAGCGAGTATCTCTATTTGCACAGTTCTTAATTATAAAGCTTTTCAGAAAAGAAAAGAATATGTTCATAGACATAGAGTCTGGTATTAACGCAACCCAAAAGGAAGAGTTGATCCATGCTATGTTCGGTTCTTACTTAATCAATATGGTTAAGAAAGAGTTTGCCGAGTGGTTTACACCAGAATTGTATGCCATGATTAATGAGGTTTGTTTAAAAGCCTATGAAGCCGAATGCGAAATAGTAGAATGGATATTTGATCGTCAAGACCTCGACTTTATTACTAGAGCCGAGATTAAAGAGTTTATTAAGTTAAACATTAATGAATCTCTTGGTATGATCAATATTAATCCTCTATTTGACGTGAATTGGGATAAGTTAAGCAGATGCGAATTTTTTATAACTGAGATATACGCTTTCGTTAGAAATGACTTCTTTAACAGTAAGTCGGCTAACTATGCCAAGCGTAATAAATCAGTTAGCGCAAACGATTTATTTTAATGTATAACACTTATGAACCTTGGTATTGGTTAAATACCGAAAGCGTTAAATTTCTAAGAAACGGATATATCGACGAAGGTGTAGATATAATTGAACACTTTAAAGGGTTAGGACACAAGGCTGAAAAGATCCTTCGTAGACCTGGCTTTGCGGACAAGTTTAACAGCTATCTGTCTAGAGGTTTCTATTTATTACCTACTCCAACTATTACAAACTTCTTATCTAAAACTGATGCAACTGTTAGTTGTTTTGGTTCTGTTATCCCCGATTCTATCGAGGGTATTATGGATACGAATGCTGAAATAGGTACTATGTCTCAGATAGGTGGTGGTACTTCTGGTACTTTACACCAATTAAGATCTAGAGGTACAGTAATTGGAGACGGGCCTTTCACTACGTCTGGTGCTCCATCTTTCATGCCTATTTATCAAGCAACTGTTAATGCAGTTTCGCAAAAGAATAGACGTGGTCACTTTTGTCCTACATTACCGATTGAGCATCCAGATGCTGATGAGTTCTTGGACTTTAGAAGCGAAGGCAACGTAATTCAGCATTTATCTTTCTCTATCTCTGTTACGAGAGAATGGATTAAAGAGATGAAAGCTGGAGATGCTGACAAGCGTAAACTTTGGGCTAAAGTTATCAACTCTAGAATGTCTACCGGATTTCCGTATATACATTTCTATGATAACGTTAACGATGCTAGACCTCAATGGTTTAAAGATAAAGATCTAAAGATACATCATTCAAACATGTGTCAAGAAATTAGTCTTTATAACACAGAGGATGAATCGTTTACTTGTGTATTAGGTTCTTTGAACTTACTACATTGGGATGAAATCATTGACACTGATGCTATTAAAACATTAGCTTACTTTATTGATGCTACTATTACTGACTTCTTAGACAAAGTTAAACATATTAAACATATGCAGAAAGCCGTAAGGTTTACTGAAAGAAATAGAGCAATCGGTATCGGAGTTAGTGGTTACCATAGTTATCTGCAAAGTCTAGGAGTTCCTTTCGACTCTCTTGAAGCTAGAAACATTAATGTTAATATCTTTAAGGAATTAGAAAGACAATCTGTTGAAGCTAGTAAGCATGCAGCTATTGAATTGGGTGAACCTGAATTGTTGAAAGGTTATGGCAGACGTTGGTCTACAACTAATGCATTAATGCCCAATACTTCATCTGCATTTATTGTAGGTCAAGTTTCTCAATCAATTGAACCTTATGTTAATAACTATTACGTAAAAGATGTGGCTAAAAACAAAATCGAAATAAAGAATCCTTATTTACAGGAAATCTTAGCCGAGTACGGCAAAGATACTAAGGATACTTGGTTATCTATTTTAAAGAATGAAGGTTCTGTTCAACATCTTAAGTTCTTAACGGACAAAGAAAGAGCAATCTTCAAAACATTCTTTGAGATCGAACCTAACGAAATCATTATTCAAGCATCACATAGACAGAAATTCATAGATCAAGGACAAAGTCTTAATCTAATCTTTCATGAAGATGAAACGGTTAAGAAGATTAACGACGTAATCTTAAAAGCTGAAAGTATGGGTATAAAGAACTTATATTACCATATTGCAGAGAGTTCTGCTCAAGCTTTTACTAATAAGATTGCAGCTTCACAATGTGAAAGTTGTGCATCATAGATGATCATATGATAAATGTTAATATGTTAATGTAAATGAATTTACTAGTAATAAAGGCAGACACTAATGATGCAGATTATATTCACTCTTTACGTGAAAATGTAAACAGTGCAGATTTAGCAGCTATTAAACGTGTTTGGGCAGTAGTGAGTAAATATGAAGGTGATTATAACTGGGGACATTCTGAATACACAGATCCTGCTGATGATCCTTTCAAAGTCTACAAAGATGTCTTGTCTGCAAATGACATAGACACCATGAGTTGCTATGCGCCTTACGGTGAACATGGAATCCATACTATCGAATCCGTAACTATTTACGAGTTTACTAATAAAATAGAACTATGATAGAAGTAGTATTAGTATTTAGAAGAGATGATGAAAGGTTAGAAGAAGCTAGAAAGGCTATATCTGATTTGGTTGCCGCCAATGACGACGTAACTGATCCTGTTCAATACAATCTAACATCATCTAAATTTCTAGAGAAACGTACAGCAGGTTCCTTACTTGCACGTCATGCGACATTCAACACGCCCTTAATCCTATTCAGGAAAGAGGGCGTTGTTGTTAGAGCACTATATGACGAGGAAGTAAAAGATACAGCTGATTATCCTAAGATGTTATTTGATAAACTTAAAGAAGCCAGAAATGCAATACCTGTTATTGAAGACGTATACGAAGACTTTGAAGACTGAGGTAGGTAATACCTATCATTTGATTCAAAAAGACAGTTACAATAGCTTATATTTGAGTGGCTTTAAGGTTACTTCAAATGAGAATTTAGTAGACAACTATCGAAATCGTGCAGCTAAAGTAGAAACTTACTTAGTAGCTTTCTTAGGAGAGCCAGTAAAAGAAGCTAAAGTTGACGATTACTACATCATACGTGACGAAGTAGTAAGGTGTGTTAGTGTTGATAAACATATTTATGTGAATGAAGCTGGTCAGTACTTTCAAGATGAGTACGGCAGTAAATTCCACATTGTTTACAGTAATCTATATGTACCGCATAATGGAGTACACTCTTTTAGCGATAGAGGTTATTATAAACAAATAGGTAAAGAATTCCCTATAAATAGTTTAGTAGACGCGCTCAATTACACTTTACCTAAGACTGAATCTTATATTTACAGGATAGCTAAAGGTGAACAGGATATAGAAGAAGTTTTCTTTACACCTGATTTCAAGTCAATAGATGATTATGAAGAGTTCCGGCCAATACAGGCTTGTGAGATAGATGCTCGATTTGATTGCGAATAATCCTATATAAACTTGAAATTTAACGAATTCCAACCACTTGCAGTGGTTACAAAGGCTCCACTAGGAAGCCAAATATTAGACAGTGTTCACATGGTATTGGGTATGGCTACTGAAATTGCTGATGAATTACCAGACGCTTTAGCTAACGATGACTTTGTCAACGTCGGTGAAGAACTGGGTGATTGTCAATGGTATGAAGCCGGTTATGCTGATACATGGGGTTTAGTTGTAAATGAAGAATTTACTTTTAAACCAGAAGAATATCTAGATTTAGATCCTATGAAGACTATTGCTCAAATGCAAGACTTGGATAAAAAAGAGTTAGCTTACGGTAAGATTGCACCTATTGAGGAGCGTCAACGTTTGATTAACAAAATACACTACGAAACTGAAGCTTTAGCTTTCGGCTTGGGTATTGACATGGATGTACAACGTTTCAAAATCATACAAAAACTTAAAGCTCGTTTCGGTGCAAAGTTCAATGCTCACGGTGCTATAAATCGTAATCTTGATGTTGAGAGGGCTATATTAGAAAGTAACCAGTAATTTGGTATTCTAACTTTATCTTCGTATATTGCAGTTCATTAATTTAAGAACTGTAAATGCCAAGAGACAGAAAAAACCCAGCAACACGCAAGATTCGTAAAACCGAAATTGCATTTAACTGCACATTAACCGCTGAACAAAAGGAAGCTAAAGCTATTGCTCTAGACAACCAAGTGGTTATCTTCACAGGTAAACCGGGTACAAGTAAAACATTTCTAAACTGTAACATTGCTTTAGATTTGTTAATCAGTAATCGAGTAGGAAAGATTCTAGTAACTAGACCGACTGTAATAGTAGGTAGTGGTGAAGGAATGGGTTTCTTACCAGGTGAAGCGTTCTCCATGAAGGAAGGAAAGATGGGACCTTATTTAACACCTATTCTTCAAGCTATGATCGACCTCAAAGGAGAGGCAACAATCATGAAAATGCTTGAGAATAATGAGATTGAGGTTGCTCCGATTGACTTCGTGAGAGGCAGAAACTTTAAAGATTGTGTCGTAATAGTAGACGAAGCACAAAACTTAAACGTGGATCAGTTGAAAGCACTGACTACACGTATTTGTGAAAATGCTAAGATGCTATTTACATGTGACGTAAACCAAGTGGATTTGAAAGCAAAACATACATCGGCTGCAAGATTCTTCGAGAAGATTGCTAGCTTGAAGGGGGTGGAGATGGTAGAATTACACGAAAACTTCAGATCACCATTAGCTATAGAGATTATGGAAATGATTGATCGCGAAGCCGCTAGAGAGTTAAATCTCTAACATTAAATTTAATAAAGGCCGATATACTTAATTGTGTATCGGCCTTTTCTTTTTATGGAAATTAAGGGCGTAGAAATAGACTTAAAAGAAATAGGAATATCATTTACACCTAACGATGAACAATTACAAGCTCTGGATCATTTAATTGATTTCTTGCAAAGTGATTGTTTAACAACTGTTTTAAGTGGAAGTGCTGGAACTGGTAAAACTAGTATTATTAAGATTCTTCTAGAATATATCAAGAAGACTAGTAAAATCAATGTTACATTAGCCGCACCTACACATAAAGCTAAAATGGTATTAAGCAGATTATCCAACGACGATAATGCCTTTACTTTACATACCTTATTGAAACTAAGACCTAACATGGATATTCTTGAATTCGATGCAAATGATTTGCAATTCATGTTTAAGAATGCAGCTAATCTATTTGACTACGAAGACGATTTAATTATCGTTGACGAAGGTTCAATGATACCTGATCCACTTTATGACTTAGCTATACAATGTATGAAACGTATGGGTAAAATGATCTTCTTAGGAGATATGGCTCAGATACAACCCGTTAAGCAGGGTAAACTATCCAAAGTGTTTAGTAGCACAGACTACCCAGGATTTAACTTAACTAAAGTCGAGAGACAAAAGAAAGAAAGCCCGTTAGTAGAACCGTTATTAATATTACGGGATAGAAGCTTAAAAACATTCAAATCAGCCACTTTAGATGGAAATGGATTACTAGTACACAAAAGTCCAAAAGACTTCGCACGTGAACTAAAAGAATCATTACCATCGTTAAAGGAGTTAGTCAAGAGTCCGTTTAAAAACAAATCTATTTGTTGGACAAACCACAGAGCAGGTCAATTAAATCAATTGACTAGAAGACTTTTAGGTACATTCGGTTCAGTAATCGAAACAGGAGAATTAGTAATGGCACACGACTCTTTCACTAGAAATGAGCAGCCAATACTCTATAACGGTAGTGAATACGTAGTTGTAGGTATGAAATACGGTACGCAACAATTACCTTATTTCTCTAAAGTTCCTGGTTACCACTTAAGACTGCTTGATACGGTTGATGCAAAGAACAAAGGTTCTTTAGAATGTATATCGAATGTGTTTCTATTAGATCCTAATATGGCTCCAGATCTATTTGGTAGACTGGTTCATACTTATGAGAACATGAGACTTACAGCAGTTGAATCTAGAGGTTACTCGAAGAAGATATGTTGGAAATGTTTTCATGAACTTCATCAGTCTTTCATAACTCCATCTGATATGGTATATCAAGGAAGAGTTGTTAGAAAAAAGAGTATTGATTACGGTTATGCAATAACTGTACATAAGTCGCAAGGAAGTACATACGAAAACACATTTATAGATATGAAGGATATATTGCTATGTAGACAAGATGATGAATTACGTCAACTTCAATATGTAGCAGTTTCACGAGCCAGTAAAATGGTTCATTTGTTGAATTAAAATGAATAAAGTAATATATCTTGCTGGTGGAATGAAATCTAATTGGCAAGACAAAGTAATAAATAGTCTGAATGAACCATTTAGACCCTTATTTCGTTTCTACGATCCTTCTAAACACGGGTTAAGCGAACCCGATCAATACACCTTATGGGATTTGAACGGTGTAGAAAAGTCTGGTGTTTTATTAGGTTACATGGAAGCTGATAATCCTTCTGGATACGGATTAGCTTTAGAAATAGGTTATGCTAAAGCTTTAGGTAAAAAAATCATCTTAGTTGATGAACGTTCTACTACAGATTCTGTATTTCAAAAACGATTTGATATGGCAAGAAGTTGTGCAGATGTAATCTGTAACTCTTTAGAAGATGCTATATTGTTATTAAAATCTTTTCAATGACCTTATATCAACTAACAAGTAAATTACAAGCTATAATTGATAGAGAACCTTCACGAGGTAAACTTGAAGTTTATGTATATTTTACTGATCTTGAGGACACTTATGACGGTTTTAGAACACCTCAACCTATCTTACTTGTAGATAATTCAGTTTCTGATCGTATTGACATTAATATATGATGATGCAAGGTCAAACAATACTTCTGTATAAAAACCAAGTAACTCTTGAATTGTTTTTAGATGAAGATTTAAAAGCTAAAATCTATCCTGACGGGGAAGGCTTCGGTAGTATTACAGTAGAAAGTACTACTAATAAAGAGGACTACTATGCTGATAATCTTAAGTATTTTACTTCTTTCGATACCGATAAGGATAGACGTAAAGAAGTAAAGAAGGATTTGAAGAAACTAGATCAATTTTACAAAGGAGTTCTGAAAGACATTGATCATGTGTTTAGAAGAGCTTATGAACTATTTAACTACAAACCGTGAGAGAAATTTTCAGGGCACTTGTTGGAAGCCAAGCATATGGGACTGCAACTCTATCTTCCGACTTTGATTACAAGGGAGTTTACGTACAGCCGATTATGGATATTCTATGCAATGGTTACAAACCTCAAGTAGAAGTAGGAAAAGACGACACCTCATACGAGGTTCGTCGTTTCTTAGAGTTAGCTCAATCAGCTAATCCTACAATACTAGAATTGATATTTATGCCTAGCGATAAGATTATTCTCATGAAGCCAGAATTTGAAATTATACGTGATGCACGTTATAGTTTCTTATCTAAGGAATGTAGAAACTCTTTTGGTGGTTACGCTGTTGCTCAAATTAAAAAGGCTAAAGGTCTTAATAAGAAAGGTAATATGGAGAAGGAGAGAGTGGAACGTAAGACACCTTTAGACTTTTGTTACGTTTATCGTATGAGAGGAGAACCTATTGGAAATGGTGAAAGTGATTTTATAAGTCCATCTAGTCCTGTAAAGTTGACCGAAATCTTTATTAAGTATGGAAACGTAGAAAAGATAGCTGGACTAAGTAAATTAGAACATTTAAGAAATGGTTATCTGTTATGGTTACCACAAAAAGATGTTGAGTTTAAGGGATTACTCAATTCTAATGGCGATACTTTACTAGTGTCACAAATACCTAAAGGTATTAAACCTTGGTACTATTTATACTTTAATATAGAAGCTTATCAGGTACACTGTAAAGAATACGCTTCGTATCAAACTTGGCTAAAAGAACGCAATGTTGCTAGATATGTAGACTTTGAAAACCATGGTCAATTAATTGACGGTAAGAATATGCTTCATTGTGTACGCTTATTAGATATGGCTAAAGAAATAGCTAAGAACGGAGAATTAACAGTTCGTCGTCCTAATGCTGATTATCTACTTTCTATTCGTAGAGGTGAAGTTAACTTACAATCTATTATTGATAAGTGTGAGGACGATATTGTAGAGTTAGACGAATTATACGAGAAGTGTTCTTTGCCTGATAAATGCGATAGGAACTTTGCTGATAATTTATTAATGGACATTAGACAAATACAACTAGGACAATGGATGGCAGGTCAATAGATGATTATTATGAAAACAAATTATATCTAAACGATTGACAAATCAAATAACAGCAAAAGTATTGCTTGACAGTGTTAACGAGCACGGTCATAGAATGACTACATTCGTAGTTAAATTTCCAAGATACATTTTAGCTGAACTAAATACACACAGAGCGCTCAGCAAGAACTCAGCATCATCTAGAGCTAAACCTTTCAAGACTATGTTAGGTCTTGTAGAAACTGATCCTTTTATTCCTGTACAATGGATGAAAGATCATAAAGGTATGCAAGGTGCAGAATATTTCGATGAAGAAACCATGGTTCATCCTTATAGTAATTTTTTCAGTTTAGATGACGATTTGGGAGATCCTGTAATTGCTAAAGTTACAGAGGTTTTAGAAGAATGCTGGCTTGACGGTAGGAACTCCGCAGTCGCTATAGCGGAAGCTTTAGCTGAACATGGATTAACTAAACAAATTGTTAATCGTGTGTTGGAACCTTTCATGATGCATGAGGTAGTTCTAACCGGTACTGAATGGGAGAATTTCTTTGCTTTACGTTGTCCTCAGTACGAAGTAGACTATGTTAGAGATTTAAACAATAAACTGTTTGATGCTCCTTCTAGAAGTAGAAAAGACGCAATTGAGAGAGAACCTCGATTAGCTAAATTCACTGATTTACAGTGGCGTATGTTAAACACAGGTATGGCTGATATCCATATTATGGATTTAGCTGAAGCTATGTGGGATGCTTACGGTGAGTCTCTACCTAAACAACTTGTCGGAGGTGAATGGCATATGCCGTATACTGATGATATCAACTTAGAAGATTTCTATCGTTTCTTAGTGAATGAAGGTCTTATAAGTGATCAAGTATGGGAAGGTACTCCTTATGAGTTAATGTTACCTTATTTGCTTAAGGTATCTGCTGCAAGGTGTGCTCGTATTAGTTACAAAACCTTTGGTGAAGGTTCTAAAATCGATTGGTTAGCAGATATCAAATTACATGATAACCTGTTAACATCAGCTCCTATTCACGCTTCACCTGCCGAACATCAAGGTAAAGCGATGACTAACGATGACTTAGATAATTATTTAGTAATTGAGGCCGGTGTAACTACTATTGGAGTTTGCCGCAACCTACGTGGCTTTGTTCAATATAGAACATTGCTAAACAATGATACAATGCGATAATGGGAAAAGGAGCAGAAATCTTTTTAAGCGGAGTGTTCGATGCAATATTGAACAAACGCGAATATGCCTTTGAAGACTTATATAGGGCTAAATACGGAGTATACCCTTCGTATGAATTAAACAAACAATTTAAAGCTATTGTTGAAGAAATGCCAAGACCTTCAGACGATACTTCTTACGAATCTAGTTACGTATCTGAAGACACTTCTTATAGTTACCAATAATGACTAATAAAGAATTTATAGAGAAAGTAACAGCTTTATTCGATCCAGCGGACATGTTTGAACAAGACAGTTTTGTGGATAGTTACAATAATAGCAAAGAAGTACTTACAGAAATAGAGGAGCTTGAAATAATGGAAATTCGTAAAGAATTTACAAAATGGGGAACTCCAGAACGTCAAGCTCAAGTAGCGAGAATAAGAGAAATAGAAAACGTAGCTTTAACGAGAGTTTGTGGTGAACTAGGTGCTCCTGTTACAGTTCACGAAGAAGGTGGAGGAGAAGGAGAAGGAGAACATGTTGAACTTGTTATTCATTTTCCTCTAATTGATCGTTATGCTTTAGCTCATGCATCTTATTATTCTCATCACGGTATTGACTATTGGCAAGAATGGCAAGAATGCAAACCACAAGAAGTTACTATAACACAATATGTTACAATTACCGATAAAAAATAATAAATATCTACTAGTTGGGTCTTATGCTATGTGCATGAGACCTTCTAGAGATATTGACGTGATTTGCTATGAAGCTGATCTTGAATGCGAGTATAAACGTTTAGACGAATATACTGGTGTTTTTCATTTAAATGGTGTACAAGTTGAATGTTTATTTGCCGATAAACAAGAAAGCTTAGCTTATGCTTTAGCTCATGAAAGAGGAGTTGCAAGTACTAATCTTTTATATGCTTTAAAAGCAGGACACATACACTATCCTAGTAAAGGATGGGAGAAGCATATCTTAGATTATCATATCTTACGAGGACTTTTAGAGAAGTGGGAAAAGATAGGTAGAATGAGTCTTGATGCTTTCATCAAATTACATAAGAAGTCCACTGCTGAAAGGTTAGGTAAACAAAGACTTCCTAAACTTAAGAACGTAACTAAAGAACAATTCTTTGATGATTTTGTTGAGAAACATTATGATCATGATGATATCCATCAATGGTTTGCTCATAAAGAGAAACCTATGTATTCTTATATGCAACCTGATCCTAGTAAAGTAGACTGTTCCAAAGAAATGTGGGAAGACTTTGACTACTGGGACAAGGTTAAATGCGTACAAGAAGAATGTTACGTAATTGCATCTGAAAGACACTTGATTCCACAAGCAAAAGGGAAAGTTAGTCGTATGGATAGCGAGGGTGCTTTTAAGTGGGCACTGATGCGCGTCTGTACTACTTTGTGTAGCGGTTGGTTTAGAGATTTTGCGGTAGAGAACTACTTCACCATTCTTAATAACCGTAATCGTAATTATCCACAAATCTTAAACCAACATATCAATGCATGAGTTAGAATTTTTAAATAGGTTGGAAGACATTGCATTCGATATGTTCATGCTAGCATGTGAAGATTGCTTAGACGTTTTAAGCTATAAAAACAAGGAAGCATGCGATTTATTCAGTAAAGAAATAAAAGCATATACTGCAGACGAGTCTTTTGATAAAATAATTGATCGTTGTCTAGAGTTAGAACTAGGAGATCTAGGTGTTCCAAAGATTGTTTACAGTTTTGAAAGTGAGAATCACGGAGTAGCTGAAATTGTATTATTCTTTCCTTTACATGATTACCATGTACGAAGTAAAGGTCACGTCAATCTTAAAAGTAATAATAACTATGAATGCGCTTACGTATGGACTGATTGGGAACTAGTGAAACCTGTAAAAGTTACTAAAATAGAATACTTAGCAGCAAGTGAAATAAAGCCTGCAGATAAACGTTCTAAGTTTTACGACTTTGAAGAGGACATGATGTGATAAAATTAGTAACAAGAAAGACGTTTGCTATCAGAGAATCTGGCAGATCTACAGACTTTATATCTCCATCTTTTGGCTTTGGTTGTTTGTATGATTGTACTTATTGTTACATGAAAAGACATAGACCGGATAAATCTGTAGATATAGCTAAGAATACTGGCGATATTCTTACTGCTATAAACGATCATGCTACATGGTTACCTAAACGTGAACCTAATCAAACTGATCCTACTTATTACACTTACGATATTAGTTGTAATGAAGACTTTGCACTTCATGCAAAACATCATAATTGGAAACGTATATTTCAGTTCTTTATGGATAACGATAGAATTAAGGGTTCATTTGCTACTAAGTATGTGAACCCTAATCTATTAGAGTTTGATCCTAAAGAAAAGATAAGGATCAGATTTAGTCTAATGCCACAAGTAATTGCAGACAAATTAGAACCTAATACTTCTAAGATTATTGATAGAATAAAAGCTATTGATGATTTCATAGAAGCAGGTTATGAGGTACACATCAACTTCTCCCCGATTGTAGTATATGAAGATTGGCTTAAAGACTATGCCGATCTATTTCGTTTAGTAAGTGAAAACGTAATATACAAGGATGAAGTACTATGTGAGTGTATCTTTTTAACTCATAATGCGTCAAAGCATATTGCTAACTTAGAAAGTGGCAAACAAGGTGAGAACCTACTTTGGACTCCTAGTATACAGGAGAACAAGACAAGTCAGTACGGTGGTAATAATATCCGATACAAGCATGAATTGAAGTCTAAATATATAACACAATTCAGAGAGCTACATGATGAAATTATACCGTGGAACACAATACGTTATATATTTTAACAACCAAGCAAACGAATGATATCAGCAATGGTTCAAACAGATGGTTACAAACTAGACCATCGTAGGCAGATGCCTAAGGAAATTATATTCCAACTTAACAACGCTACTCCTCGTAATACAAGGAGAAAAGGAGTTAAGAACATAGTTTGGATAGGAACTCAATATTTAATTAAAAAGTATCTCATTAGAAACTTTAATGATACTTTCTTCAATGTTGCTAAACCAATTGCGGTTGCAAACTTTAGAAGAGTATTGGATTCTTATCTTCCTGGTAATACAATCGGTACTAAACACATCGAAGATTTACATGATTTAGGTTATTTACCTATTGAAGTAAGAGCTTTACCAGAGGGAGAATTAATACCTTACGGTGTACCTCCTATTACTTATTTCAATACAAATGAGAAATTTGTATGGTTAGTGGGTTACTTAGAAACTTTAATCTCATGTGTCTTATGGCAACCATCTACGTCTGCAACTACAGCGTATGAGTTCCGTAAGATGTTAACTAAATGGGCTATTAAAACTACAGGTAACGCAAACGGAGTTAAGTACCAAGGTCATGATTTCTCTATGAGAGGTATGCCAGGTCCAGAAGCAGCAATGACTAGTGGATTTGGTCATGCAACTTCTTTTATCGGTAGTGACACAGTACCTGTAATATCTTTTGCCGAAGATTTTTACAACGCTAATGCAGAAAGAGAAGTAATTATTCAATCTGTAGCTGCAACTGAACACTCTGTAATGTGTTTAAACATTGGTTTGTTTATCTTCAATAAGTACGAAGGTAATTGGGAACGTGTAGGTGATGCAGAGTTTGATACATTTAAACGTATTATTTTAGAGGTTTACCCTAAAGGAATCGTTTCTATTGTATCTGATACTTTCAGTTTATGGCGTGTATTAGAAGAGTTCTTACCTCAACTAAAAGAAGAGATTCTTGCTCGTGAGGGAACTATTGTAATTCGTCCTGACAGCGGTGATCCTGTCTTAATCTTAACAGGTTATGTTGAAAGTAAAGATCTTGATCATACTAATTGGTTTCAGCTTAAAGATGGGGAATTTTATAAAGACGCTTTAGCAGCTGATTATCTAATTAAGAATAAGTTGATAAGCAGCACTACTTATACAGAAACTATAGGAGTCGTTGAATCATTATGGAACACATTTGGAGGATCAATCAGTGAACAAGGTTACAAATTACTTAATCCTAAAATTGGTACTATCTATGGTGATGGTATTACTTATGAACGCGGTAACGCTATATGTGATCGTCTGCATCGTAAAGGTTTTGCGTCTACTAATTGGGTTGCCGGTTTAGGTTCATTCACTTATCAGTACACAACACGTGATACTGATGGATGGGCTATTAAAGCGACTTACGGTGAAGCAAGACTAGAAGATGGTACTATCATGGAGATACCTGTATTCAAAGATCCTATTACTGGTGACGGTAGTAAGAAATCTGCTAAAGGTAGACCTTCCGTATTTAGAGCACCAGAAGGTCCTTATTACCTTAAAGACCAGTGTACATTAGAAGAATGGGAAGCATCTTTACATGAACCGGTATTCAGAAATGGAAAGATTCTAAAAGAGACTTCTCTATCTGTTATTAGATCTATAGTCGATCAAAACTTAGAAAAGGAATTAGCATGTCAGGAATCCTAATAATAGCTTTTATTATTTTAGTAATAGGGTTAACAGGAAACGAACGTAAGTATCCTCGTTGGATTGATCATAACGATTATCCATATTAATTATGAGTATTTTATTAGTAGCGTTTGTAATCCTAATCCTTTGGGAGATTATTGAGAACAACAATGACAATACGCCACCGGGATTCGGAGCGTTAGCTTAATAAACAGTCGAAAAAGGGTTAACAGTAGACTATAAATGCCACCCAGTAACCCCGAAACACCCAAAGCCGAAAGGTGAGTACGCTGTTAGGTGGCTTTTTAAACATATGCAAAAGTATCTAGTAACTAAAACTGAATACTATTACGATGGACACGGAGAAGCGGGAGAAGGTATGACTAAAAAGTTTATATCTGAATCTCCTATCTTCGATATTATACCTAACGGATCTGAATTTTTCGGTTCGTATTGTGATATAGAAGACCTTACCGCTAAGAATCTAATAGAATATAAGATAGATAAAGATACGTATATGGAAATGGATGGTTACATTGAAGATTCAACAGATGCGAGTCTGTATGCTCAAGATGGTTACCATACTACTTCTACAACGTATACTTTCGAAAAAGTTGAAGATAATGCAGTCGTCACTCTATTGAACATAATAGAAGCGTATGAAGCAATCTAAGTTAAAGGAGAAAGTGAATGAAGTATATTTGCCGATGTACGGTCATTCAATTTATACAGTTATCAGTACTGATCTTATTAAGTCTCGTAAGAAACGATATAAGATTCTAGGTCACGATAACGACTTAGACGGTTACACAGGCTTGTTTTCTAGCAACGGTGGTCACGATGGTTTTATATTCTTAGGACCTGACGCTGATGCAGAAGTCATAGCTCACGAAGCTTTCCATGCTGTTTGTTACATAATGAACCATATTGGTACAATATTATGTGATGAATCTGAGGAATGTTTTGCATATCCGTTAGGTTACCTTGTTGGTAGCATAACTAAATTTATTAAATCAAACAAGAAATACTTTAAAGATCATGCTAAATCTAAATCTAGCGTATCCAAGCAGAAGTGATATAAAGTTCACTATTAAGACCTATACTGATAAGACACAAGATCTTATGTTACAACCTGGTTTCGACGTAGATCAACCTGTAACTATTAAGAGCTATATGCATGGTATGGAAGACTTGGGTTTAATTGTTTGTGCCGCTAAGGCATTAAAACGATTGAAAGTGAAAAACGTATCGTTATTCGCTCCTTACATTATGGGAGGTAGAGCTGATAGACAATTTGTTGAAGGAGGTACTAGTTACCTCGTAGACGTAGTTGCACCTATTATCAATAGTCTAAATTTCGATGAAGTGATTACTATTGATCCACACTCAACTGTTACCGAAGCTGTTATTAATAATATAGTAGTACAAACATGTCACGAAATGATTGTGACGTGTATTCACGAAGGTCCTGATGATGTACAACATGTTATCATTTCACCAGATGCAGGAGCAATGAAGAAATGCTACGCTATTGGCGAGAAATTAGGGTTACCTGTATATTGTGGTACTAAGTATCGTAATGTAGTTACAAATGAAATCTCTAATAGTAATATCGTAATTCCAGAATATAATGGAGCTAGAGACTTTATTATTGTTGATGATATTTGTGATGGAGGTAGAACTTTCTTAGATTTAGCCGCAGCTATCAGACCTCAAATGAAAGCTGGTGATGAATTATCTTTAGTAGTAACTCACGGTCTTTTCTCTTACGGTACTGAGAAGTTAGTAAAAGAATTCAGTGGAGTGTATTGTACTAATTCAGTAAACTCAGAGAAAGAGGACGTTAACGTAACAGACATATTTTAATGATATTATTACACGTAGAAATACAAAACGAGGGACAAAGGAAACGTAGAGTTACTTTGAATCCCAATCACATATCCAGCTTTGTGGAACACGTAAGTGAGCCTAACAAAACGGTAATCGAAATGAGCAATCAGAGTAAATATACTGTTCTAGCTACATATGAATCAATTAAGAAAGCTTTAGCTTAATTGACATAGATCTGATTTTTATTACGATTAAATTTCGTATATTTGTAGAATGATCGGAACTTATTATTTATACAGCAGAGACAACAAGAAAAAAGTAAGAGTACTTGTAATTGATGTTGAGCAAGAAGGTGACTCTTACCTTATTAAAAAGAGAACCGGATTACTAACCGGAAAATTGACTGAACAGCCTGATGTTGTAATTGACAAAGGAAAAGCAAAAAGAACCATTGAACAACAAGTGGAACTTCAACTTAATTCAGAAATTAAAAAGAAGTTAGACAAAGGTTATATTCGATTAGAGAGCCTCGTAGACAGCGAAGTAATTGATAAGATTGATCCTATGGATCATGAGGTGATTGATACTATTCTTTCTGAACAAAAGAAAGACGCTAACGGTGAATCTCAACCAATGTCAGCTCAAGATGCTAATAAAAGGAAGAAGGATGGTACTTTAGTAAAACCTCAATCTTTTTTCGAAAGAGCGTGGTGGGCATCTAATAAAATTGATGGTGTTCGTGCAAAAGGTACATTGAAAGTTGATGAAGAAGGTAATGATTATGTTAGCTTCTTAAGTAGAACTGGTAAACCTTATGTTGCTGCCGTTCGTAACTTTGATCGCGATCCAGAATTAATACAATTCATGAAAGACAATGAGTGTGAAGTTGATGGAGAAATTTATTGTCACGGTCATCATTTAAATGAATTGAGTGGTGATGCTCGTAAACAGACTTATGTTCCTGAGCGTCACGACAAATTAGAATTCTGGATGTTTGATATAGCCAAGGATGATATGGACGCTACTGCTCGTGTGAAAATCATTAATGAATTAGAGTTTAAAAACCCTAAGATTAAAGTGGTTAGACACGTTCATGCTATCGGTTGGGATCAACTTATGGAGTTCCATAATATCGCTATTGGAAACGGATTTGAAGGATTGATGGCAAGAACTACTACAGGTATGTATGAGTTCGGTAAACGCTCTAATGAGTTGTGGAAAATCAAAGTCTTCGAAGATGCTGAATTTAAGATATTGGACATCATAGAAAAGAAACGTCCAGAGGATATGTGTTTCTTAATGGAAATGGAAAATGGTGATACATTTGAGTGCGATATTATCGGTGGTAATGACGTTGTCAATGGCTATCGCGATGATTTCGATAACATCAGAGGTAAAATGGGAACCGTTAAGTTCTTCGGCTATACTTCTTACGGCATTCCTAATATCGCTAAGTTTAAGTGTGTGAGAGAAGATGAGTAATCCTTTTAATTTAAGCGATGAACAATTGTCCTCTTATCGTGAACAAGGCATTATCTTACTTGACGATAATGATGTAACAGGTGATTTCGTAGATATATCTACGTTGCCTGGTTACGGTTCTAAACCTGCAGCAGAAGTGTTACAAGACTACATTAATTCTAAGAAAAATGAGTAAATTAGAACGTAGGAGACTTAACCTTAACGATGTAGAAAGTTTTACTCGTGAAGATATTGTTAATCTTTACGAAGGTGATTACTGTAAGAAAACTATGTTAAACGAGGTAGACGTAGATTACAGTCATGAAGACAGTGATGATCATGTATTTGAAGTAGGTAACAGCGGTATTTTTTATAGAGGTAGCGTATATTACAACGTGAAACACACTAACGATACTGTTTATGACGAAGAACTAGTTGAAGTCTTTCCTCGCGAAAAATGCATAATTGTATATGAGTAACACTATCGAACAAGACCTTTATAAACAAGCTATGTACAGAACAATGCTTGAATACAGATGTGATTTACTTGAAATTAAAGTACGATACGCTATTGATCAAAGAGGAATTGCCGTTCCTTTTGATCATGTAGTAACAGGTAAGTATTGTACTACAAACAAATTACCATATGAGTCAATTAACAATTGAATCTAACGACAAATTATTAATCAATGCGCTAACCATGTGGTTTGAAGACGGAGACGCCTTAGAAGCTTTCTCAGAAAGTGGAGCAAATAAAGCTTACGTAGGTGCTTGTGAGATGAAAGATAGAGAACCTTTAGACGTTTGTGAAATCTACTGTGGTGCAAATTATGATGAAAGTTCATACTCTACTTTCAATACTATTGACTTAGATGCTTAACGAATACGAAGTATCTAAATACAAACAACAATTTAATAAGAACGCTTTAGAAGGCGTTCTTATGGTTGTTGATGGTATTGTAGAACAGGTGAATATTCCGTTTATAGGTTATTATAATTTACATCTATTATTAGAAGACCATTTCAAACACGACTATGAAGGTGACGAAGCATTTGGTGACACTAACGGTTGGGAATTAGATTATTGGTATAATTGTAAAATCAAAGGAAAGGCTTATCTTAGTTATGGAAGCTTACTACGAGGTACTTTATCTTTTGGATTAAATAATGAACAATGAATGAAATTAGAGTAATATACTTTTACGATACGGGTGGTAAAGAACACTTGCTTAATACTAACTGGTGGTATGACTACGATTGTGTTAAAATGCAAATTGTAGTAAACGCTGTGACTGTTTACGACAGTAAAGTAAAAGGTGACGAAATAGGAGAAGCATATGCATTTATAGAAGGCTTCTTATTTGCAGCTAAGAAATTGTTAACTTTCCACAGTCATGCGGATTATCGTCAAGCAGTATAATGACAGTATACGTTGTAATTAAAGATTTCGACTACGATGGACAAGAGATATATGGAATATACTCTAGTCGCAATAAAGCCGAACAAGAAAAACCAGAAGATGATTTAGCTACTTATTATATAGAATCACATATACTTGACGCCTAATAAATCACAAGAATTAGATCTAAGCGATTTAGGCTTAGACTTTAATGTATCAGATGAAGAAACAGCCCAGAAATACATGGAGTTTCTTCAAAGCAAATTAGAAACAGTTAACGCTGAAAATGATGAAATGCTTAAAGCTGAGGTAGCTAGAAGGGATGCTATGATTGACTCTTTGCCGAGAGCACAACGTAGAGCATTCTTGAAAGACTCAGCTAAATTTAGTGACAGAATTAAAAGACAAACAAACCTACATTCAAAGTAGAAGATGAAGAAACAGCTGAAGAGAGTAAAACTTTTATCTGTAAACGCTGAAGGCGAATTACAAATTCACAAGAGGAGAGTAACTATCCCTCAAGTAAAGTCTCCTAGAGACAAGCACTTTTTAAACATTGATCCCGCTAAGAAAGAAATATTCTGGGATCTTGATAAAAAGATAGCTAAGAAAGTAGCTACTTTCAGAAAGCTAGTAAAGGAACACGCGACCTTATTGAAACGCGAGCATAACCGTATTATGACCAATGCTGAAAACAATGTTTACAGTTGGTTTAATAATGCAATAACCACAACAACTATCGAATGAGTAATTTATCATTATACACCACAGGTGTGGCTCTGGGGAATCAAGTAAAAGAACATTTAACCATAGCTGCCGAAGCTCACGATGCATTAGTTGCATTAGTCAATGGCAATGACTTAGATATCACTTTAAGGTTCGAGTTGTTCGAAGAGCAATTAATGCCTAATCCGGAAATGACCTATCTCTCTAGAGATGAGGTACCTACTTTTATTGCTCTATTGCTTGAAAGATTGGGTCCAAAAGAATACTGTTATTCTTATGAAGATCTGTTAACTTTAGAGGTTGAAGAGGTTTTGGAAGAGTACGGAGAGGAATCTCCAGACGAATTATTAATTGCGCAAGCATATAATTCGGATTCTGTAAATAGAATTAAAGAGTACATCATTCAGAATAATCTAAACGAATTTGTAGTTTTAGATTAATGTCTGATTGTCTAGTTATAGCCGTATTCGTACCATCATTTTTATTGATGATATGGGTACGGCTTTATATTAATATTAAACGTTACGATGCAATTAACACTCGATACACAGAGAATTGAACAGGATGTGTCTTTACCTAAATGTATCATTGTAGATATAGACGGAACTGTTGCACATAAAGGAGATAGAAATCCTTTTGATTGGTTTAATGTTGGTCTTGATACTCCTGATGAAAACACACTTCGTTTAATTGCTGAGCTCTCTTATCCCTATAAGATATTCTTTGTTTCTGGTAGAGATGAGATATGTAGAAAACAAACCGAAAAATGGTTAGAGTTAAACTACATCATAGCTTTCGGTGGTACTTATGATAAATTATACATGAGGCCTCAAGACAACTACGATAAAGACGTATCTATTAAGAAAGCGATATATGAAGCTTATTTTAAAGATAAGTATTACGTTGAGTATTGTTTCGATGATAGGGATTGCGTAGTAGCTTTCTGGAGAGAATTAGGATTTAAAGTAGCACAAGTAAATTATGGCGATTTTTAGACAAAGCTTAAAAGAATTAGCTTTCGTAAGCTTTTTAGTTCTTATAGCAACAATTGCTGGAGTTACAGCAGCTTGCTTTCTTATTGACATATTCACTTCAATTTATCATTAATATGATAACAGCAGAAGAAGCAAGAAAGAAACTCTCTACAGAAGCTAACATAGCTTTAAGTAAAGAGAAAGACTACATCGAAAGAGAAGTGAACAAAGCAATTGCTGCAGGTAAGAACTTAGTGCAAACTAAGAAATTAACTGAAATAGCAATTGTATGGTTGAAGTCCTTGGGATATTCAGCAAAAAATAAAAGTAGTTACGACTGTCGTGATCAATTCAGTGAGGATTGGTGCGATATAAACTGGTAAAACATGGCAATAAAATTAAATAGAGGAAATAGAGTACCTATCTACAAAGCTTTACAAGATTTATGGATTCAACAATTAGACGTTCAAGTTGGTGATGAAATGGTAGTAGTCTTAGTTGCTGACACATTTGAATCTGATCTCAATCTGTATGCAATTACAGATCGTGAAAATATAAGTATAAGTGAGTATGCTACAGTACTTTCAATAGCAGAGGATGGTGTTGAAATAACTTGGTCAGAAAGCGGTGAGAGTTATACTATGAAAGTAGCTTTCTGGTACTTAGAACCTACAGGTCATAAAGGTGATATTGTAGTAAAAGAAATCACTAGTGATTACGACGCTATCGTTACAAACGGTGAAGAAATTATTGTGGGTTGTCAGACTATCAGTTTTGATATGTTTGACTCAATAGCTAAAGCAGTAGAAACTGTGAGGTTGCGTAAATCAGAACAAAAGTAAATGAGCATAGCTATTGGAATATTCGTATTCTTCGTAGTAGGCGCAATGGTATTCATTTACCTTTGTGCCAACTACTTTAGAGCAATATTAGAGTATTACTTCGGAGGAGAATGAAAGTATCTTTCGAATATTTAGAAGTTCTTGAAAAGACTGTCTATCAACGGCTAGCGAGAGCTTTAGTCGAAGCAGGTGTAGATGTTTATGTTATAACAGACGCTGAACCTACTGAAAATAATATTGCTACGTTATTAGCTATCACATCGTTTTGTAAGATTGATCAAACTAAAATACTGTTTACTGATGGTGCGTACGCTGCTACTATAATTAAACAGTTAAGAATTGATTTACATTACGAAGATAGACCTGATCACGTACGCGTATTACAATTATTAACAAATACTAAAATAGCAAGTCCAAGGTTACATGATAGATCTTAGAAGAGAATGGTTCGTTAAAGAACTTAAAAAAATGTCAGGTGTAGAAATATACCTAGTAGGAGGTTGCGTTAGAGATAAAATCTTAGGGTTAGATCCTAAGGATTTAGACATAATGGTAACCGGTATTAGTATGTATGAATTACTTCAAGTTCTTGAAAGATTCGGTGATGCTAAGTTAGTGGGTAAATCGTTTGGAGTTGTTAAATTCACAGCTACTGAACCAGTAGCTTACGGTAAAACAATAGACATCGCTTTACCTAGAATCGATATTTCAACAGGAACCGGTCATAAGGATTTTCAAGTTATTGCCGGTAAAGAGGTTAGTTTAGAACAAGATTTAGGTCGTAGAGACTTAACTATTAACGCTATAGCTATGACTCTTGATGGTAAAATCATTGATCCTTACGATGGTAAAGTAGATATCGACGATGCGATTCTTAGAGTTCCTGTTAGTACTAAAATCTTCATGGAAGATCCATTGAGAATGTTACGCGCTATTAGATTTTCAGCAAGATTTGGTTTTAGGATAGAACTTTATTTAGAAGAAGCTATACAAGAACAACATGACAAGATCAGGAAGATAAGTAGAGAACGGATTTATGAAGAAATCAAACTCGCATACGAACAATGTGAAAGTAATGAACAATTAGTTGATTACATCAGTATGTTAAGGAATTGTTTCTTTATGGAACTGTCGATGCGAGCTGAAAAACTAAGATTTCAGAGACACGCACATCTTACTTTCGTTGAGTTTATGGTACTACTTTATCCTGAAGGATTACCTTTTAGCGCATTAGACCGTATTGCAATACCTAATGAAGTGATTAACGAAATGAAGGTAATGTATTTATTGGCTGAAGCAGACAACGCTACACTAGAAGTAACTAAACGTTTAACTGTATTAGAAGCTTATAAACTAACTGACGAAATTGATTGTGAGACTTTTCCAGACTTAATCTATATCGTAGAGGAGTTTGAGAAAGGTATCTTGCCTAAAAGTCGTAAACAGTTAGCCATGAGTGGAGAATCATTCGCGTTCGAAGTCAAAAATCGTACGCCTGCTGCTCTATTTAAATCTAGTCACATTAGTGAACACATGGATAAAGTACTGAAACTAATTGTTAGTGGAATGCTTGAAAACACCGTAGACTCCATTACTTGGTATCTAAACCAAGAACTTGGAGAACTGCAAAAGTTCTATCTCGATTAAAACCTATTACCGCCCTACATGTCCTAACGGATGTGTGGGGCTTATTTTTTTGTTACGTTTGTACAGTCGTGTAATATTGTGTATATTTGCAACTTATAATAGTTACAATAATGGAAGAATTTAATATAACACCGGAACAGAAACTAGAAAACTATCTAGCTTACAATCCAGATTTTGCGGTGTACCAACCGGCATACGCACCTACACCAACAATGAACATAGATATGGACGAAGATGTTGAAGAGTCAAGTTTTATGAACTCGCTATTCTCTAATAATAAACCTGCTTTATTTACCAAAGCTCCGCCTACTGATACTACTCCTGCGTCAATTCTTGCGCCACCTGCAAAAAGTAAAGCAGTTAGCATAGTTGACCGTTTAAATGAAATGAAGAAAAAAGCAGATGAGAATGTTATGAACTATCCTATGCTTAATACGTTTACTTCTACTAGCTTTAGAGGACTAGGAGATAAATTGGCTAAGGCTGAATCAGATGGAATGGGAGGATATAAAGCACAAAGTACTAGTTCATCTGCTGTAGGTAAACATCAGTTTATATGGGGAAATGAGCAAGGATTACCTAAATCTAAAGGTGCTACTGCTTGGGGTAAACAGATAATGGACTATACTGGTTTAAAGTCTAAACAAGAGTATCTAAACAATCCTCAAGCACAAGAGAAATGGTTTGAACATTACGCTAAGACTACATTGGATCCACAGATGCGTGAACTTAGAAAAGAGTTTCCTAGAGCCACAATCAATGATGATGACTTAAGAGCTTTAATTCACTTCAGAGGACCAGGTAGAAAAGATGGCTCAAATGGAGCTAGAAAGATGTTAAAAGACTCTGCTCAAATGAGTATCAAACAGGAACAAAATAATATGACCGCTAAAGGTTACTTAAAGAAAATTAACTCGTAAACGAGAAAAGCCCATATGATTAAGTTCATATGGGCTTTTATTTTTTACTTTGCTTGTCCAGCTATATCAGTTATTGTTCTACCGATACCCGCATTACGAATAACGGTTTTAAACGAACTGTCTCCGGTTAACAAACCAAATACATCTTCTGTAGTTTTAGTAATAGTACTAACTGTAGCGGCTAACGATTTAGGATCAACAGCAGCTTTAATGTTAGCCCAAGGATTTAAATCAGAAGTAGAGTTAATGGCTGCATTTAATACTGTTGCAGACATAGGACTATCTTTCTTCAATTCTCCCCAATCAATTAAACCTTTTAACATTAAACTAATTAAAGCAAACATCATTAAATCGTAACTCATCATTTTAAAGTTACCTTTAATAGTTTCATCTTGTTTTAAGAAGTTAAACAAGTCTTCAATTGATCTATCGCTTTTCTTAAACTCACTATAAGTACGAACTATAGATTGATACAATCCTTCCATAAATCTACCTTTCCATGCCATATAAGGTACATCAGTAACTTCTGTGGTGTATTCAGCAATTCCTTTATCATCGTATCTTAAATATAGTAAAGAACCATCTAAGTCTTTCGCGTGTTCCCAAGAACCTACTTGATATTTATCTCCGGCCATAGTATATTGTTGCTTCTTAGCAGTTAACCATGTACGGAATTGAGCGAATAAACTACCTAATAAAGTATGGTGAATCATAATCTTGTTCTCATGGTCAAATGGACCGTGAACATAATCAGAAAACATCTTTAAAGACTGTTGTTCTTGAGTAGTATAAGCTCTAGGTAAAGCATCTCCTTCTTGAAGTTGTACTCCGTTTAACATAGAAGAATCTTTATTATGTTCTGCTAAAACAGCAAGATATAAAGCTCTTTGCTTATTGTAATTAGGAGAACTCTTTCTCCCAGCAGCATAATCAGCAAAACGTTTATCTTTCTTCCAATCATAAACTAATACACCGTCAACCATAGAGTGAGCATCGAAAGTACCGTCTTCCATCATTTGAGCTACGAATAAAGACATCCTGTTTAAATAATCAGGAGCACCAGATGCCCAAAGCATCCAACGTGAATGCCATTGTGTAAAACCTTGTTTACTCTGTACCATCTTCTCAGCAAGTTGATGTCTATCCATATTCGCTACACCATATAAGTGATTCAACTCTTCAATCATTGTAACGTTATTAAAGAAATCTGGAGCATCACTTATAACATAATTAAGAGCTTTTCTATAGTTAGCCATAGATGCAGTGCCTTTACCGTATTGATCGGCCATTAATTTAATAGCGTTGTTTATTTGACCTTGTAGAGTTTCCTTAACTAAGTTTAAAGGACTTAAACCTAGTTGAAAAGTAGTAACTAAACCTTTAGCTAAACCTACATAAGGAGCTACTTTCTCATGAGCTTCTTCTAAAATCTTCTCATCGAATACTGCTACCTTAATATAATCTCTGATGAAATCATCAATATTTACTAAGTTCTTATTGACAAATCCTTTACTTATAAGTCGACTAGTAACCCTAACAGCGTGTATTAAAGGTAATACTTCATCGTAAACTTGTTGCCTTATACCTGTAAATACTAATTGACCTAAGATTAATTCTAAGTTAGTATCAAAATCAGATAAAGGTTTCTCGTCTATAAGTCTTTGTCTAGCTTCTGGATTACCATTGAAATTAAACGTATTATGGAAAGATAACATATCCTCAGAAGCTTTCTTATTCTTAGTTTGTTCTTCTTCGAATATATGGTGAAAGTTCATAGCATTCTTCCATTTATCTTGAACAGCGTCTAAGAAGCTTTTATTATGTGAACGAGATACACTATTAGCTCTCATTAGAGGTACTTGGAAGTATTCTCCACTAGCTTTAGTTTCGTTCTCGTCTTTATTAGGACGTAAGTAGTTATTAAATGTAGTTAATAAAAACTTAACAAACTCTCTTTCTTTAGGATCAAGTTGTGAGTTAGCTTTATATGGATCTTTTAACATAAAATCTTTATTGATTTTACCATCAGCATCTCTAACATATAAGTTATCAAAAGCAGATAAATGATCACCTGCTAACATACTTACGTTTTTATATTTATAATATTCAGCAAACTTCTTACGAGCAGCTGCGTTAAACTTAACATAATTATCAGACATGGCCTGCATCGCTACCTTAATAGGTCTAAGTGACGCATTGATTGCACTACTAGCAGACTGTAATTCTGTAGGAGTAGAACCCATTTTAGAACGGTTAAGAGCAACGTTATTAATATCGTCTTCCGGTCTGATATTCATATCTTGCAAACCTATAATAGTAGCATTCAATAAAGAATAAGCCATACCACTAGGGCTATTGTAATCAATATTATTGATATCAACGTTCTTATTCTTTTGCCACATACGTTGAATGTCTTTCAACTTACGTAGCTTTTCTGCACGAGATTCTTTTGCCAAACCGTCTTTAATGTCGGCAATCATAGACAATTCATCTCTATCTACAGACTCATCTTTTAAGATGTGAACTACTTGTGAAAATAGTAAATTCTCAAAACTAGACTTCTTTACTTTGTCTAAGTTATAAGTATTACCTGTTTTCTTCATTAGTTCTTTATAGTTAGCTAATAAAGAATCGCTATCTAATGCAACCATTCCCATATCGTGACCAGGGTTCATCACTCTGATTAATCCTATGGAATTACCGGCAGCGTTGACTGTTTGATAGTTATTGTTTAAGAAGTTAAGAATCTTTAATCCAATAAAGTTAGGTTCAGTAGCAGCAAGTGGTGTAAACATTGCCTCTTGTTTTAAATAAGAGTCACCGTAAAACTTACCTAGTAAAGTAGTACCTTTTGTTAACTTCTTAACCTCTTTAAGATTTAAATTAGTAGTTGCAACAAATTCAAGTACTCCACTATATTTATCTTTAAATACTAAGACACCTTCACCAGTTAATTCGGGTACATCTTGAATTTCCCAAGTACCGTCCATGTAACGACTAAACGCTGTACGTAATAGTATTTTCTTTTCATCTGTAGCATTAGGTTCTAAGTTAGTATATTCACCTTTCTTGATCATACTATCTAAAGTACCTTTTCTTGAATTTGTAAATGTATAAACAAAGTTAACTGAGTTCTCTAGGTATTCTCTAATAGCATCTAACTTATCAGTTGCAGACTCTGGTAAGTGAACTCGTTTACGGTCAATATGATCGTAATACCAATCTTTCCCTTCCTCGTCTTGCTTAACTCTAGTCTTAAGGAAAGAGCTTACTTGTTCGTCTAAGTTATCATAACCTGTACTCATATCGAACATTTCTTTGAACTCTTTAGCAATACTACCAGACTTCTTAAACTTATAAAGCTTAGAAGTGTCTACAGGTAAAACATGATTAACTCTTTCGATTATATTTTTCTTGTCACCGTACAAGATTTGTTTTAAAGCGACAGCAGGTTCAGTTTCAAGATCACCAATCTCCATGTTATCGGTATCTGGATCTTTTAAGTAGATAGGATAAATGAACATCTCTGCAACCGGAATACCTTTAGACATCATCAGTTGTTGATAAAATGCTAATTGATATTCAGCTTTTAAAGTCTTAGCTCTATCCCATTCACTAATACGTTTATATGATGTTTTGAAATCTCCTAAGTAAGCATTACCATTGCTGTCAATACCTACTAAATCGATGATACCTACTATCTTTGTAGCGTCATCGTGGATAACCATTTCAGCAATAAATTGCATTTTAGGATCACCCGATCTATCAATCATTTCCTTTTTAGCGTCTTCAAGATACTTCACGTATTTAACCATTAACTCTAAGTCTAAAGGTTTATCGTGCTTATCAAGTAGTTGTTGAGGATCAGTAATACCATCATTGAAATACATTTGAGCAATACCGTGTAAATCAGTACCCATTTTACCAAGTGTTTTCCAACCTGCAATGATATCGTTTACTTGCTCTAATGCCATATTACCTAATTCAACATCTGTAAAATCCTTATTAGCAGGATCGTTACGTAGTTCCTTAGTTATTAAGTTCTTTTGTCTGGCTGTATAAGCTTTAACGTCTAGTTGACTTATTAAAGGTTTTGCTGTGGCTTTAGTACTAGTTTTTAAATTATTGATAACAGTAGTTACACCTGTAAATCCTTTACCTGTATTACGAATATTCTCAACTACATCACCGTTAGGAGTTACTCTTGAGATTATATCTTTATTTTCTTGTTTGATAGCTTTCAATTTAGCCATCGTTTCAGCATATGGATCTAAATCCTTACTAAAGTTAACATCTGATATTTGTGTTGCAGCTTGTACTCTATTGTAGTTCTTAGATAAAAAATCATCCAGCTCTTGTTGGGAGCCGAATGATTTAGTTATGCCGTTAAGTTCTATTGTTATATCACAATTTAACATTTAATTTGCAAGTTTTTATTATTCATTAATAGTTTCTTTAATTCTTGTACATCCTGACTCGGCGCTTTATAGAAGTTTATAGTATAGTCTCCAAAGTTTTCTACTACCTCGAACTCTAAATCTGGAAATAGTTCTTTCAACTTAGGTACATTTCTGTACATTTCGTTTTCTGTACCTTCCATCTGAATTCCTAGTCTAGATGCAAACTTAGTAACTGAGTCAACAGCATCCTTTTCTATTTCGGTACTACCTACACTATGTATAGATTGAACTTGACTAGGAGATATCACTCTATAACTATCTCCGACTTTCTCAATATTACCTTTAAGGTAAACAAGTTTTGTATTATCGGCTATAGTTGAAACTGGTTGATATATAAACTTTTCTAAAGTAGGTAAGAATAAAGCGGGTTCTCCATCTTCAGCTTTAACAAAATAAGATTTAGCAGCTTCATTATTGAATGCTTCAGATTTCGTTTTTAACCAATGTTTCGATGCTTCTGCTTCACTAAAACCTAAAGATAATAGTTTCGTATACAAACTAGATTTTCTACCGTCAGCGGCTCTTAAATAAGTTCCGTCTTCTAGCGTTTCTTGTTTGATATTGTTTACTTCTACAGCAGGTATGAACTCTCCAGTTAACATTGATTTACCAAAATGATTCTGAATCTCTTCAAAAGACATATTCATAATTTCATAGTTACCTAGTTCAAAGAATGACCTGTTGTTAATGCCGAATAGTTCAGCTAAGAAATTCTTAATAGAGTTATAAACATCGCCTAAGAAGCTTCTATTATCAGACTCCCACTTCTTAGTTAACTCATTACCTATTCTACCGTTAAACATTTCTCCTAAGGTTGTAACGAATACTTCCTCAGCTTGTCTGTTTTGATCTAGATTTGGATAATGTTTAGCTATATTGTCGAATTGCGGATGTGCTGCAAATTTACTAATAATAGTTTGATATAAAGAATTATTGCTTGACTTTAATCCCTGCATAATTATGTGACCTAATTCGTGTATAGGTTCAGCTAATGATGCTTTATCTGTATTTAAGAATACTTGATTACCGTATACAAAAGCTCTTTGCTCAGAATATAATAAGGTAGCATTAGGATCTAAATCGAATTGTTCAGCTATCTCTTCTGTACTTAATAAGTTCATTTTGATACCGTACATTCCTTCTAATTTAGAAGCTAATCCAGTTAGTAATTGCTTACTGGCTTTTGCAGATTTAACAAATGATTTCTTATCAGTAGATGTAAAGTCTTTAGAAAAAGGAGCTTCGTTATCTACTTGAGTAGTAGCTACACTATTACCTTTAACAGCCATAGTTGTATGTTTGTCTACTAAACTTTTAGCACCGTTCTTAGCCCTACCTTTAAATGAGAAACCAATATTTGTAATGCTATCTAATCCTGTTTTCTGTCCTTTCTTCTTGTAGATCTCTACAGTACTTCTAGTGATCTTCTGATCTGCTCTGTTTAAGAAACTCTTCTCTAAAACTATTGAGTTAGTATTCTTAACTACTACTATTCCTTCATAATAACGATTGCCATTATCAGTAGAATACTGACGAGTCATCATATCTCCAACTTGAAGATCGTTCCAAAGTTCATCAGTATCAGATTTAGCAATAGCATCTTTAGATAAGTAATTATAAGGATTATAATCAGATCTTAAGTTGTTAGTCTTAGTGTGTTTAAGTACGTAACGCTTAGTTGATTTAACACCTTTATCAGGTGGTGTAAATGATATTTTTTCATCAGGATATACATATTGAGTAGCTACTTCATAATTAAGTAAATTCTTAGATTTCTTTAATGCTTCTGCAGCTGCTAATGTTTCAAACGTTTGATAAGATTTAGACTTAATAAAATCCTCTCTAGCGTTATCAATTTTTCTAGTTATCTCTTTATTCGCTCTTAATCCTAATTCTTCGTTATCGACTAGATTATGACCAATACCGAGGATTTTCTCAACAGGTACAGTTTCAATTTTATACCACGCAGACGGCATAGAATGCGAGATCTTACCACCAGGAAGCATTGTAACTTTAGGCTTATTAGATTTAATCTGATGTCCTACAACAGGTCTTCCCGTTACTTCATCGAAATCTAAGACTACAGCAGTACCATAAGGAAATGCAGGATCATTAGACTCAATCATAACAATATCTCCTCTATTTACAGAAGCTACTTTCTTAAACTTATAGTCTACGTTCTCGTCACCTGTAAATAACTCTGTATGATATAGTTCTTTAACTGATGTGAATGAGTTTGTTTTTACAAAGTCACCATCTTCATTAAAGATTTCTTGTTTATTCTGGAATAATAGGTAAGTAAGATTAGCTGGAACAGTCTCCCCTTTTTTAAGGATATCTCTTAACTTCATCTTATTCTCGAAGTTAATAGTTGCTGTTTTCTTAATATTAGCAAAATTAGCAATTACGGCTTTATTGTTGTTATCTCCAAACTCAGATTTGAAATTCTTAACAACGTTACCGTGATTCTCTTCTAATATTAACATTCCGTTAATCAGACGTTTCTCTACTATACGTATTTTGTTATCCTTGTCAAGTGTTTCTAACGCATCTCCTAAAGGACGTAATACGGTAAAGTATTCGTATTCCTTTTTAGCTTTAGGATCTTCATTGTATTTAACAACTTGTACAAGATCATTAGGACCGGCATCTCTAAAGAATAATAGTGATTCTCTTCTAGGTAAGAAGAATGATTTACCTTCATTGTGTGCAAATACGTTGAATTTAGCGCCATCTTTATAAAGTATTTCTTTAGTAAATTGTTTTTCATCTACATTCTTACCTTTAAAATAACTAGCAACATTCTTCTTATTCTCCATAATAGAACGTTTAACAGCAGCAGGAATCTGTTTAGCTGTATAACGAATATTACCGTAGAACTTACGATATCCTTGAATGTTTTCTTTAGATACGTGACGAGGTCCACTTTGAGTAGCTACTACGAAGAATGTTTGTCCAACTTGTTTATTGTAATAGTTGTAAATAATAGGAGAATATCCTGTTTTCTCTAAGTCTTGTACCCAATTACCAGAAGCATCTTTCTTCATCATGTTATAACGTATGATGTCATTCTGACCAAGTCTGAATAAAGAGGCATCGTTACCTGCTAAGGTTTCACTAGGGCCTAATGTTTTAACAGGTTCGCCGTAATTGTTAATATAACGTGCATAGTTAGAACCTCCTAATGTGGCATTCTTACTAGTCGCTTCAAAGAAGTTACGCCATATTTTATTGTTAGCTGTCATTACTTGCTCTGGTGTGAATGCAGGTAATTCTGTAACTTGTTGATATATTGCTGGATCAATTACACGAGCAAAGTATGCACCGTTAAATCGTATCTCTTCTATGTTACCGTTCTCTAAATCCTTAAATCTATATATTAGTTTATCAATTATTTGATTGTTACTATCATAAATTTCTAAACGATAACCTCCATCTTCTTCTGCAACTTTTTGTGCAAAGTAAGTATTATCGTCTCCTTTAAACTTAATATCAACAGTATCTAAAATTTGAAGATTATCCCAATCACGTTTAATATTACTTAAAGCTCTTTCTGCTTCCTCAACACTTTGTTCTTCACCTTCAACTCCACTTATTCTTGCAATATAATCTTGTAAATCAGAATAGCTTTTAGGGTTGAATTGAGCTATTCTAGGTTCAGGAGTCTTTTCTACAGCACTTACATTAGGAGTAATTAGTTGAAGATTATCGTATTGATTAAGTACCTCACGTAACGTAGAACCTATTTTAACTTTTAAACCCAATAAGTCTTTAACCCATTTGAAGATTCGAGTTAGAACACTTCCTGTATTACGCTCTCCTTGAAAAGGTATTTGATTAAGCTTATTAGCAAATGCTTTATCTGTAAGTGCATAAGCAAAGATTTCTTTCATACCGTAAGCAGCTATTTCTTCGTTTGTACCAAATTTAGCTTTCTTCTTACCCTCAATTATACTATTGTAAACATCGGTAAAATGCTTTGAATCAGCATCTTCTGCATGCTTACGTGCATGAATTGAATCGAAAATAGGCATCAATGCATCTAGAAAACCTACTCTATCTTTACGTGCCCATTCATCAAGTTTACGATTAACTTTATAATGTACCATTTCATGAGCTAATACTTTAGCCACTTCGTGATCATCATTAAGCACATCTAAATCTCCATCATTCTTACCTGTGTAGACTTTAATAGTATCAACAGAACCTGGTGCTCCCATTATAAAAACACCAAAAGCCGAGTCAATATCATCATCAGGATTACCTGTTGGATTATATTTCTCAGCTTGAAAATGAATTGCAGGAAGATTTAAATCCTCTCCCTCTAACAAGTTTTTCATTAAACCTGCGTACGGGTGAGTAGCCACTTCTAAATGGGCTTTAAGATCTGATAATTTAACATTACCGTCATGCTTCTTTTTATTAGTCTCTGCTTGTATTCCTACAGGCGAGTTAGTAAGTGCAGGTGGTAATTGAGTAATCTCAATAGGTTGAAATATGTTTTGAGGTTTAGTTAACTCCGCTACAGTTTCGTATAACTGGTGTGCCGGATCACTCAATGCGTTAGTCATAACGTCTTTAATCTGGCGTTTTAAGTCTTTGTTTAACTCTTCTGGAGTTAGATTTTCGTCAACCAAGAGTTTAGGAACCGTAAATGTCTTACGGTTCCCATCTTGGTAGTACGCTATCTCGTAGTCGCAATTTTTCATTTATTAGCAATCAAGTTGTTTTATTTCTATGTGTTCTAAGAAATTGTTAAGTCGATTCATTTTAATCTTGTGCTTGTTATCTATGCTTAGATTTCTAAGATTAGATCCTCCATTTGAGATATTAATAACTTTCTCACCGTATACTTGCGGTTCTAGAGGAGTATAAGTCTCACCGTCTAAATAGAATAATACTGTGTCAGATGTTTCAGTTTCAGCATTGAAAACCTTCTTACCCACAAACTTAGGGTTAATTCCGTTCTCTTTGTACTTCGGTAAAACATCAACGATTTGTACTAAACCTTTAGCGGCTAAATCTTCACTTTGATAATGTTGCTGATCTGTAAGGATTACATCACTCCAATCTAATTCAGACTGGAACTTGTTAAACTGTGTCATTACAGAGTCGTTGTTAAAATTCTCGCTAACTGCATCAAATAGTCTATTAAACGATTGACCGTTAGATTTGTTCTTGTTAACAATTAAGTTATACAAATATAACAAATCTAATAGAGATTTACCTCCATAACTGTAATTTTTTAATGTAGCGAAAGAACCTACTAATGTATCCATTAGAATCTTTTCATCTTCTTTAAGATTACCTGTCATGTTAATAGGCAACTTATAGAACGTGTAGTTTTTACCTAACACTCTATCTTTTCTACTATCAACTGTTAATTGCTGTAGTAAAGTGTTACCTTTTAAGAACTCATTAGGAGTTTCAATAGTATTATTGTCAGCGTCTTTTATGATACCTGCTTTTAAATCAGGAATTACAGTTCTCTCAAACCAATCTACAAAGTTCTCACGTCCTTCAATAGATCCTAATTCAATAGTTTTATCAGCAGTTAATGCGTCTTCATCAGTTGTATAATCACCTTTCTTAAGAGTAAATCTTAAATCAGATGCACCCAAGAAGTTAGCAATCATAACATCATCAACAAATCTAGATAACATACCGTGTTGATTTCTATTTAAAGGTAATCCGTTAAACGCATCTTTAAAGTCACTCTCGATAGCTTTAATAGTTCTACTTTTAACTGAGAATTTAGATTTAGTGTAATCAGTAATAACCGCTAAAGAGAACATCTTAAAGAAGTGATCGTTCTTAGCAAGTACTCCAAGTACGTTAATACCTGTGCCGTTGTAAGACTTGATTATGTTTTCTCTAAAGTTTTGATCATTAATGAACTTATAGAAATCGTCTATATCGTTAAGTGATTCAGCATATCTAGGTTCTTTTAAATCCTCGTCTTCTACTTCGATTACCTTATCTTCCATAAAGTTTGTTATACCTCGGAAGTATCTGTAAAGATCAGCATCAGTTACTTTAATAGATTGATTAATACTTAAAAGTTTACCTAACATATCGAAGTCTTCACGAGAGTCTAGTAACTCTTTAAGTACTTCAAATACTTCATTATCAATACGCGCAGGTATTAATTTACGAGTAGCATCGTTATAACGATTATAAGCAACAGCTGCATTAATAGCTTTATCTTTCTTAGTAGCTCTAGGTGCATAATCTTGATCCATTTCACTACCTTCAATGAAGGCTTCGTCATTCATACCCATATCTTGCTCCATTTCAAAAGAAGTTTCTGATTCTTGGAAAGCTTCTGACGCTTCTTGACTCAATAAAGCAAGTTGTTCTTGTTGCATTAATAACTCTTCATCAGTTAGATTAGGAGTATTTACTACAGGTTCTACACTATAGTCACCCTCAATCTTTAAAGGGTTTTTAAAGTTAATCTTACGATCAGTCTTCAAAAAAGCTTCAAATAGTACAAAAGGATTTTTAAACCTTTTATCTAAATAAGCTCTATTCATAGGCTTATCTTTCTTGTCTTTGAACTGAGAATATACTTGTTCCATTATCTTAGTATCAGCTTTTATCTGATCAGCAATGGCACTCATTGTAGTGAATGTAAAGTAATCTTTAGGATTTAAAGTTCCTTTCTCTAACTGTTTAACAGCAGATTTAAGACTTACTTTATGTCCTGTATATGTATTACGTGTTGCAATCTTTAAAACTGCTTCTGCTTCTGGAGAAGTCATTAACACCGCTAAAGACTCCATACTATAACCCATTTGCAAACCTGCTAAATAAACAGATGCTGTTTCAGGCCCCGCATTGATACGTGCTAAGATTAACTCTTTCGCATTATCCGTTGCAGCTGATAAGATAGCAGATAAGTCTAAGGCGATATCACCTCTGAACTTCATTTCTTCTATTGTCCTTCTACGAACATTCTCTAGATCTTGTTCAGCTTCCGGTACTTGGAAGTACTGCATAGTTCTAGCATAGTAGTCCATGAAATCATCTATCTTATTAGTATAGTTAAGTCCTGCTACACCTACAGTAACTCTAGGATTAGAGCGTTTTATAAATCCGCCTACACTAGTAAAGTCATAAACAGTACGTTTACTGTAAAGGTCTAAACCTTTAAGATTAACATGTGACTGTGTTAAAGCAGAGTGAGCTTTTAAATGTGTAGCCGCAATACCAATTACATCTTTACCAACCATGTTATTGTTAGTAGCTTTTGCAATCGTTACCGGATTGTAAGGACTCATTCTTTTAAAGTCTTCACCCTTAACCGATTTTTTAGCAGCCTCATCTGCGGCACCCATTGTCATCGGAGACATCATGTGATTGATGTTTCTAATATCGTTATTTGATTGAGTAATAGAAGAAGCTAATACGTTCAATATAGCCTGTAAAGGATAGTTATCGTTTATAGGTTTCAAGAAGTAAGTATTAATTTCATCTAATGCACGTTGAGTATCTTCATCAGATGCTCCTACGATTGCAATGTTTTTAGCTGTTTCCAACTTCTTCATTGTATCTACGTAGTTATCAAATAACTCTGCTTTATCTTCGTAATTAAGTATATTAGCTACATCTACATCTGATAACACTACATCAGGATTTTCAGCAGCAGATACTCTTACTCTTACGTTCTTATCTGGAATAGGTAACTCTAATGACTTCATCAAGTGCTTTTTAGAATCGTATCTGAATTTATCAGACCAACCTATAAGTTTACCAGATTTATCTGTAGACATCATTGTAACGTAAACCTTATCAATATCAAAATCCTCTCCAGTAATCCACATGTGGAATGGAGATACGAAACCGACGTTGTGTTCACTATGTACAAAACCTACAATCTTTTGTCCCATATAAGACTGTTTTGCTTGACCTGGAATACGTGAAGCACTTACATTTAAATGGGCATCGAATGAATTATATATCTCTTTAGCTAATTTTTCGTTACGTTCTAGTATGTTTGTATACAAGAAGTTACTCATTTCAGCCAAAGCATTTTCTACTTCGTTTTGACTTTTCTTTAAAGAGTTAGTCCACTTTCTTACGTTCTTATCAATTTCAGCTGATTTGAATATACCTGCTTGTGTTAGAACTAAATCTCTAGAAGCTGGATTTTCCTCAGTCATGTTAGCTAAAGACTCTGCATATTCAGTAACATGTTTAAGTTTATCAGTAGCTTGTATTCTCTGTTCGTTTGAAAGATCAGTTTGTTGTAATCTTAAGTTTAAGCTATTGATAGTTTTATCTACCCATGCTTGATCGTACATTGAAAGTAAAGATTCTTGTTCTAAAAGACCAATAGATCCTTTAGCTTCACTTAATCTTCTCTTAGTGTTAAGAACTTCTTTAATTTTAAGTAAAGAGTTCATAAACTTATCAGAGTCTTTGTACTTATTAAGACTCATAAACTGAACTGCTAATTCAGCTACATTTAAACCTGCTTGAAAGTTAGGAACAATAGTATCGTAAGGTGAGTTATTACCTTTAGTGATTATCTTTAGAGCGTTTAACTCGTCTATGTTATTTACTACAACATAGTTGTGTAATTTACCATCAACATTAGCGTGGAATAATTCCTTATATCCAATCTCATATTGAGGCTTATCATTTTGATCAAGTTTATAACTTTTAACTGAACCGTCTTCTTGTCTGATATCAACAGAATCAAGAGGTGCTTTCTTAAGATTTAAAGATTTAAAATTATCAGAACCTCTTAATACTACATATAAATGTTCACCATCTTTAGCTTTAACAAAGAAATCATGTTGACGTGTACTAGGTAAAGTCTTATAGTTTAACCTATCTAAGAAGAACTTCTCATTAATAGTAGCTAAGTTATCGTTAGCAGTGATACCGTATTTCTTACCAAATACAGGAGACATCATTATCTCACCTGGAACAGTAGTTAATTCATCAACTCTTACTTTAGGTTTTCTCTGGTTGTACCATTCGTAAACACTAGCTTCTGGGAAATCTCTTAAGAATAATTCATAGTCTTCGATAGCACTCCATGTTTCACTAGGATCTGAAGGATCAATTACTATTTGGTAATTCTCTAATGCATCCATAATGTTTATAGATGTAATAGGCATAGGTGCAAGTTTCTTATTATAGATTTCTTGCATTGTCTGCGTTAACTCATTCTTTAACAAATTCTTTTGAGCTTGTGAAAACTCAAAGTCATTATCAGAATATGAGATAGAATAACCTGAATCATCTACATTAGCAGTAACACTATACTTCTGAAAATCCATTTCTGCATCTATAGAAGATATTAAATTGTTCTGTTCTTGTAATAATCTGTTAAGATTTTCTACAGCAGTTTCAAGTTGAAGTCTTTTACTCTTACCTTGTTGTAATTCATAAGGACTTAAACCGCTATCATCAAAAGTACCTTTACTATCGAAAGCTTTTACAGCTTTATGAGCTGCTACAACTTCATCATTAATAAATGATAACTTAGCAAGAGGTAAATCGAAGTAACTAGTAAAACCAGCATTACCTTGAATCTTCCATTTATGCAATGTAGGTTTCAAGTCTCTAGATGCGTGATTATCTTTTACAAACGTTCCTGGATTAGCTTTAAACTCATAATAAGCTTTAGGCGAATTAAGTTTAATTCTGTTACCTTGTTCGTCTACTACAGTATCAAATATTTCAACTAAGTCTTTAGAACCCGGTGCAATTTCTGTAGCTTCAAGAGTAACTGGATCACCACCTTGAGCTATTATTTTACGCTTCCACTCAAGATATTGAGGTTCAGTCATTTGTAAAGTTTCACCACTCTCTGGATCATAAACATCTCTAATTCCAATAAAGTCTGCATAAGGAGAGATTACAATAGCATCTCCTGGCATTTTACGACGTACACCGTTTTTAGTGAAGAAGTTAGCTACAGTAGTCGCAAAAGCACCGTAAATATTAGCATCACTAAATGATAGTTTTAATCCTGCATCACTTAAATCTTCTAACTTAACTAATGCTTCTTTATATTGTTGACTTGTAGGAGTTGTTGCTACAAGTTGTTTTAACTCTTGTTTATAATTATCTAATTCTTTTCTAACAGATGCAATGATAGCACCGGCGGTACTAGTAATTTCTTTACCGTCAAAACCTCTAATGATCTCATTAGCAAGTAAATTGTAAACACGCATCTTAGCCGCATTACTTACATCTGTACCGTTAAACAAACTATCAATATCTGGAATCAGAGTTGATAAACTATTATCAATATAAATGTAAATTGCTTTAAAAGCTTTGTTAGCATACTCTGGAGTATCACCATTAAAAGGTAAAGTACTTGTAGTTTGAGTTGCCTCTGTTACTTCTGTACCATCATGTTCAGCATTTAACTGAATACCTTTGTGCATATTAGAAACGAATGAACTATTTAAAGGTGCTTCATTTCCTCTACGTAATACATCTGTAGGATTTTCATTCTTAATACCTACCTTTTGGGCAGAAGAGAATGTGTATTCACCGATGAAAGAATACTTTAAAGGTTGAATAACTGATCTTTGTGATAGCTCATCTTTCTCTGGATTGTAGTTCTTAGTAGGTGAACTAGGTTTAGGAACATATTCATTATAAGCTTCTTTGAAAGCTCTAATCTGTCCTTTACTAGAATTAGCCGGTAATATCTTAGCTATTTCTGCATCGTTATACCAAACACCTACACGGTTAACAAACTCTTTAACTGCACTCCAAGATCTGTCTGAAGGTACATAAGACCTCAAATGATCAGGTAAATCTAGAACTCCTGTATAAGCTCCTTCTTTATAGGAAACAGAATCTTTTCCACCAAGTGCTGTCCATAAATCCCAGATACTGTTTACAGTAATTGCTTTAGGATCTAGTACTTGACCAGTAATTAAATCTTTATAGTAGAAGTTATATTCGTTATTACTTGCCCAATTAGGAGAAGGTTCTATTTTATGTACCGCTAAATAATCTCCTGTAATAGGATCTTTAAAAGCAACATCATCAAACAGTGTATTTAAATCTATAACCTCTCCGTTGAAATCTCTAGAGATATCTAATTTAACAGGTAAGTTACCAACTGTGAAAGGTAAAGAATGACCTTTCTTTAATAGATTAAAGTAACTATATTTAGAATCAGAGTTCTCGTTATTTAAACGTTCGTTCACTGTCGTGTGAGCAGCATGTTTTAATAAACCAGCACCGTTAAGTCTTTCATCAATTGTACCACCAATAGACTTTTGAGTAAGACCTGCACTCTGATCTAACAAAGATTCGTTCTGTAATTCAGTAGTCAAAGGAGATTGTAAAGTTGAACCATCACCTGATTCTACAGTAGATTGTACACCATATAGTGCAAATACTCCTGCTTCCGTATCTTTAATATGTGATACCCTTGAAAAGAAAGGTAATCCGTTAATTTGATTTAAATTGTAAGGATGATAAGTAGCTTGATGAATTACCATACGCTTAAACATGGCAATAGATCTAGCTGATAACATTCTAGTTTCAAAAGATGAGTCAGATTCTCCCTCTTCTCTAAATAATTTAGCTGGGTGACCTAGTGGTGAACCAACTGTCATATTTTGGAAGTCTTGAGTAACCATGTTATATTCCCAAAGATATTGTTCTAATATCGGGTTCATTTCAAAGTTACCGTTTAAATCACCTTTGTAAAGCTTCAATCTACCGTATTCATTATCAACAAATCCAGTAGTATCCCAAGTATCCATTACTCGTTTCATCAAAGAGCTTTCTGTCAAATCTTTACCTACTAAGTAGTCAAGATTGAAGTCAATACTTTCTAAGCTAGTTAAGAAATCTTTTCTAATTCTATCTAAGAAAGCTTCTCTATTGGAACCAAAGTTACGCATCATACCAGATAAAGATCTGTTTATAACAGGTTTCTTAGTCTTACCGTCTACTTCAAATGTTAAGGTTTTCATAACATCGATAGAGGCTGCGGCAAATGCTTGATTTAAAGTCTTCTCATTTAAGTCGCTTAGAATATTATTTAAAATATCTACGTCCATGTTGTCCATAGCAGTACTTGTTAAACTAGACTCATTCAACTTAAATAACTTATTGTAGATTGCTAGTTCTTGTTTTAAAACGTCACCAATATAAACTTCTGGAATTTGATTAATATCAACTTGTCCTTCTGTTTTAACATTAGCTAAAGCAGTTTTTAAGAGGGTTGAATTCTCAAGATATGTTCCATGCAATACACCTGCTTGAAATAATTTATTAAAGTCAGAACGAACTGTTTTCCATAAATTAGTGTAGTAATCTAATTGAGAATCAGCAAATGCTTCACGGAAATGTTCAGCTTCGAAGTCTCTATATCTTCTAGTTTCACCTGCTAAAGTTAACTCTGTATTAGCGTTAATCTTCATAGCAGCGTGTCTACCTTTATCCGCAAAGTTTGTTACTTGAAACTTAGGATTTCTTAAAGTTTCTTCGGGGTTAACCTTTTGTTCTAAGTAATCATTAAGTATATCAAAACTAACACGCTCTACTTCTGTAAGTTTAGAAGAAGGTATTACATTACCGTTAACATCTTTAATTGTTAAACGGATTTCTACATCTTGTACTAAGTCTGGATTTCTTAGTATAATATTGTTTCTCAAAGGCATTATGTTATTACCCGGAGCTTGATGTTTATTTTCAGCTTCAAGTAACATTCTAACTGTGTCTCTAAAACTATTGATATTATTACGCATTGAGTAAGTAGGCAAAGCACTACCTTCTGCGTTAATAGTAGTAGCTTTAATGTTACTACCATAATACTCATTAGCAACGTCAGCGTAATTTCTTAACGCTTGGAAAGAGTGATTACCTAATTCTAAGTTAAAGTAACCTGCACCTTTATTCCAAATCTTAGTAACTGGGAATTTACTAGTTAAACCAGGAACGTCATTTAAAGCACTTTCTATTTCCTTTTGTGACATATTCTTTAAATCTCGCAAGTCGTTTACACGTACACCCGAGAAGAAAGCTAAGTTACCGCTAATAGTTAATAAGTCTTTAATGTGAGATTTACCAAAATTATCGTGCATAATCTTAGGTATATCATAGTTCATAGAGTTTAAAGGTTCCTCTGTAATAGTAGCAGCTACTCTTAATATGTTAGCGTAATCAGAGTATTGAGCAGCTATCTCTGGAGAGTTCATATCGTAAATATCAGTAGGTGTTTCGATAGTATTAAAATCGAAATCGTTACCTTTAGCGTCAAAGAAAACTCCTGTAAGTGGATCGTAACTCACAACCTGATTACCTATTTTAAAGTCTACATAACCACTGGATACTTTAACACCTAAAGATTTTTCCCATCTTTCTAGCAATTTATCAGTAGCTACTAAAGTCTTAGAACCTAACTGTTTAAGTCTATGAAAGTTTTTATCATTAAGCTTGTTTTGTAAAGTAGTTTGTTTAAACTCTTTACTTCCAAACTCTTGGTTAACCTCTACATAATTCATAACAATTGTCTTGTTAAGTGTAGAAGATATCACTTCTTGAACGTTAATATCGTATTTACCAGGAAAGTGACGTCTGTATACTTCATATAAAGAACGTTCTTTAATGTTCTTCATATTAGTAACTACGTTCTTTAGTTGTGGTATTTTCGCAAGTCTATTGAAAGATGATTGATCTGCATAAACTCTTTGAAACAAAGTTAGCAAAGTAGTCATATCAAAGTTATTCATCTTATTTGCACCAGAGTAGTGATCCTCTATTGCTTTAACAATAGCTTCTTTAATACTGTTAGACATATCTGTTCTATCAATATTAGTTTTAATCTTAGCTATTGCATAGTGTACTGCATCCGGATTTAAATAGCTATTAGTACGAACTCCATCTAAATTTAATTTAGGGGAAGTCTGTATAAAAGTATTGAAGATTTCAGTAGTTTCTTGAGCAGCACTTACTATTTCACTAGCAGAGTGATCTGTACGAATTCTACCTTTCTCAGCTGGTATGTATTTCTGTGTTTCTTGTGACTCACTGAAATTACTAGTAGTTCCACCTTTAACTTTAATAAAACCAGAACCATAGATACTCATTAATTCATCAAAATGCTTTAAAGTCACAAATGCGTTATACATTTGAGATTGTCTAGGATCAGAACTTGCATAAGTCCAACGGATTAAATCTTGAACAAAAACTCCTTTACCACCGTTCATAGCTTGAAAACTACGTTCGATTTGTTTTAGTCTTTCTTCTAAGTCCGGTCTTGTAACTCCGTTTACGTAATAAGTGTCATTAGGGAATAGGGTTTTGAATAATCTTTCTTTATAGGCTTTAACGTTTTTATCAACGTCCTTTTCGAACTTAACCGGAATAGGAGTCTTTTGTCTTAAGTCTATAAATGTAGCAGCAAATAAATCATTCTGAATGGCTCTTGTCATTCTACTTCTAGCTACATCAGCAGACTTGAAGTAATTATGTTTTAAAGAGTTAGGACTCTCAATTACTGTAGCAGATAAATTAAGAGGTTCAGCAATAATGTTACTTGTAGTATGATCTTCACTATAAAGTCTTTTTAGAATATCCGATACATTTTCAAGGTCACCTTCGTGTTCGTCTTGTTTATCAGATTCTGCATTTGTAGATACTTCTACTCCTGCATTATCCAAGGCAGATTTCTGCCAAGCATCTACAATCTTATTGACTGTATTCTCAGCATCTTCTAAATCGATATTAGCGTTATGATCATCTAAGGCGTTGGTTTCCTCAAGTACATTAGCTACTAAGTGCATGGCTGCACCTACGTCACCTAGAATGCCCACTAATCTTACTGGATCAGTAGCCAAGGTGTTTAGGTTTGATCCGTAATAGCGCTCTAGGTAATTAGGCATTACGTCAGCAACAGCCGCAGCAAAATCTTTACCTTCTATTAAGGAATCAAAAATGACCTTATGGATTCCCATAAGGTCATTAAATTTGTCAAATGAGCAAGTGATGTTTATCATTCATTAATTACATTTAGTTTCTTTGATTAAATTATCATAAGCTTTACTAAGTTCACTTAACTCTGTTTCAAAACCATTAGCTTTCAAATAAGAACCTACTAAGTAGTAAGACTTACCTGCTTTAAGCTTCATGTCTACGTTATATGTTTTAACGTACTCTGGCTGATTCATCATGTTAGTAAATGCATCATAGTGTTCTTGTAACCAAGTACCTGCGATAGCTTTACCTACAATATCTAAATCAGTTGGTAATGATCCTAAGTAGTTTACTGGAGTAAATTGCTTATTTTCATACGCAAAGGTAGCAATAATTTCGCCATTATCTGCATTTGTAACACTAAATTCTCTAACTTTCTCAGTCGATCCTGGCTTATTAGTAACAGTTTGCTCTACTGTTACGTTAGTTTCAGGAACACCGATTTCCTGTAATTGACCGTTGGCATGTTGACTAGCTGCACTATTTAAAGGCAACAACTCTACACCATGTTCAGTATTAGGCATAACTATGACTTCTATACCGTTCACTGTCATTACGTCGTCAGATAACTCAGCTACTTTCTCTGCTACTATTGCCATCGTTTCAGCAACTGCACTAGCTGCATGTGTTTCGGCATTTCCACCTTTTAAAGCGTTATTGATATCGTTAAGATTATCAGCTTCTAAACTGTGAGTTTCAGTTACCGTAGCTAAGGCAGCAGTTGATATTTTACTAAGAACATCAGTGTCTGGAATTCGTTCATCTATTGCATCTATTACTTTTTGCTCTACCTCTTTATATTGTTCAACTTTTACTCCTTTATCTTCTTCAACAATATCAGTAGGTCTGAAATCAATAGAATCTGGATTAAAGTAAATAGTTGGAGTTTGAATTGAAACATCAACTTTAAAGTCATCATCTATGTTACCTGTTGGTACGACGAAAGGTGCATCACTCACATATCTATTATCTGCAGTAGCAGTCCTTATGACAGGATTAATGTGTATTCCATCAGGAAACTTATAAGAGATAATATCTTCTAAACCGGTTACAAACTTATCATATTCAATACTATCAGCTTCTTTTGACTTAAAAGCTGATGGGAATAATCCGTCTACAAACTGATCAACTCCGGCAGTATTAGTAAAAGTACCGCCTGCAACCGTTAGTCTTATTGCAGATACAAAATTGTACAAAGCTGAATTAGGTATGTTTAGAGATAATGCTTTACCGTCTACATCTTTAAAAGTCTTTAACGAATTATCCTTTTCAAACTTGTTAATGTTAGTAAGTAAATCCGAAGCTATAAAGTGTTCAACTGCTTTAGTTTTAGCATCTGGTGAATCTTTAAATAACTTATTTACAAAGTCGTCAATCTTAGACTTGTTAGCTTCTAAATAAGCGTTAATATTATTTCCGCCTGTAGCGTAGATATCGTTAAAAGTCTTACCTGTTAAAATGGGTAATACGTTCTTAAGTAGAGAGTCAACATCAGATATTAATTTCTCTAGTCTCTTAGGACCGTATAAATCAGGTTTAAGTCTTAGGTTAGCTCTGAATTCCTCAGGTTTACCATTCTCTTTATAATACTCAGCTCTACGTTTAAAGTTAACCAAAGCACCGATCATAGTAGCGGCAGCAAAGTTATTACTGTATGCTCTACGTTGAGCTTTTAAGTCTATGTTATTCTCAGTCATTGAACGAGAAATAGATACGTTCTTAGCTAACCAATCTTTAAATGGAACACCTTTCTTATTAAGAACAACCATACGTATATTTCCTGGATCAGGATCTATAGCTTCACCTTTAAGTTTACGTTCAACTTGTGAATTTAATTGTCTTCTATATCTATCTGCAAGTTCGTTTTTAGGTATTGTTTTATCTAAAGATACGAATACTACAGCTTTACCTATTAAAGAAGAACTCTCTGTATTTACTTCATTGTTCGGTCCTACACCACCTCTATTGAAGTTAGCAAACAATTGTTGTGCTACTTCATCATCTTGGTTGATGATCTTAGAGTTCATTATGATATAAGGTTCAGAATGATTTAAATGAGCATGTTCTTGTTTAAACTCTTTATAACTCTTCTCTGCACTAGGTCTTAAGTATAAATTTGAAGTAGGTTTAAGTACTTCCTCTATAGTCAAGTCTGGTTTCAAATAGAAGTAACTTCTACCATTAACAGCCGTACGAGTATGATTATCTCTGATATTACCTAAGGTAGCCATTACTCCTTTTCTACTAGCAACGTTTGGATTGTTAGCATTAGGGAAAGCACTAATAGTAAATACTACTATTGGAGAAGCTCCTTCAACTGGTTTAATCAATGGAATTTCCATTGTTAAGTAACTTATTAAACCTCCACCTTGAGGTGTATTAGTGCTGTTTAATTCAAAAGAAGCATCCACAGTGTGATCATATTCTTTTGTTTCTAACATTAAAGCAGCTTTATCAAAGTCTAATTTAGATAGAATCTTATCGTGTACAGCATAGTTAGCAGATAAAAAGTTTGCTAGTTTACCTGCGTTTTCTCCATCTTGAACCTTTTGAGAATAAGCCATAAGACCTGTTTTCAATCGTTTCATTTGATCTCTAGCTAGTGTAATTCTAGGATCATTTATAGACATTCCCTCTTCTAATTCTGTATCGTTAATTAACTCAAAGAATCCAGCTAAGTCTTTACCTGATATAATAGGATTAGTTTGGGTATCTTTTATTGTATTTTTCTTATCTACAGAAACACCTAATCTTTCATGGAAAGTATAAGTCAAAGGACGAGTTTCACCTTGATCAACCGGTATGGATTCACCTGCAATATTAACTGGTAAATCCGTAGGCTCAACTTCATTAGATGCTTGTTTTAAAACAACTGAATAACCTGCTTTCGCAAACTCTTCATCTTGATTTAAATCAGACATTCCACTAGTTGTACTAGGTTTAGGAGTAACTCTAGTTTCAGTAGGACTTAATCCTAAATCTTCAAGGTTAGCAAAAGATGATTTGATGGCTTCTAAAGTGAAATCTTTATATGCACCTACAACATCTTTATCTAATTCTATAGTTTGTACTTTAACGTCTTGTGTGTTATCATTTAACTTTATACCGTTTATAAAAGGTGCTTTAATTAAAGATCCTTTCTTAGAACGAGATATCATCGTGTATAACATTTCGATAGAATTGAAAGTATTCAAGATATCTGTAAAGTTATTAGATTTTGCTCCGGGTTCTACGTCAATAATGATATTATCGTATTCTAAACCTTGAACGTGATCAGGACTTATAATAGTTAACCTTTGTTCAGCACCTGGAATAGAAGCAATCATTTTAACCAATGAAGCACTACCGTTAGGTTTATCTGTAATAAGTGCTACAGTATCAGTTGGATTTTTAAACAATGTTTCTAAATCTTTTTGAACTATATCTTTAACAAAATGTTCACCAACTAAACCTTTCTCGTCATCAACTGTAAAGTCAAAAGTAATACCTTCATCCAATACTTTTTGAATCATACCGTAGTTCTTATTGTAAGTAGCAGTTTCTACTGTCTTACGCAAAGCTCTAACTAGGTTAATGTTTTTATTCTTAACGTTATTACGATTTCTAAGTGATTGACTTAAAACAGGAGTAATAACAGAATACATGTTACCTACGTTATCTGGTGAGATTATATCATTATATCCCTCTTTGAATTTAACTGAATTACCTCTTTGTTCTCTATCTCCTACTAACAATAAAGTAATAGGTTTGTTAGAGTTTGCGTTGTGGTACTCAATAGCTTTGTCTAATAATTGTAATTCTACACCTTTAATGTGAGTAGCCTCATCAATTACGATTACCGAAGGAACTTTACCTTCAAACTCGATAGTCTTAGTCTTATTAGATAAGAACTTAGAAATTAGAGGATGGTTAGGGTTAAAGTTAATACCCGCATTAACCTCACCTTTACGATAAGCAATAGTAGACTTTGGATCTATATTAGTTAAGGCATCTCCTACTGAGTAAGTAACTGCATTTACGTAACCTTTCTCTCCTGCGTAATCTGTTTCTATAGCAGTATAGAGTTCTTCACCTAATACTGTTTTAATTAAATCAGAAACTAACTTTTGAGAGTTATAGATTGTTCCTACTGATTCTAGATTCTCTTTAAGATTCTCTCCTTGTTTTTCGTGAGGAGCAAATATTGCAGTATCTAAACCATATCTTTCAGCTATCTTAGTAAGATAATACAAAGCAGAACTTGTCTTACCTGCTCCAGGAATACCGTATAATACGGAAACATTTCTTAAAGCTGGAAGAGCCATCTTACTTTTTAAATCAACTTTCTGTTTATCAGTTAAAGTTGTGTCAGGTACAATCATTATTTCAGTGATTTTCTTAAATGTATCCACCGGAGACATTTTAGAAATCATGTGCCAATACATTTGTTTAAGAACGTGTTCTTGTCCAAAGAAAGGAGCATAAGGATCGTCTTTCAAGAAGTCTTCACCTTCTGTTAAGTTACCTGTAAAGTCTTTGTAGAATTGTTTAGGATCAATAGTTAAAGTTTGCGCTAAGTAAACTAACTCTTGTGCATGACCAATTCTACGAGTATTAGAAGAGAAATCTATAGTTTCAAATCCTTCTAATGTATATTTAGTTTTATCAAACGAATCAAAGATCTTGTTAAGAACATCTACCTTATTAGGTAAGCTATTAACAGCTTTAAAGTATGCTTGTTCAATTTTATCTCTTTCTGCACGAATAGATTTGAAGTTATCGTCTCCACTCTTTAAAGCAATCTTGTTAGTACCATCAGTCTTTAATGCAGTTAAGTTATCTGCATACTGTGTAGCACTATCAAAAGCTGTGCGTATTTCTGACATATCTACACCTTGAGATTCTAAAGCTTTAAACGAGTCTGATTCTGGAGATAGCGACTCTAAATATAAAGTAGCCATTGTAGCACCAGTCATTTTCATTTCCCTTATACTTCCGTCTTGATTGAACTTATGTAAGTTTAATAAGAAGTTAAGTTTAGCTTGAATTAGCTCAAGTGTTTGTTTAATATGTGCAGCATCGTAAGCTTCCAAAGTAGCTAATTCTTCGTGTTCGATATCTTCAGACTGAGCAGCTAAAGCATTTAACGCAGCATTGTAACCAATCTGTTTACCTTTAATTGGGCCTTCCCAAACAGTACTAGCGTCAACTACAGCAGCAAGTTTAGTTATTAAGTTTTGTCCATATTCTAACTGATCTTGAGTTACTTTATCTTCAATGATGAAGTCTGTAGCAACACCTTTCTTAACTAAATCTTCGAAAGTGTTATCCATTAAATCAATAAGATTTCCTAGACCTTCTCTTCCATCACGTTTAGTTAAAGTAGCTATAAGTTCGTAAACAGGATTCTTAGCTTTATTAACCATCTGTTGTTTAATCTCGTCGATTAAAATAACAGCTTGTTGTTTAGCTTCGTCAAGTAATAACTCACCATTCTCAGTAACACTTTGAGTAAATGCAGCTTCTAAAGTGTCCTTTACTGCTCTCAAGTAATGTTTTACAATTTCACCATCTGGCACCGCATCACCTTCATATTGATAAGCATCTTTAGCCATTTCAGCAAATCCAGGATTATTAACTACATCGTTAAGCTGAGCTACAGTTTCTGTATAGTTATAAGGATTTAGAGTATTGAACATTGCTTTCAAATCTACACTAGTATAGGCTTTGATTGAGTCTATGTTAATACCACCAAAGTCAATAGGTGTATCTGAAATAACAGTACCGTAAGCCTCATTAAACATATTAGACATAGACTTACCCCCGACTGTGTAAGGTGCGGTATAACGATTCTTAAGATAAGTATCAATTGCTTTATTAATATAAGGAGACTCTACAACATAATCCCTTAATATTTCTAAATCAGGTCTATTAACGTCTTCTGTTACAATAGAACCTATATTTAAGGTATCTAGTCTACCGTTATCTAAAGAGTTAACATCGTCTTCTTTCTCCATCTTCAACATAGCTAAAGATGATTTCATAGATTGAGGTGTTACGAAAGCTTCATTCTGTCTAGCATATTCTGCCATAAACGGAATAGAAGAAGTAACTTCATTATTAAGAGTATTAAACTCTTTCATTGTTTGACGAAGTTGATGACGTTTTTCTAATTTAACGTAATCATCATACTTGTTATTAAGGTCGTTCTTTTCTTCTGGTTCTAATGAGTCATAAGGCTTTCTATAATCTCTCATAGACATTGTATCCTTAGTATCTACTCCAAAAGGAACGTGGAAGTTTTTACTTACTGAATAAAGAGCTTCTTGTGTATAATCGTAGGCTTTTTTACCTGTGATTATGTTCATCATTTCTTCTCTCAATTCTTCAAGTCTACTGTTCAAAGTGTTTAATTCACCTTTCTCAGTAATCTCTTCTGATTTAGTAGCATCTTTGGTGCCACCTGTTACTTTTAATATCTTAGCTTTAACATCTATGATGTCTTGTGTAAGTTTATCAATATCAGAAACTATACCGGTATGTAATTTATAATCAACAAAAGTTTCAGCTCGTTCATTGTAAACATCGTTTAAACGAATATCAGATTGAATACCCTCTTGGAAAATTGCATCTTTAGCTAACTTGATCTCAGAGCTAATCATCTTATGAACAAAATCATTGTGAGACATGTCTCCACTATCTTCTGTCATAGGTTGATAATTAACATCATCTGTTAACTTATTCTCAGGTAAGTATTGTTTAATACTTAAAGCTTTACTTCCTAATTTACCATCTTTATATTGTTTGTCAACTAAAGTTTGTAAAGTATCAGCATAACCATGACGTACTGCACTAGCTATTTCAGCCTTTAAAGTTTCAGGTAAGTTCTCATGAACATGTCCAGAAATCTTATCTTGAACTCCTGCAATACCTCCACCCATTGCTCCACCTAATGCTGACATTAAGTAACGAGAACCGATATCATCAAAGCTAAAAGCTTCAGATTTATCTTTATCTGTAGAAGTAAGACCTAATGCACGCATACCGTTATAAGTTAACTTTAACGCATCTTGCATCATTTCTTCTGATACCTCTTCCATTCCTTCAGCTAACATTTTACGTTTAACTGTAGAAATATCTCCTAAAGATTCTCCTAAAGATTTACCAATCTCTTTACCTTTATTAAAGAAAGACATCATTCTTTCTCTTGCAGAACGTTTAGCAACTTCTCCACCTGCACTACTACCAGCAGCGATTGCTTCTGATTCTAGAACCGCACCGACATTAGTAGCACCTTGAGCAATTATTTTACCTTCTGCATCAGCTATCTTGTTGATAACTGGTTTAATATCTTTAACTCTATTAGCAAGAGTCTTCTTCATGAAACCACCTAGTTCATCTAATCCCATACCTTCCATTGCCCATTGAGCAAATTCAAATTTAGTCATGAATAAACCAAATCCTGCAGTAGTTCCTAGATATAAAGCAGCAGTATCACGTTCATCAAGTCCGTGTGCTTTAGCTTCTTCTACAACACCTGTAGCAGAGATACCTGACATGTAAGCTATACCTAAAGATTTAGATCCAATACTAGACCATTTATCCCATTTGTTAAGTACATCTACGATACCTGCATCTGCTCCCCACTTGTTACGTAATAGATTAGCTCTTTGTGAAAGTGCATCTTTTCCGGTAATACCTTTAAGAGCTTCTTTCATTTTACCTAATTCATCCATTCCATATTTCTGACTAGCAGCTGCGAAAGCTTCTGTTTCTTTTGCAGTTTGACCTAGAGCCAATGGAATTTTAGCGATTAATCTTTGTTGAGCTAATTGTCCGAAAACATCACCTGCCATAGCAAATAAGTTTTCTTTATTGAAAGTAGACAATTTAGCTTCATCAGATACGCCTGTTTTAAATTTAGCTCCAAAACCTTGTAGAGTATTTGCAGCTTCGTATAATGAAGTATTCTTAAGATCGTCGTTTAAAAATAAACCTGCAGTAGATTTAGCCATTATCGGTAACAATTCTGTCATCAACTGATGACCTAAAGTTAAACCTGTGTACCATTGACCTACTCCTGGTAAAAACATAGGAACCACGTAAGCCGCTGTTTTAAAGATCGTGCCAGTAAGAGTTTTAGTCTTACTGTCCGAATCCATAAAATCCCATTTATTAGCTGAACTACCGTCTTCGGTTAGTACGTCAAAAGCACCTAAAGATTGTTTACCATATATTTCCCTATTACCTAGAGTCTCATAATAAGGCTTTCCAGCATCATTATACTTATACTCACCTTTACCGTGTTTAACGTTTCTACCTAGATCGGCATCGTAATGTTCACCGTCTTCGTCATACTGTGCTAATACTGCACTCGGACTGAAGATAGTACCAAAAAATCCAGAATCATTTGGCGTATAATCTAATATATCACCACTTAAATGATCCTGTACTTTTTGAGTTTGTGCAATCTCACGAACTGTAAGATCGCTATCTGTTTTATTAGTAAACCCTAATATACCACTAACTTGTCCAAAAGGGTTTTTAACCTTATTGATACTCATTGTTTCTTTAAACTTCGGTGCATTCTTAGGAGCAGCGTAGTTGTTTTCGAAATAATAAGTATTATTCAATATGGTTGAATCATAGTCCTTCTTTGCAAAATCGTTGTAGGTCTGAGCAGCTACATCATAATGTTGTTTGAACTGTTTATCGTCAAACTTACCTGTTGCAGTATCAGTAAACATCTGTTTAATTTTGTCATTTTCTCTGTAGGTCTTCTCATCAAGTAGCTGTGTATTCGATGGGGTTAGTCCCATTTGCTCGAAATCACCTAAAGTAAATTCAGGTTTTGTCGTCGAAGCTAACAACCAATCGTTTTTGCTATTATCAGGCATATTGTTTAAATTATTAATTATAATTGGAATTGAGAAATAACTCCTGCTGTTTCTGCAGGTTTCCTATTGAAGTTGTTTTGATTAAGTCCTGGAATACTGTTAGTAGGTTTAGTAGTAAGAACCTTAGCACCATCTGCTAAACGTGCAGAAACAGCTGAACCCGGTTTAACTTGTATAAAGATATTTCCTTGTAATACATCGGGAGCACTTAAGAATCTAGGCAAGAAAGATTCGTATTCAGTAGGCTTAAGATCTGTACCATCTTTATCTGGACTTTCACCATTATATCTGTAAGATCTTTCGTATTGCTTTTCTAAGTTACCGTCAACTTTCTTAAGTAATCGTTTATCGTAGTTACTAGTACCTAGAGCACCATCGTTAACCATACCGTTAAACATTACAAACTCTGCTTTTTCTACTTCCGGTAAACCGTCTTGTCCCATTTGGAAACCTGCCGCTTCTATAACTTTTTGTCTAGCCATAGCATTAGGAATACTTTGAATTTCTTTCATTACCTTATTGTATTTAGGCATTATATCGAAATTCGGTTTCATTCCTCCGTTACCATCCTTCATAGCAGGTACGTGAACTCTAATCATATCATCACCACCGTAAACGATAGCATCTGCATAATTAGGATCAATTTTATTGCTACCCATGTACATGTTGTTAATATTAGCAATAGATTTAAGTTCTGGAATATTACGAATAGATGATTGTCCAACAGGTTTACCATTACTCTGAATAGGTCCTGCAACAGCACCTAAAGCAGTTAATTGATCTCCATCTCCTAAATCTACTTGGATAATTTGAGGATTACCCATAGAACCTTCGGATGCTTGCCAGTAACCTATATCACTAGTCAATTCATCTTCTGAACCTTTAGCAGGTTTATTAAGTGTAGTATCGTAATCAGCAGCGCTCTTGGTTTCCATAGACGACTTAGCTGAAGGGTTCAATAGAGATAAAGCATAACCCATAGCAGTTTCTTCAATAGATCCAGACTTAGCACCAGAGGCAACAGCTCTAGCTTTAAGTACTGATTTAGCACTATTAGAAAGATTTTGCCACATTGCACTAGCAGCAGCTTTAAGTTGTTTTTCGTTACTTTCAGACGAAGCCATTTGCTCAATCTTGTAAACACCTTCTCTTGCCATACCTGCTAATTCTTGAGCGGCTTTCCTAATCTGAGGACCGTCAGCAGTATCTGCATAAAACGATCTACTTTCTGATTTAGAAGTTGAACCTAAATTAGCTAAAACGCTAGTTATTTCTTTCTTAATAGCTTCCATACCCATAGATGAGTTAAGAGCATTAATAGAGTTTTTATCATTAACTAATAAAGGATTGTATTCTCTTTCGTTAATAAGTTCAGCATTAGTTAAAGCTTGATATTTTCTTTTACCGGAGTGCAAATCGTTAGCATAGTCAGAGTGACTAATTTCAGATAGAGTTCCTGTAGTTATATCTTTAACTACTAAACCTCTAGCTGTAGTAGCAAATTCACCGAAAGCATCTTGTGATTTTACTTTCTCTCTAGATGAGTCAAATTCTTGTTGGTTACGCATTAACATGTTAATCTGGCCAATATCGCCTTTCATAATTTGTCTAAGTTCTTGACCTTTATGCGTACCTCTTTCCATTTCACTCATTCCTGCATATGCTTCATATGCTTTATTCATCTGATCACTAAATGCCATAACATCGTTAGTAAGTCCGGCTCCTAATAGTTTAGTGACTATAGATTTATCTAAAGCGGGAGCAGCCGCTTGTGCAGTTGCTCCCTCTGTAGTTTGTGCCATAGGTGCAGGCGCTTGTGGAGCCTGCACTGGTAATGGCTGATAAACTGGAAACATTCCTCCAGCTTGATATTTATGTATCTTTGATTCGTTTACGTACATTGTATTAACCTTTTAAAGCTTGTTTAATCATTGCGTCGATACTCTTTGCTTGATTGGCAGATTCTTTTTTGTCCTCTTTAATCTTCAAAGATAACCATTTATTGTGATCTTTCGCAGTTTCTGAGAAAGCTTTTTGCGTTTGTTTGTACTCTTCCAAAGCAATTTTAGTTTCAGCAGTTAGTTTACCACCTGTTGCCATACTTACTTTCCTACTATTATGGAATACAGTACCGTTAGGAGTAGCCATATTAGTTGCGTTAGGATTGTAGTTTATTAAACTAGGAATACTTTGATAGTTAAAATTAGGATTCTTCATTAATTGCAATCTTAGTAATTGCTGATTTGTAGAAGCTTGTTGACCTAATGTTTTAATTCTTAAATATTCATCGTCAGCCTTCTTCTTAGCTACAGGATCGGTACCTGCATTAGCTCTAGTTACGTTCGCTTGAGCTAACTCTAATTGTCCCATTAAATCACCATATTCTTTAGAGAATTTGCTATTCATGTTAAGACCTGCTATTTGAGAATCGTAGGCTTTATTACCTAATGCATCCATCCTATTCTGACTGTTCTGAGTTGCCCAGAAATTATCAACAGATTTATCCATAGCAATCATCTTTTGGTTATTATATTGACGTTCAGTTTGCTCTTTAGTAGCTAAAGAATGCGCGTTCTGATTTGCTACTTGTTGTCTGCTTTGTGCGTAACCTTGTTGAAGTTGTAAGTTTCTAGCTTCACTTCTTGCAATAGATTCAGCATTAGCACCTGCTCCTTGCATACGAATATCTTCAGCTTGTTTAGCAGCACTAAGTCTGCCAGCTAAATTAATCATACTATCAGAAGTTCTACCTACACCTGCATCTGCCATAATACGAGCAGCTGATTTATCATAAGCGTTACTTAATAACAAATCACCTTTAACAGGAGCACTTACTTCTGACATGTGAGTAGACATAGGAACTGTAACTCTTGTGTCTACACGTCTAGCAGTTTCTCTGTTAAATAATGCTCTACCTAATTCAGACAAAGTATCTTTCTTGATATTAATACCAGGACTGGAAGCTACTATATTATTCAAACCGTTATCTACGACAGTTTTTGTAGCATCTATTCCTTTAAAACCACTAGGCATATTAGGATCACCTGTATTAAGAGAACCTATTCCTACACCAGAAGCACCTGTTAAACCTGCTCTTAAGTTGATTTTAAAAGGTACATTAGGAGTAGTCTTAGCAGGAGTGTTAACACCTATTGCTTTCATAGGATCCCATTGAGGAACACTAGGAGTTATAGCAGGTAACATTAAAGGAGAAACAGGTTTAAGGTTAGCATTAAGACTTTTGATCCAAGGTAGTTTAACACCTGTATCAGCTTTAATAATACCACCCTCTTTAAACTTAATAGAAGTTTTACCCTCATCCATAGCTTTTTCAACCATAGCAGTTAACTTCTTATTACCTAATATCTTCTTACTAATAGCATCATCTTTACTACCTTTAGTCGGATTGATAATTCTTTCTAAAGGAATCTCATGTGTCTTATTAGTAGATATATTTAAACTTTTCTTTAAGTTCTTAAGTTCCTTTTGGTTTAAAGACGCTTTCACCTTCTCAACGCTTCCTACATTCTTAGGAGCATCTAAAGCTTCTTTAATACTTACTTGTTTCTTAGGTTGCATTCTTGCAACTTCCGAAATGTAGTCAGCGTTTCTAGTAGGATATTCTCCTTGGAAACCAGGCTTATACGCAATCTCTGTATTAACAGGGGTCTTATTGAATTTAGCATTAGCTTTACCTTGAAACAAGTTAGTTAAACGTGAACTAGCAGTACGAATAGATTTCTCTTCTGCACTTAAAGGCGCATCTGGTGTACCTTTAATCCAGTTAGGAGAACCTTTTTCTGGTAACATTCTATTAGGATCAGTAATCCTTGCGGCTGAACCTCCTGTTTTAGTTACTTCGCTAATTGGATCAGCAACGGCTTCTAATTCTTCTTTAGTAGGATTAGTGCTAGGAGAAGCTGCTCGAGCCAATAATTTTTGATCTGAATTTAATATAGCTTCAGTCTCAGGCTTTTTATACATACTTCTAAACGGCATGGTTTGAAAACGAGTTCCAGCTAAAGTAAAGAAGTTCTGATTAACTACTTTATCAGCACCTTTCATCTCAGGATTAGCTAAAGCAACACGTCTAATAGCTCTGTTCTTTAACCAACCACCTATACCACCGCCAGTAGTTATTTCATCTAAAGACTCTTCTCCGAACTCACTAGAAGTTTTAAGTTTCTCTGTTCTAAAGAAGTCTTTAACATTTCTGTTAACACCAAATCCTTTAGGCAATTGTACATCAGCAGGTGTAACTACCGCATTAGGTTTCGACATCTTTGCCGCAATATGTGCTTTGGCTAAATCAATCTTTTGAGCAGAAGTCTTAGCATTGTTAATTGCAGTCATAGCAGCTTCATCTATTTCGTGAGATACGCCTTTTGCGTCCTTAATGAAGTTTTTAACTCCACCTTTCGTAGTTGCAATAGCTTTATCCCATCCCATACGTTTACCGCTAACTACTCCTGTTAAACCGCCAACTAAAGCTTTCCAATCGTCCATAGTGGCATTAGAAGCACCTTCATCAACGATTTTCTTAAGAGCAAATCCTGCTTGTGTAGCACCAGATACAGCTAAAGCTTTACCTAACCAATGAGCGTTTTTAGCTAAAGCTTTTACAATCTTAGTACCTTTAAACCCAGTACCTGCAACAGGTATAAGAGTCGCTAAGTCCATAAGACCACCTACAGCAGCAGTACCTGCATCACCCCATTGGAAACCATCTTTCTCTACATCAGCAGCGAAGTTCATTCCTGTAGCCGCTAGACCTAAACCTGCACCTACAGCATTACCCGCAGGGCCTGCAATAGTAGCACCTAATCCACCGATATCGGCAATTAATGCACCTAACTGTAATTTATCTGTAGTAGTCATCTGATAGTCGTCTTCATTCATACGACCTATGGAAACTACTTTATGTTTTTCTTGACCTGGATTAAGACCTACTGTAGAACTAGCAGCTTTATATCCTCCTGTAGGGTCTGAATTCAAACTAGTAAAGCCACCACCTTGTTGAAATTTCAAAACTTTAAGTTTATCAAATTTACCACCTGATTTTTTCATACTAGTACTAAGTGAACTCTTTAGGTTACTATCTAGAGATTGTTTATCTCCAGAAGCTTTCTTTTTATCGAATGCGTAATACTTAGGACTTTTAGGATCAACTTTAGGTTTACCGTAGTCCAATCCAACAGGTATTTTTTTCTCATTATCCCAAAGTACTAAAGTAACATTACCTACACCGTCAGTCTCTTTACGCTTTATGTAATGTCTACGTCCTGTTGGAGCAATATATAGTTCTTCTACTTTATCTATACCGTTCTCATCTTTAGCACCAGCATTGTAGGTTTTAACAATAGCACCTTTAGATCTATCAAAGTTACTATAATTCATTGTTAAATCCTGGAAATATTCTGGCATAGTGTTTACACCTAAAGCTTTAAAAGGATTATAATTTTTGTCATCTACTAACTTATCAGTTTTAGTAAATTGAGCCAACTCTTCTGAACTAATTGCTGAATTAGTAAGTACGTTTTTAATAAGAGTACTAACTTTTTCTCTCGCTACTTCTGGTAAAGCTTGAAAGTCTGCACCGTTAGCTGCAACCATATCATAAGCTTTCTTAAAATCTACACGTTTACCGTTAACTACAATTGGCATTTGTTTGTAATTAGTTCTATCGTAACTCTTACCATTAGAAGCTAAACCTGTCAAAAAAGAACCATCGTCATCATACCAAGTATCTAAATCTTTATCGTAACCTTTATAAGGTAAACCACCTTTAAAACGAAGACCGTTAACGTCACCTTCGTTAAGTTTACCATTTACCCAAGTTCTACCTTGAGCATCTTTACCATTAAGTGCTTGAGTACCTCCTTCATCTGCAAAACTTCTACCGTCAGCTCCTGTAAAAGTACCGTCAGCGTTTGCAGTTAGTTTAACAGGAACAGGTGGACCTGCTGTAGCTTTAACCATATCATCGTAAGATTTACGATCAGTAAATTTACCGTAAACTTCTGGATTAGCTAATTGTGCAAAGTTAGCTCCTTTAGATGCTAGTAACTTATCGGCACCTGCACCAAACTTAGCTTGGAATAACTTAAGCATTTCTGGATCAGTTTGTGCTTGACTATGTAAGTTACTAAACTTACTAAACATACCTGTATTCCACTTATTAAGTAAGTTAGCTTGACCTGCTTTATCTGCCGTATGATAGCTTTTTAAAGCAAACTCTAAACTTCCATTCTTTTGGTTTGCATCTCTAAATAAAGAACCCGGATCTAAATCATTATCAAAATCGCTTAAACTCTTTTGATAATTACTCATTCCTTCCGCTTTAGCTTTATCAGCATCTGCCTTAGCTTTCGCTTCGTTATCTGCTTTTAATTTAGCATTATCAGCATTAGTCTTAGTGTAAAGTTTACCTGCAAAATCACCAAAGCCTTGCATAAGAGAACCTCTTATTGCACCTTGATTGTGAACTCCTGAAACACCCGCGAATAACCCAGGTTTGGCAGCTTTACCGTTATCTTTTAATCCTAATTGTTGATTAGTGAGATCATTCTTATCTCCTGTGTAAGCTATGTCGCCTACTGTATCTCCTTGTAAGTCGAAATCAAATGCTTGTCCTTTAGCGTTAGAGGATTTAATAGTACCTAAGAAGTCGTTGAAATTAGTATTCCATTCGTCTCTGTTCTTAGTCTTACCACCACCCGCTTTGACATAATCATTGAACCAAGACTGAGCTTGTTCGTGACCTAGCGTCATATCCTGACCGTTAACTCTAACTACATAAGTTTGAGCTTCCGCTTTTGGAGCTGTTCCGCCAGTATTAAATTTAGGTACTTGACTCATTATATATGTTGTAATAAATTTGTATCATATGAAAAAAGGGAGACTAGTTGAACTAATCTCCCTATTAATTTGATTACTTAAGTTTCTTAACTAATTTACCGCCGGCTTTGTAAACAGGTGCCTCTTGCGGAGCACCACCGCCACCTTGAGCGCCTTGAGCTAATTGAATTAAGCCTTCACAAACAGCCGCCATTGCTTGACAATCTTGTGACTGTAAACCTTGCATTGCCATTTGTAATAGTTGTCCTAGTGGATCTTCGCCACCTTCCTGTGGAGCTGCACCTGCAGCAGCTGGATCCGTTGGTGGAGCACCTGCTCCTGGATCTGCTGGCATTGCACCACCTTCTTGGAATTTACTTACGATTCTTTCTGAAATTTTCATTGTGTTGTTTTCTTAATTAAGTTTATAGTTACAGCTGATTATTTTAACTTTGACAAAGATAGTATAAATTATTATCATTTAAAAGCTTTGATGTTAATATATTTTGCTTATATTTGTATTAACAATCAACCCTGACTAACTGAACGGATGACATTCTCACTATAGAATTAGCGTTGGAAATAATTTAAAAGGATTGTAATAAAGCCCATACAAACGTATGGGCTTTTCTTGTTTTAATCCTTTATGTTAACGTAATCTTCGTCCTTGTTATTTTGATAGTTGATATACTTAAATATCCTTGTTCCTAGAGCTTTGTAATCTCTATCGCTTTTAGACTTGTAAGCTTTCTTAGCAAATCTAATTAATATCTTTGTATGTTTCCTACTAAAGATCCTCTCACCTCCCTCTAAATCCATCTGTGATTTTCCTTTAGAGTCTAGTACTTTCATTACGGCATCTGGTAACTTTTCGTCTCCATCTTCGTCAGTATCGAAATCTTCGTCCAATGAGCTAAGATCAACATCGTCACCCTTACTGATGCCGCTGCCTTGTTTAAGTTCGAGAACATATTTAACGTTCTCGCAAGTATGTGCTTTATCGCTTTGTGCATAACCTGTAGCAATTCTTATAATTTCCCAGTCTTCATCTATAAAGATAATGTCTAAGTTAATCTCTGTATCAACCATCCAGAAGCTAACTTCTTGAGGTTCATCGTATACAAATATCATACCTTCGTTATCTCTTAAAGACTCTACGTGTTGTAAACCTTTAGCCTTTTCTTCATCTGTCGAAGCTACTTCAACGTTATATTCTTTATCGTTAATTTCAATTATCATTACTCAGCTTTTAATAGTTTACTTTTAGAGTCTTTGGTGTTCTTAACAATCTCTTTAGCTAAAATCCTACCTGCTTCAATCATAGCATCTTCATCTCCTACTTCACATAATTTCTCTAACTTACAAGTTAAATCGTAATGTAAAATAAGTTCATCTTTCTCTACTTCAGCAGTTTGACTCATAGCACCACCTTCAGCATTAACCTGAATAACAGGTACTCCTTTGGTAGTCATAGAGACATCTTTAAATTCTTCGAGTTCTTTAATGCCGTGTTTACGTGCGTGTAATTCGCCATCAACAATAACATTCATCGAACCACCCTCTTTAAAGGCTTGTACAGTAGGTTCTGATATGATAGGTTCAACTTTCTCAATCTTTGCTACCTTAGACTTCGCTTTTAAAACGATGTTCTTATAATTGATCTTTGTACCTTTTTGACCATACTGTATAGAACCGCTATTCCACGTATCTCCACCGTATAACTTATTAGTATTAGTAGCACTGAACAAATCACTTGAACTTGCAGCTTGATCTTGTCTTTGTTTATTAAAGTCTAATATTCCAGCTACTTGAGTCTGTTGCATATTAGATGAATTAATACCATTCTTTAACTTCTTTTTACCGAACAATTTACCTGCTAAACCTGAACCTTGATAAGTTTCGGCACTTGCACCCATTGCGTCTGCTTGAGAAGCTGTTCCTGTAAAACCAGAAGAACTAGCAACAGCATCGTTTACTTTAAAATCTTTTACGTAATCAGGTGTACCTATTAACGCACCTCCTATTTTATTAAGAGTACCTAAAGCACCTCCAATAGCGCCACCTACACCAGGAATATTAGAAGCTAGACTTGATAGTGTATTAACAGCACTATCAGCTTTCATCATGTTTTTCTGAGATCCTGTAAGATTCTTATTACTATTGATAGATTGAAAGTTAAGCAATCCAGACAATCCGGCTGTTATACCACTGCCTAATGCTGCATTCATTCCTTCAGCTTCACTAGTAATTCCTGTAGGCATAGCATCAGTCCCTCCACTTAAGGAAGGACCGAGCTGTTTAAATAAACCTGTTACGCTGTCTTTATTGAATAATTTGGAGAAGAATCCGGCACCTTTACCTCCAGCACCGTTTGCAGCTCCGGCAGAACCTACTCCACCTGCGGCAGCTAATGCGCCATTTAACCAATCATTAGGCATAACTTTGTGTGAATAATGTTTCTAAAGCTGTAATAATAGCTAATTCTGTTCCAGAGTATCTTACTCTAATTTTACAGAACTTATCTCTAATACGCGCTTCTTTAATTTTCGTATCTTGTGTAAACCTTTGCGGCTTAATTTCTACATTCCAATGATCTTCTAAGTATTGCATATTACCTTTCAGTCTTCCGAACTTTTTCAAGTCCATACCTTTCTGATAAGTTAATATGGTACCGTCTTTAAGGGTTGTTCTTTGAGTACCTGCTGGATTTACAGTTACAGTTTCTGTAATATTCTTTAACTCATAACTATCTCCAATTACTTCGAACTCGAATGAATCAGGCTCTACATTATTAGATATGATATATAAGTTATTAAATATCTTATGAGTTGCGGGATTATCTAAAGCTACAAACTCGTACTCAAATTGCTCTTGTTTATCGTACCACTTAGTAGGTTCTATAACTCCACTTATGTCAAATAATCCAGCTTTACCATGTTTCCAGAACCAAGTAGAGAATTCTAAATCGTATAAAGCTTTATCTGCAATAGATAAACTAGCTCTATTTACTTTAGCGATTATAAAATCTGCCCAAGTTTCAGCTACATCTTGTGTACCTTTAAATAGTAATTGTACTTGAATCTTTAAACGATAAGCGAACTTAGGCCATGGATCAGGTAAGTTTATACCATTCCATTTAAGCTGATTACCTGTAATATTAAATCTAGAGTTATCTAATTGATTAGGCATTAATGTAAACTTCCAATCATATTTAGAATAATAGTCGTATTTCTTAAGTGAAAGTGTTCCTACTGTTTGAGCCGTTTTAGCGTTGATATTAACATCGCTAATAACAATACCTTCTGACATACTAGAATTTGCTAAAGAGTAACCTATAAGTGACATGTTCTTAGCAGAATCTTTATCAAATGAAAAGTAAACATTATCAATACTTGCAGACGAAACAGGTGTCCATGAATAACGAGTTATCCATTTATTTAGTTTATCGTTAAAACATAAGTTCCATTCTACTTCATCGTTGTTACGAGTTTCATCGTAGAAAGTAAACATTACATCACCTTTGTTTGCGTTATAATGTGTCTTAACGTTTCTTAAAGCAATCATAGGAGTTTTATCTCTTTCACTTAAAGTGATATTCTGATTTAAAAACTCTTGTACTTTAAAGTCTGATAATATCTCAAATGATTTACCATCTGTTCTCCATATCTTTTTACCTACCGTATCTACACCGTAAATATGAGTAGTTGTTCTTATAATTGAATCTCTCCAAGAAGAACCGAAATCTGTAGAAAGAGGCATGATATTTTCAGAAAGTACACCTGCTCCTTTGATATAAATATCTCCGCCTGCACCTGTACCACCTATAGCACGCTCATTAATAACTACCACACCAACTCCGTGTTCAAATACTACAAGTAGATCTCCACGCCATTCAAACATTTTAACAATAGCTCCATATTGTCTAGATATATCCTTATAGCCTAAACCTTGGAATACTCTATAATTGTTTTTAAATGCATCGTTAATATGAACATCTGAAAACATAATACGGTTGTCAAATATATTTTTAATAGCAGGAACGTCTGGTGCAGTAAAGTACATCTTATCAGAAGTTGTAGAACTATAACCAACATTGACTACGTTTGAATCTGGTGCTTTGTTTTCTGATCTTACAGACATTTGAGATAAAGGATAGAAACTTCTGTACATACCGGTTAAAGCATATTCAGAACTATTACTCTCGTCAATTGCTCTATAAGCTAAGTTAATGTTAGAACAAAGTTTAAAGGTTGCCCAGTGACCAATTCTGACAGCATTTATATCTGCTCTATTAATCTTACGGATATCGTCGTTATTTAAACCGCCACTAGCATTATAACCAGTATAGTTATTTTTCCAACTTAAAGTATCTGTAATTAAATCATTAATAGGTGTCTCAGGATCTACGAAGTTTCTAATCATTCTAACAGTGTAGTTAGTAAAGAAACAATCTCCACGATATGCAGTACACTTAGATGAATCAGCCGTTTTAGTAACTGAATCATAAGGTATAACTGCATTACCTAATAATTCTAAATCATATCTATCAGATATAGCAAAGAAAGACTGAGTAGAGTTAAATCTTAATAGGAAGTAATCTCTGAGGTTACCTAAGTTATATCCTGGAATATGTATATCAACTAATGAAGTTTTATTGTTATATCCTTCCAAACCTGTAAAACCTGTAAAGTTACCACGTAACAAGTTAGTAGCATAACGATTACGATCTTCATTATCGAACCATGCGAATTTCCAAGCTTCTTCTGGAATACCTGCTCTAGAAGAAAAGCTTTTAGTTCCGTTATATCTAGCTGGTTTACTGTCTTCTATGTTTGTTAACTTCACATCAGAGAACAGATAATCTGTAGCTCCATTATTAGTATAGTTATCAATGTAGAAGTGTCTATTATTTTGAACATCTTGAACGAAAGCATCATTACTTGGAGTAAATGGAGCTTGAGATATATTGAATAAAGCACCTGTAAATATTTCATTAAAGTATTCACTTCTTAATTGAGCCTCTGGACAAAGCAATCCTCCAACTGTTACGTTAGTGTTACTTCTTAAAAGTCTACTATTGAAATCATTTACTAATTGATTGCTTTTATCTATAAATGATTCTGAAATGAAAGCTTTAGAGTTAGTACCTCCAGAGCCAACTTGTGCGAAAATAGAAGGTGTATAAGATACACTGTCTACTCCAATAGTTAATCCTTGAGCTAAAATAGTAGGTAATCGTTTCTGTCTTACAAAGAAGAAACCTTTTGCTACTTTCTTAATTTCTGTCATTACATCAGAACCTATATTAAAATCTATCGCTAAAGGATACAATCCTGTAGACGAGTCTTTATTAATAACATCGTCTTCGTAAGTAATTCGTATAACACCTTTAGTGTTTTCTAAATTATATTGAGATTGAGGAATAAATCCTAATTCATCGTAATCTATATACTGACGATTTCCATTGTTATCATAAAGAGGTTTGTAAGTATAATGAGAAGCTATATCGCTATTGAAGGAAGCAACTCTGTTAAATAAACCTACGCCATCTTTACCTCTAACTGGCATAACTGGAGATAACGAATCGTCTTTTAATATGAATACCATACCTACACGATACATCTCTTTGTTCCAATAACCAGTATATTTATAAACATTTACTGCATCGTAATACTCAGTTTTTCTAAGTTCGTCCTGCAATTCTAAGGGTTTATATTCGTGATCTAAATAACCAATGTTATTATCATTACTTACGGTAGGGTAAACTCTTAAAGCTAAATCTTCTAATTCTTTATAAGGAATTGTAGGTTTATCCACATTACCAAAGAATAACATATTTTGGACTTGTGTTTGAGTCTTAACTTTATCTACAACATTATATTGTATATTAAGTTGTTCTACAGGAATCTCTGTAACTTCATCATAACCTGTTATAGTTAATAACATACTGTTACCAGATAAAATAGTTTTAGTATTAATTTTATAAGCTTGAGTTAACTCAATCTCATTGTAATCTCCTGTACTACGTGTGTAATATATGTTTAGATAATCGTAAGATAAATCTAAATTATTAATATATAACTTGGCAATCTTATTAGTTAACTCATTTGCTAAACCTCCTCTTGTTGAAGCCGGATCATTTACTTTACCAACGTAACAAGATACTATTCCAGACTCTGCAATAATATCAGATTCGTTTCCGTCTGCATCTGAATATTTAAAATAGAATACATAGTTACCTGTTTTCAAATTACCACCTTCATATAAAGCGTCAAATGTAACATACGGTATCTTCTCTGTAGTTCTAAACAATCTAGTGTTTTGTGTTACGAACTCTTCATCGTAAATGTTTGTATCGTTATTACCTTTACGGTCAACAATTACATAAGTACTATCCTCTTTTGGAGTAAAACGTGAATTAATAAGTCTAGGTGGATTTCTATCATCATTTAAGATTAAGTTTACTGTATCATCATAAGAAGGCTGAACAGTAATATCCACAGGTGAATTTAAATTAAAGTTCAATTTAGAACTTCTAAAATCAGTTAATTCACCGTTCGCTAAACGTAGGTTTCTAAAAGCGTTGTACTCGTACTTTAAGTCTCCCTCTTGTTTAAAACATTTGGCATGAAGCTCAAAGTCTATGTCAAAAAGAGGGAGACGTTTAAAAGTCTTAGAAGATAGTATCTGTGAGTTACTACCTGCGGTTATTGTCATTATATATCAATTGAATAATTTAATCTTTGCATTCCAGTTATTGGTACTTTCACTTCGGTAACGTCATTCCTAACTCCTCTCCAGTCTCCTGGTGTTTGTGAATCTGACTTAATATATATTTCACTATTAGCCTCTGTGATAGGAATACCCGGTGTACTAGCTCCTGAGAATATATTTGCAATACTGTTGTAAAACGGATTATCTAAAGAGAAAACTTGACCATGTATTAAAGTACTAGAATCATTGAAGATATCATCCGAATTCCAAGCATTCTTAGCTGCTTTCAATGAAGTAACTAATGCAGAATCAACACTCTTTTCTACAGCTAATTCAGCAGTATTTAAATCTACTTTTAAAGTACTAGGTTGTTCTATGTAAGGGATGAAACCGTCATTGATAGCTAGTTTGTTATCTATGATTTCAGAAGTTCCTTTACGTGAATTAATGTAAGCATTAATATTTGCAGTAGAGAAATCCATGGTTGTTCCAGATGCTCCTGCATAGTAAGTAGATAAATACGTTTTAGTATTTGCTATTGGTTGATATTTTACATTGTAATATAAACCGTTAAACTTAGCTATTGATTTAATAGAACCATCAAATGAAGCTAAATCTCCGTTAGCGTAGTAAATATTTTTAATAGTATCTACAGCCGAGTGAATATGTAAGAAAGGAACAGCAGCTATTAAAGTATTAAGTTTATCAGCTTCTATTGAAGTTGGATAATATCCATCTGGACGTCTACCAAAACCTTTAAGTTTAGGAGAGTAAAGTTCTCCATCTTCAACTCGATAAACTACATAATAGAAACTTCCGCTTCTACAGTTGTAATTTTCTCTACTAATATTCTCAATATAACCAAAGAGTACAGCTTGTTTAGATGTTGCACCTAAATGCGTATCAATTCTATTTTTAATTTCTGCAGCACTAGGCACATTACAATCATTCTTTACTAAACTACCATTAATGTACATACGTCTAGCGTCTAGACTAAAAGCTGCACCTTGGATAGTTCCTGTACCGCTTGCAGCAGTAGAACTCTGATTAGCTAGCTTAGAGAATCTATTCGCTAAAGGAATATTCTTTCTGTCTTTAACAGCTCTAGTTCCTTCTGAAACTTTAGGAGCATAAACAAATCGACTAGTGGCCATTGATTTGTTTAGTCTATATTTTAAAGAATTTATATTAGTTAACGTCCAACTAGCTGTCGTAGTAGGGTTAATGTTAGCATCTCCTCCAAATCCTTCATTAGTAATAACAGGCGTAATACTAGAAACATCAGCAAACTCTATACCTATAATAGGAGATTTAAAGTTACCAAATATGTTTTCGGAACCACTAACAGATAAGTCAATATCCATATTATTGGATCTTGTATATTTGTTTCCTCCTTTGTAATAACCTCCAGTAGTAGCAGATTCTTGAATAGAATAAAAAGGTTTATTAGTTACAACACCTGTATCTGTTACAACCGTAGCTTCTTTATTTTCTATTGCAATAGATTCAGTAGTCTTGTTAGAATACTTAATTATGTCTTCAATCTTGAAATCCACTGTATTAAAATCTGGAGTATATAGAGGATCAGTATTAGTAATAATATTTTGCTTAACGTAAAGATCATTTAATAATTTATTAGTAAACATTCCTTTATAGAAATCGAAATGTTTATAAGTAGGTACTTGTGTAGAGTAATCTATATCAACGCCGCTTATCCTAACTATATAGAAATGATTTCTTCTTAAAGCGGTAGAGTTCCTAATTAATCCTGTAGAGTTCAATAAAGTCTTCTGTATTGTAACATCTGGATTAGGGATAAGATTAACTCTTGCCGTACCTCCTGCAGTAGTACTATTGAAAGTAGTTATAGCAGGTTCCTCAACTAATTCCATTTGAATAGAATTAACACCGTAGTAAGTAGGGTTATCAATCACTTTCACAACTGAATAGTCAGACCATGGATCATAGAATTCTACATACAATATTAAACCGTTAGGATTGTCTCCTTCAAACTTGAAATCAAAGTCTACTTTAGCAGAATTGTTGTCAATGTAATACCTAAATATATCGTTAACTCCTGTACCTGCAGAAGCGTATTTACCTAATTCTAGATTAAAATCTTTTCTAAGTTTAGGATAAAGAGCGTAATCAGAATAAGGAGTAACACTACCAATTACTTTAGCGTTAGCGGCTAAGTCTCCGAGTTTAGCAGCGACTTTTTTAACTGAACCTACTTTATCAACATAGAAGTTTTCTACAGTAGGTGAGCTAATCTGTACTTGCATACCTTTGAAATCTGCTAACGAATTACTAAATCCAATAGCTTCAATTACTGCTGATTTTTGAATATCAGTTCTTCTAGAGGTATCTACTACATTAATGTCGAATTGATCTATAGTTTCTAATTCTAGACCTACAGCAATAGTACCTTGATTCTTTTCTTTGAAATATACATACTGACCCTCTAAATCATCATCTGCATCTACTAACTTAACATCTTCTGATTTTATTTCAGCAAGGTTGTTGTCGTCTGTAACTTTATAGAACTTAAGCTTAAATAACTTTCTACTAGCAGGATTAGTACTAATGTATTTATCCATCTTAGTTTTGTTATCAATCTCGTCTTCTACAGATGCGGCAGTTGGATCATGTATATCGTATGTTACTAAAAACATATCGCCTGGATTTAACTGCAATAGTTCAGGTTCAACTAATTTAGTCAAGACAGCTGTCTTTTCTTTAGTCGCAGGATTACCTGTATTAACTATAAATTGACTAGTCTTGAAGTTCGCCGGTGAAAGGTTCTCAAAGTCACTAGTATTAAAATCTCTTTCTGGTGAAGGGAAAGAACCAACTTCTCCTTCTCCTGTTTCAGGATTGTATATTGCTAAGTAAATTATTCCACCATATTCTTGTATACCGACAGGTATAAAGCCTACAGGTAGTCTAGCTCGCTCAACTTTACAATTACCTTTATCATTTTGCAGAACAAATTCGTTTCCATCGAATGTGATAACAGTAGCATTAAGTGCATCTGTTAGAACAGTCTTAGGTGTCGTTAATGGATTCAAATCCATTATCATTCCATCTGTAAATGTATTTTGCGTTTTCATTGTCTATTTGAATGTCTTGGAAAAAAGCGTATCTTAAATCGTCCTTAAACTCCATTTTATATATGTTCATAGCATAATTCTTACAAGCTGTCAACTCTTCCAAGTATCTTGTAAAACTAGCCTTAACCGTTTCTCCCTTGTTAAACAGTTCCATGTTTTTATCAGTAAGTGAGAAGTAGAAAGTACCATCATGTTTCGGTTTATTCTTCTTATTCTTCATTAGAAACCTGACTTTCCTACGAACTTTTACATATTGAGTAGGGCTAAAGGAACCACTAAGATACACAAAAAATGCGTCTTTTCCGCTATCTAAATTAATATAACTATCTACTCGATGTATCATTCCTTTAAACATCATATTTAAACCATGTCTAATACAAGAAGATATAGAAGATCTCTGTATCTCTGGAAACATCTCTTCCATCTGAGTAGTTATCTCTGTAAGCGTACTGATGTTACTATTTTGATAAGTTAAGTTTTTGGCTTTATTATCAATCATAATGTCATACATATGTTTAGGTACGTGTATACCAAATCTGTGAGTCGGTCTATTAGGGTACTTTATTTCAATACATATACCATTCATCTGAAATCCTAAATCAAAAGGATCAGCTCTACCTTTACAATATCTGAACAAAGGTTTACTTTGTTTTTGATTTAACTCTATTACTTTTATCTTAGCATCTAAGTTCTTATAAGGTAGTTTAAATATAAATTCTCGATTTACTACGCCATTAATTATTAGACGTAAAGCATGTAAAAATATACGATGTATAATCCTAATCTTAGTAGAGTTACTACCTTCTCCAAGAACACGCCTAATAGCGTATCCTTGGTTAGGTATAACTTTCATAAGTTTCGTATCGTAAGACTCAAATAAATCTTTCATACGCATGCTATGTGAAAATCTGGAGAAAGGGTATTTACCTGTAGAGTTTAAGAGAGATTCCGTATCTCTTTCTGTCCCATGATCCTTTAACATCCAATATTTGATCCATTTCGTTCTGGTTAAGATACATTGGTGTGCGTGCATTGTCACACATTCTTTGCCAGTCCTGTTTTAACATTTGTGCTAACTGAATTGTAGCTTGATCTCTTGCTGTCATTCCTCTCTTATTCAAAGTAACATATGCACAATAAGTTGCAATAGCTGCTACTTCCTTAACGTTAAGAGAAGGTAAACCATTTTCATCTAATTCTACTCCTTTATAAATCATAAATACGGTAGATAGATTTTTATTATCTAAATGTAAAGTATCACCTACTCTACTATATGTAAGCATACCGCCTGGAGAATAAAGGCTATGATGATGTGTTTGATAAGCTTGTACATATTGTTCTATATACTGTCTAGAAAAATCATCAACAGATACATTGTCTGTACTTTGATATTGTTCTTGACCGCCTGTTATCACTTCAATTACATCTACATTACAAGGTAATTCTAGAATACCGTCAGTACATGTAAAAACATGTTTATATGTACGAGTATATTTATTACCTATTAAATCCCAAGCATGTAAGCCTATGTTTTCAAACTCATCATCTTCTAAAGTAATATCGTAGAAAGTCTTAAGATGAGTAATTGCGTTATAAAATGGATATAGTTTCATTATTTAACTGCTTGATCATTAGGTGTGTGGGCTGTTGCCATTTGTCTATAGTATCTAATATATTCTTCTGTAACTCTTTTAATAATTTCTTTATCTAAGAATGAATCATTATAAACATCGATTCCATTGCAGCAACCGAATTCAGCTACTTGTCTAGGATCTTTAAAGATACCTACTACAGATAACGAAGTTATTAAAGGTAAGTTGAATAAGAATACATCATACATGTTATTCGCATTAGGTGCAGTATCTACCCAAGCATAAGGTTGATCCGCTCCGCGTCTGTTAAATTTATGATGTCTCCAAGAACTATCTGTGTAAACTTTAAACCTTACACGTCTATCTGTAGAACCTAAGAAATCAATAGCAGCGCTACCGAAGTCATTGATTAATTGAGGAATTTCAGTATGTTTAACTTTTTCTTCTTCTGCTTTTGTAGTGCAACATCTATCTAGAGATTCGCAATCTACTGCTAAACAGTTAATAGGAAGAATAAGATCTTTAACTGGAATTAAGTTTTTCATACTATATTCCTTTATAATTGCTAACCTAGTACGAATAGCATCATCCTCAATCTGTTCTAATGTAAATCTATTGTTAACGTTTACACCGGATGCTCCCGATACTACGTTATTATATATTGCCGAGGTTATACTTTCTAAAGCCATATTTGTCTTAAACCAAAAAAGGCAGACAGTTTTATGCTGTCTGCCTTTTATAAATTAGCTATTAAATTGATTATGGATTAGCAACCACACCTGTCTTAGCAACAACTACTGAACCTGCTCCGAAAGCTTCGGTAAGCAAAGTTTGGAAAGCTGCTGACTGAGAAGCTAATACATAGATCGTGTGAATTGTTTTTGAAGTGATCAATTGACCAACTGCACTTTGACCGTAGATGTTACGAACAACTTCCATATAGATGGTATATTGATCGTAAATTGAATTAGCAACTGGACGCTCATCAAGTAAAGTACCTTGGAAACGAATGTTCTCAACTGTAGGTAATTGGATGTTCTTAGTAATGAACCAAGAAGTACCGAAACCTTCTTTACCTGCTGTAGTGATAGTACCTGCAACTAACAAGTTAGTAGCAACTTCACCTGTGTAAGTGTCAGGAATTAAACCAACTGTTTCTAAAGCTACACCTTGTAGTCTTTTGTATTCATCATTTGCAGTGATTACTAAGTTAGTAGTCGAAGCAGTGATAACTACATCTGGATAAGGAGCTAATGCTTTATTGAATGAAGCAGCTAAAGCCGTAGCTAAAGCAGCTGCAGATGCAGGAGTTGAAGCAACGTAATATTCTGCGAAAGTTGGACGACCTTGATTAATGTCCCAACGAGAATAAGCACCAGCTGAACTTCCTGATAATCTTGAATCTAATGATAAACGAATTACTTTACCTGTTAAGTCAGCTAAAGTTAAACCCGCTAATGCGATTGTAGCAACCTCTTTTACCGGTGCATAACCAACATTCTTAAATGTACCAGTTACAGCAGATTTGGCAAATTTACCATATCTTTTGATGAATAAGGCAGTATCGCCATCTTTCAATCCTGGATCTTCTGTACTGTCTAAAACAGTAACGTCTGCTAATGAATTAAGGATTAGCTCGCCTCTTGTGTAATCAAACATCGTTTAAATAAGTGTTTTATTTGTTATTATTAATTATCTTTTACCTTGCTGCTGTTGTTCTTGTGCAGGGTTGGCTATTGTTTGGTTGACCGGTATATTGGTCTGTAATCTAGGATCGCTTGCGTTTTCTAATAATAATTTAGTCAACTCTTTGATTATCTCTTGACATACATAATCTGGAAACTCTAACACTTGTGAAGTATCATCAGTTAGATCAACTTCTGCTTGAGTAAGAACTATACGTCTTGGAGCTTTTAAATAGTCAATGTGAATTCTGGTAAGCGTGAATAACGAATTATCCTTGCCATATCTGATTTCAACTTTAACTGGTGCACCTCCAGAATATCTAACACCTTCTTGAATCTCCGGAACATTTGGAGAAGTAGGATTAGCTGGTGGTGGTGTATCTACGGTATTATGAATGTAATAATAAGGTAGCTTATACGATGGTCTCAAATAATAGTTGTTAATTATTTGAGAGTACATATCTGATGTTAATCTTTTAGCACCGAAGTAAACAGGCTCTGATGGAGTATAACATTTAAACACTTTAGTTGCTGTATATTCTACAATACAATTAAGCATATGAAAATAATCCGCAGGTAAATCCGCAGTGTAAGTTGCTCCCTGCAGTTTGTTGCCTGTTACTGCAACGATATTTGAGATTGCGACAGTACCTTTTAAGACTCTTAAATCATCTGTTGTTTGTTGATTTACATCATATACGTTATAACGTAGATTGATGTAATTGTACACCGCTTTATTGATAAAGTAGTTATAATCTTCTAATAAAAGGCTCGGAGCTTGAACCTTATTCATTTCGATTAACGTGTACTCGAATAATTGTCTTGCTGTCATTTATGTTTTTACTTAGGCTTTTGCCTTTTTAGGAGTCGTCTTAGTCATAGAAATCAACTCTTCTCCTGTATAGTCGTTTGGATCAATCTCCACTTCTAATTCAGCGTAATGCTCTGGATAAGTTTGTTGTTTAATGATGTCTAAAATTCGCTTGTTCATTGGGTTTTTAAACCATTGAATAACCGCGTCTTGATTCAATCCTAAAATTTGGTTTTCACCATATTGATATACTTTATCTCTGTACTGAATTACAAATCTATCTAATGCGTCAAGCAATAGGATACGTAAATTAGTGTCTGCACCAGTGTACAAGTTAATAATTACATCAGGAGTTTCTTTAGCTAAATCTAAAAGATATTCTTTAACATCTGATAAAGGCAATTGAGTCATAGGATTTCCTAATAATCTAGCCTTTTGATATAGTCCATCATGGCTATCTCCAAATACGAAAGACTCAGCATTGTGACGTTGTTCACGTAAGCTAACTTTCATTTTAGATACTTGACCTAAATGTTCTACATAGAATTCAGCGCTACCGTATCGTCTAAGATTACCGTCAATTACAAAGTTTCCTTTTGTATCTCTAATCGTACGATCTAAAGCGATACGTCTAGAGTCTTTAATAGCATCCCACCAAGCGGCGTCAATTTCGTTATTTAAATCGAAGGTCTTACCATCAAAGATAGTAATGTCCTCGTTTTCTCCGATAACATAGCGTCCTGTTTTTCTATCATCTTCTGTTTCTTGAATATCGCCTTGCGAATTAACCCTACGAACAGAGTCTGCATAACGTCCTGTAACAGGATGTTTAGCTGGCTGCAATGTTACTTTTGGTATTTTAAATACACTTCTAAGGGTAATAATATTACTTTCTTCTGGTAATTTTGACATTAATTTATTATTTCGTATTGTTTCAATTTGTAACTAAAAAGGAAAGCTGAACAATATGCTCAGCTTCCTAATTTATATCTTATTGGTTTTCTTCGATGATGAATGAACGATAAGGATTGTATACACCCACACCGGCATAACCCATGTGAACGATTTTCGATCCTGCTACTGGAGACGAGATGTCGCCTGAAGTAACACCGTCTAAACCACCAACACCTTTCAATACACCACGAATGAATTCTCCACCTTTTAAAGTGAACATTTGCATAGCAGGTGTACCGCTAGTAGCATCAGCTGTTAAATCAATAACAATACCGTATGCTCTGTCTGGATACTCTAAAGTAAATGCTTTATCTACTTGGAATGAAATTTGGTTACCGCCCATTTCGTAAGTATCGAATGTAGTACCTACAGCAACGTTTTTACCAGCTTTCTTAGAGTAGAAGAAAGTACCATCAGTTTTCCAATCTTTCAAATATGCACGAAGTACACGTTGAATTTGAGACCACAATCTTTCGTTAACGATAAACACATATTGGTTACCTGTTGATTTCTTAGATTTTTGTCTCATGAATTCCATGATAGTATCAAAGATCTCGATTGATAGTTTTGCATAACCGTATTTGTTAGCGAAGCGCTCAATTTGAGGGATGATACCATTACCAATCATAATTGGACGATTAGTAGCTGGATCCATAACAGTAGATTTACCGTTAACATCTATACTTGATTTACCGAACAATAATGCGTTGTTACGTGCTTCTAAGAAGCTAGTAAGCAATTCTTGTTCTTTTCTCTTCATCTTGTAAATGGTTTCAGCAGAAGTACCTTTACCTTCGTTTTTACCAGTAGAAATGAATACATCTTCTAAAGCAGCAAATTGAGAAGAGAAAGAAACGTCATTTCTGTGAATTGAAATGTGCTCTCTGTGACGCTCAATGTTTGATTGATACTTAGTGTAACCTTCTTCTGATAACTCAGGGTGATAGTTAGTTAAGAAACGAGTCTGCATATTTGGTTGACAAGCTGACGCATCTAACAATGACTGACCGTCGTTGTCGATGATTTGACCTACAACAACCCAGTGATCAGCAGCGATCTTTTGAGGCGCGTACTTAACAATAACTTGCTGACGAGATTTTTCGATACGGAATGTATCATATTTCTCGTAGTAACGCTCTTTGAAAGCGAATACGATATCTGAACCGTTTGAACCGTCACCTTCTGGTACAGCAGCGAATTCTACACGTTTGATGTACTCGATGTCCAATTCCCACTCAAATAACAAAGCGTCGATTTGTTGGAACTTAGATGGAGACTTCTGGTTTGTGTAAATGTTCATTAATGACTCTGTCAAATAAGACGCAGTCAACTCTGGGTACATTTTGGAAACGATGCCTAATCTATGTGGCTTAGCGCCTAAGAACTTCGCAAAGTCTGCGTAGGTTCTTGTGTCGCCCATGTTAGGGCGAATGGTAGTCATGTCAAAGACTTTCATTTAATTGATTTTAATTAACTTGTAAATAATGTGTGTAACTTGATGCTAGTGGAGGTCGTCAATCGACGCTACCTTTTTCCCATTAGACTTTGATGTATTGGCTCTGACTGCGCTAACTTTGCCACTCGTAGTGGTCTTAGGTTTTGCTTCATCTTTACCTTTAGCATATGCGGCTTTAGTCCGCACATCGATTTGCTTAATGTAGTAGTCATGGATCATTGCAAAAGCTTCTTCGCCTTTCTCTGCAAACCATGCTAATTTAAATAAAGAATCAGGTTGCTCTAACATCTTATGGAATTTACTAACTCCATTGATGTTTTTATTAAGTACCGTATCCAACACCAAGTTCTTATCATCGTCGTTTATTGCTAAACCACCGATATCTTCAACCTTAACTGCAACTTCGATTAAGCTGTTAGATAAGTCTTGAAAAGCTTCAAGTTCTTTTTGTTGTGTAGCTACCTGCTCTTGTTCTTTACTTTGAATTTCAAGTTCAACATACTCTTTACGTAATCTGTCTACTTTCTTCTTGAATAATTCTTCGTACTGTAATTCCTTTTCAAGTTCAATTTGCAATTCTTCTTCAGTCCAATCTTCATACTTTAACTGTAAGTCCATTAGGAATAACTCGTTGTCATCATAGTCATCAACCATAAAGTTTTGACCGTTCTGTTCGCGTAGATATTCTTCAATAGCTTGACGTTTGGTATATTCTAAAACGTCTTCTAAAGTAGCATTGTTCTGTCTTAACAACTCTATAGTTCCAAGCTCATCTTCTGTAAAGGTAGGCTCTTCAACTGTAGTGTCTGTTTTTAAGATTTCAACTTGATCTTCGTAAGGTAAGCTGTAGAAGTCAACTTCTACAACCTCGTCATTTTCGTCTAAATATTGTAAAGCTCTAGGATCTTGAATCCCTCTACTTTGTAATAGATCGTTAATGATTTTGCTTTCAACGATTGAAGGTAGATCAGAGTCATTTCCGGTATTCTCAATTGGATTACCATCCTCGTCTACTTCATCATCGTCTCCGCTATATATAGAATCGCCTGGATCGTTTCCGATGTGAACGTACATGTCGTCTTCACTCTCGTTTACGAAACCTTCTTCGTCTATTAAATCTAAATCGTCTGGATCGCTTAACTCGTCTCCAATTAAATCATTTATACCTGATTCGTTTATCGACAAGTTATCCTCTTCTAGATCGTCTAGTAAGTCGTCGTGTGAGTATTCTTGTGCCATTATTTCATATTAGTCATTAATGTGCGAAGATACTAAATTTAATTAGTAAGTCCTGCATATTAGGTGAATTATTTTTACAATAAACTTACAAGGTAATCCTCGAAGTCTAAGATATCTTTGTGACCTTGTGGCCAAGCGTGCTCTTTTGCTAACTCAACTACAAACTTTAAATCTTCTTCAGTTAACTCAAAAGTCTCTGCATCTTTAGCTTTTTCAATTACTTCAAAGATACGCATATCTCTACGCATTTCAGTAGTTGTAATACCTTGTTTTAATGGACGATGCATAATAACCGCCACTAGATCTGCATACTTAGCCAAGACCGTTTCGTCTAATTTAAGGTTTGTTTCTTTGTTCTCAACAATTTTTGTCATATTCGTTCTTATTAATTTAAGATGCAAATATAAGTAAAAATTCTCGAAGGACAAAGAAACAACTCCTTATTAATTTTATTCAACTACTGTAACAATAGCGAAGAAGTCTTTAAGCTTCTCTGCTAGAGCAGCGTACATCAAGGTTAGACTTAATGTCTCAACTTGAACATACTGTATTGCTTGTGGAGCACCTGTAATTTGAATCGACTGCTCTCCTACTAAAAAGTCTTCATGCGATTTGTAAAAAATAATACCTAATTCTGTATTAGGATTTGCAGCTGCTGTGCTTACATTCTCAGGAACAAATTGCTCGTCTTCATCGCCGTAGACATCTATTGTTTGTCTAACACTGTTAATTTTTACTATTGGAGATTCTACTTTGAATCCACCAGTAACTTTTAAGTTAACTGGGTTTTGTGCATTACCTATTTGTATGTGCATGATTTATTTTATTTAATGGTTTAAAATGTATAATTATAGCTACTATCTGATGATGGACTTACTGCAGTTATTAATACTGTAGAGAATGGACTACCTGTTGGCGTAGATGTAGAAACATTATTGTTTCCAACATTAATAGAAACCAATCCATTTCCTACTGCTCCGTTTTCATCTTGCCAATAAAAGTCTATATTAACAACTGATGCAACAGGGCTTGAAGAATTAAAGTAAACATAATAACCATCGTTACTTACTGATATATTATTATTTGATAATTGGCATGAACCCATTTCAGCAACATACGTTTCTATAGTTCCACTTCCTATACCGCCGACATTACGGATAGCCGTTCTTAACCACACTCTAATTCCTGATGTATTAACGTATGAATAATATCCTGAATTAGTTATTCCACCAGCTTGAGAGCTGTAAATTGTATCTCCTATGTTTGGAACTCCGTTACTGTTTGCTACATATAAAGTACCAGTACTAAACGAACTAGTACAAATAGCACTCATATTAAATGTTGGATCAGAATAATAGTATAATTGATTACTAGGAGATAACGAATAGTATTGAACACAAGCACTTACTGCAGCAATTTTACCACCGGTAGCTAATGTTAAAACCGTTCTAATTCCATTATTATCTATATAAGATAAGAAATTTCCATCAGTATTTATTCCCGGATATATAACTGCATAATAAGGATTATTAAAAAAGAATATAGTCCTTCCGGCAACTGCTAAACCATCTGGCTCCATTACATACAAAGGCCAATTATAACCAGTAGGTCTGCTGTCAATTAGTTGACAAGCGTCTCCCGGATTATCAGCACTAACCCAAGTTCTGGTATCTACTTGATTTAATGTAAAAAATGTCTTTGTTACAGGACATTTAACTGTTATTTTATCAAAATCTGCCATTATATTACTATTGATTTAGCTACTGTTATTTTAAGACTAGTCGATGTATTGTGCACATAGCTATAAATAATTTTAGTTGTGAATGTTTCTGTTGGTGCTGAACCAACATACTCATATACTAAACGACTGACATTTTGATACTCTGCGTAAATCCTAATATGTCTTTGATTATTTGTATAGGTTATATTACAATCTATTTCTATTATACCTGAAAGCGTTCCTATATCGACAGTTTCACTATATTGATCCAATCCTGAATTATATTGAAATTCAGTTCCACATGCTATATTTAAAATAGCTTGAATTAAAGCTTTCGTAATCCAATTTGTACCACCTCCGCCAATAGGTACTATTCTTAACTTAGTGTTGGCTTCGTTAGTTGTAATCCAGTTATTATTTGTAGTAACAGACTGACCAGCATTTAGCTGAATCAGTCCGTTATTTATTGCATCTTGGATTTCTGCATTAGTTATCCAATCATTTGGACCTCGATCATTATATCCCATTTTCTAATTCTGTTACTCTTTCTTTTAAACGTTTAACTTCCAAAGTTAACAATTCTACTTGATTTAAGGCTAACTTTTCAGGGTTTTCTTTAAACACCAAATCAGGACACCAACTATCAATTTCTTGTGCTGAATATCCATAATGAACTTTAGTATCAAGTCCGTTCTTCCAAGTAAAAGCAATTGTTCTATCCTTATCTAACCAAGTTAAATCTAAGTTATTATTAACTAGATTTTTATACCTAATGTCTGATGTGCCGCCACCGCCACTAGCAGTAACATATCCGCTAAATTGTGCATTACCTTGTGTACTTACATAAAATCTTGGATTATTTCTATCACCAAAATGGAAACCTATTGCATCGTTACCACCCACTGGTGACCAAGCTTGATAGTAACCTATACCAAATTCTACAGCATTAGCTAGTCTCCAAATGTTATTATGACCCTGCGCATATTCGTTATTACTGAAACCTCCATTAGTACCTGTACCTGCTGAAATACCTGCTCTAGTCCAAATACCATTACCAATTGCAGTTTGTGTTACACCTGCTTCTGTAATCAACATTTGGTGTCCTAAACCTGCTTTTGATTGACCACCTACATTTGTATGTGTCCAAACAATACCGTAGCTATTAGCTAACGATGTACCATCGGCAGCAGGTCTGTAACTAGCACCCATTGAAAAAACAGATTGATAACGAGATGCATCGTAGAGACCTACTAAACCAAGACCATAGTCATTTACGTTATAGTTTCCACCCATTGTCTGATATTCAACTGCTCTAACTTGTGCATCAACCCAAAAAGGTTTACTTCCATAAACCCTTACCCAAGTAGTGTCACTCATATAAACACCACCACCGTAAGTATCATTAATCCAACCCGATGAACCACCACTTCTAAACCAGTTGCTACAGCTTACTGAACCATTAACACCACTATCATATCCTGTAAAGATTCTACCGCCACCGACTAATATTGTACCTTCTACTTGAGATGCTCTGAATTTTTCATGTGCAGTTCCCGGATTATTAGTAATTTCAATAGTCCCATCGGTTGCTATAGTTATACTAGATGCCACTACACCTTGCATATGGAAACCTAATCTTGGTCTAATTGCACCATCCCCTAATAATTCTACTGTAGCTTGATCATATTGATTACCTGTACCACCGCCAATTCTCCATCGTGAACTTGATAAAAACCCTACTGATGTAGCAGCTAATGAGTGATATGCAGCACCATCCCACCAATTTTCTCTCCACGATAAAGCAGCACCATCAGATAATCTGCTAATATATTTATGGTAAATATCTGACCTCTGATTTTGAACAGCGGTATAGTATGGAGCATCTGCACTTACTTGTTGTAAAGAAGCACCGTTATGTAACGTAATAGTTCTATATAGATTACTATTCCTTGCTGCAACTGTGTCTAATGTTTCAGCACTTGCACTACCTCTGATGTTCATTGGAACACTGTTCCCAAAATCAGAATTATCTACTTTAAAAGTTACGTTACTACCATCCCAACCCCAATTAATTCCGTTAGTGCCATTATAACTCTTAAGTCTTTCAGCAACAACTGATTGCTCAGAATATCTTGAACTATCCACTCTTACAGCATATGTTGCTACCCCATTCCAACCCATTAAATTTGGAAGTGCTGCACTCCAAGTGTGTTGTGGATTAGTCCTATCTATTGCAGTACCATTTGGTGCAGTACCGTTTGATGCATCAAAAATTACGTGATCATTTCCATAATTTTTCCAACGCAACATTCTGGAAACATTAATGTCTTGAGTTGAATCGGTCATAGGGTTGTTTATGTCGGCTCCGGTTAAAGTACTTCTATATGCTAAAGAACCTAAACCTAAATCACTTTTTACTTGATTGGTATCACCGCTATGATATAAATTAAACCAAGGATTCCAAGCTGTTGCATCACCATTTTTTAAACGCATAGCTAATCTACGACCATCACCGTATTGACCATTTAATTGTAAGCCGTAACCTTGTGCACCAAAGTGACCTAAATAACCATTGTAAGGTGCATTAACTGCATAGGTAAAGTTGGAAGTATGTTCTGGTACTGTATTAGCATCTGCTGTAAATGTGTTATATCTATGATATAATAAATAATTTTCAGATGCCATTGATGTTAAACCTAAAAATGATTTAACTGTGGCTGCACTACTTCTTCTTAAATAACCATCACCTGCTGTTGTTACTATATCACTAACACCAATAGCATCCACAGCAGGGCCTGTCATTTTATAGTAAACTGCATTTAGATTACCACCGCTATCTCTTTGTGCAAGTGTCCAAGGGGTTTCACTTGTACTCGGTACTTCACTTCTATATGCTAGTGAACCTAATATATTATCAGTCACAATAGTTTGCCAGCTACCTATACCACCATCACCATTTGTACGTACGGATACTCTAGCGTTTGCGTTGGGTGGTGCACTGAATTGTGTTGTGTAAACATCAACACCATAAGATAAAAAGGGACCGTAATCGTTACCACCGCTTGGTACATTACTACCTGCGAATAGTTTACCACCACCATTTATATTTTGAGTGTTAGCATCATAACCAGCGTTACCTATGATCTTCATATAAGCACCGGAATTATAATCACCCAACCCTAAATCAGATTTAATTTCTGCTGTGTTAGCTGAAGTGTAAATGCTATACCAACTATTCCAAGTAGTTTCAATACCATTTCTTACTCTTAATTGAGGTACACCAGTTGCATTAAGGAAAGCAGAACCAAAAGCTAATTGGTATGATGCATCACCTGTACTTGCTATTGTACCAGTCCAAGGTGAAAAGGTCATCACACCTCCGTAATTACCACCTGAATTTATTAGGTTAGCGTTAACAAAATCAAATCTTACCCTGTTAGGGTTCGCACTTGGATGAATATCGTTTGGAACTCTACTACCGTCAGGTGAAATTACATAATTAGAAAATGATGCACCACCTGTTGTAAAACTTGCTATGTTATCTCCGTTGTTAATATATGCTAAACTACCTAAACCCAACCAAGCTTGTACAGCACCACTCGCTGCTGGTTGCCACCTGTTGCTTGGTGAATAAGCCATTAAGAATGAATTAACAGTTGGTGTACCTTCACCATGATAATTTTGACCATTCCATGCAACTGAATTAGCTACATTAAAATTAGATGGGTTGTAAACGTACATATCTTCTGCTGTACTACTTCCCCATAACCATTGAGGTTGCCCACTTTGACCATTCCAATGAAAACGCATTCCTGTCGAATCATTGTTAACTATATTAACACGTTCAGCAGTACCTGTGATATTTATTCCCCAAGTACCACTAGCGTTTTCACCACCACTTCTTGCTAACGTTACAACTGAATTACTTGTTGTATGACGCATATAAGGCGCATCAATGCTGTTACCTGCAAATCCAGCATAAGTTGCACCATCAGCTATTAGCCATCTTGTATCACCTTGAGCAAATGTTATCCAGTTACCATAGTTACCTAAGTCATTAGTAAATTGACTTAAGTTTGTAGGACGATCTGTTATTTGTGCCCAAGTATGTGTATGCCCTAGTAAAGAATATCTTGTATCTGCAAAAGTTTGTACTCTTGCATTTGTGAAATATAAGTTACCAAATTCTGTAACTTGAGATGTAGTGTAATCACCCGCAGCTGAACTAACCGGGCCAGTTCTTCCGTTAAACGAAGTTACTGCTCCACCTGTTCCTGCTCCGGGAGTGGATGTAATAATTACTTTATTAGTGGCAGGATCATAACTGATAGATGTATCACCTGTACCTTCAAACCTTAATAAGTTTTGATTATATAAATTGAACTGTGGAACTCCTGCACTGTTTGCAATTCCAATATGAACATCTGCAAGTTCTTCTGGAGTTACGTAGTTTAAGTCATCAATAAACTGACTAAGATTAGTAGGTCTATTAGTAATCTCTGCCCATAAATGAGTATGACCTAACTTAGAGTAAAGAGTATCTGCATACAATTTTACTCTCGCATTTGTATAATATAAGTTAGATCCCTCGGGTATCTCTGAAGTAGAAATAGCTCTAGTAGTCCAATTAGTTAAGTGACCGTATTGATCAACCAACAAATTACTTATGAAACTATTACCTGTTAAAGCAGTTTTGCTAGTCCAAGTACCTACGTTATGTTTGATGTTTATGTTGTTTGCGAAGAGGTTACCTCCACCATTTAAACCATCTGATCCTGTTATATTTCTTGACTTAATTGTCTCTAAGTCTTTAATCCATAGTACACCGTTTTCGTAATCTAACTCTGTACCTAAGATCATCTTAGTTCCTACATAATTACCTTTAATGTAAGCATTATCGGAATAGAAACCCTTTTCTAAATTATCTTCAACTAATCCTAAGTCTTCGTCAACAATGTCAGAAAGATCTCCTACACGCAACCTAAGTTGATCTGTTTGAGTTTTTAAACCTGTTTCGATTAACTCTTCATCAAAATATATATTGTCTATAAACTCATTAAAAGAGGTTATATTTGAAGACATTTCTATAAACGGACTGTTAGAATCAGCACCGTTTAGTTGAATTAAACATTCTTCATCGAATCTGTTACCTAATTTAATAAGTTTAGTTTCTGAGTTTAGACCACTGTCGTAAGCATAAACATATACACTATTACCAGACTTTTTAATTACTTCTACGTAGCTAGTTTTGGTAACATTCTTATCTTCGTCCCAATAGCGATAGAAGTATAAATCACCTAGTTTAACTGAACTGTGATCTGTATTTAGATTAACTTGATATAAGTTGATCGAAAAAGCTTCTACTAAATTACCATTGGTTACAGGTATGAAACTGTTAGTTCCTGCATCGTAATTATATTCTCCTGTAGGAGTGAATAAGTTACCATTACTGTTTTTATTTAACAGAGAGTAACCAACTGAATTACCAGTAGAATCCTTGTCACCTATACCAAAAGCTAAGTCTATGAGATTTAAAGTCTTAACTTCATCTACGTCTTCTTCATCTATAATAGCAGGATTAATCCTTACTACGTTAGCATAGTGAGAACGATCTTTAAGTTTAAATTCTACACCATTTGATGAGTAACGACCTACTTTAGTTTTATCTAAATATACACCGAAACTTTCTACTAAAAATGCAGTTAATACGATAGTGCTGAAATTTAAAATTAAAGAACCATCTACTGCATTAGACTTATAAGTAATAGAAGTGTCTGCGTTATTTCTAACAATTAAATTGTCGACTTCTAGTGTCCAATCATTGTTATAGTTTTTAGTTAAGGCGTAACCTTGTCCACTTAAACCAGATACGAAATCTTTAGATTTAAGTTCTTTATTAATGTAAACAGTATCTACAAAATTAGAAGTACCACTTACATTAAAGTTATATGCGTAATCAATTGCTCCAACTCCTACGTTGTTAGCTCCTATCGATAAAGGATTCTGATATACTTGTGAACTACCACCTGTAATAAATCTAATAACTCCACCGTTAGGATCTTGCGACGATATGTAACTTTCATTACCGTTATTCCACATAGCAAGACCTTTTGTAAAGTCTTTACCTAAGTAGTAGCCTTTGAATTTACTTTCATTAGGTGGCAAGTAATTTGATAGGTAATCACCTTTAATTTGAATGTATCCGCTAGTAGTTGAATCTACGATTATAGAACCTGTTACAGTACCGCCTTGTTTAGCTAGATAAAGTTCTTTCCAATTTAAAGGATCTGACGGATCACCGCTTTCATAAGCATAGTGTTTCTTATCTTCAATTGAAAATATTAATTGACCTTCGTATACATTAGATAAGTCAAATAATGTAACATCGTTTAGAGTAGGTATTAAATAACCACTGTTCAATAAAACAGTACGTTTTTCTGTACCTTCTAGTTCTTGAGTTTCATTATAAGCTAAATAAAGTTTACCATCTCCTCCCTCATCATCTTCTTGTGCTTGGTTTATCTTTATGTAAGAATTACCATAAGTTATATAGAAAGATTTGTCGTCATTAACATAAACTAGAATACCCTCTCCAGGATAAGCTAAGGCAGCTAAATCAGAGTTAGTTGCCAATACAATTACAGATCCTGTTATTGTAGAGCTTGAACCGGCTAGGGTAAGAGGAATGTCGTAAAATTTATTACCTACTTGTACTTTGATACCACCTTGAGTACGAAGTATTAAATCTCTTTCAGCGTTACCAAGAACGGTTTGCTGTTTACCGGCGATAAGTCCCAGTTCTGCAACTGGGACATTAACGTCGTTTTTATCTTGTATGAATAATCTTTCCATTTATGGTAATTATACTGTTGTTATATCTTTATCTGCATTCTTTGTTAGCAATAAGTCTTCTGACTTTTCTGCTAATACTGTATCTACCGTTGCAAACCTAGATACTAACGCTACAGCTGCTGACATTGCTGCAACATACTTAGCGATGAATTTATAATCTTCTGGAATGATTGCATCGTTCTCTGCTAAGAAAGTAGAGATACCAGCTAATACAACACCGATCATTGATAAACGTCTCCAATATCTAGGTGTCTCACTTTTAATCCTTTGCCAAGTAACGACAAAGTAATTTTTAATCATATTTAGTATTTCCATGTTTCTATTATTTATTACAAATATAGCTACAAAATGTCTTATTTCAAAATACTTTATTACGAAGCTATTTCGAAGTGCATCCAATCATAGTTCTTCTCTCTACCTAAAGAAAGGAAACCATGTTTGTAAAAGATATCAATCATAGCTTTGTATTCCGGTCTTGCAAAACGAGCTGTTCTGCTTGTTTCTTTGAGTAAATTACGATCTGGATCTAAATCAATAGCTGTTCCCCACGAGTGACGAGACAAGGTAGTCTTACTACCTCTCATTAATCTGTAGTTAAAACAACCACCGTAAAGATCAATACCTAGCTCTACAATCTTTTCGTAACCATAATGTGCTAAAATATCTTTAAAGACAGCGACTAATTTATCTGCTATTAGTTTATGACATTGAATTCTTGTTGCGTAATTCTTTCTATCCCAAGCTATTCTCATCTTATAAGGAAGAGTAATATAAGTTAAGTACCCCGCGCCTGTAGCGTTAGGGGTACCATATTTCTTGTTTAATTGTTCTGTTGTTATCATAATTATTTCTTTCTGTTAAAATTGTTTTAATTCTTGTGCTGTCATTAGAATGGTACTTCTGGAAATTTATATTTAATAAAACCACTTGAGGTTCTATAAGGAGCGTAATTATCTAAAACACTTAATCCTGATGTATCGTCTATAAGAGGTAAACTTTGTACATAAGCTTTAGTTAATCCAACTGAACCTCCACTACTTTCAATTTTAATAAGATTACCTGAATCATCAACTCCTAACGCACTCGCTTCACCTGCAAGAGCACTAAGTCTTAAATTACCACTTAATAAAGTATCACCATCAACTGTTAATCTATTACCGTTTTCCGTAAAGACACCTCCGTCTTGTAAGATTAAGTTACCAGTCTCTGGCATCATTCTAAACTTGTGAGTATTATTAATCTTAATACCAAAGAACGAATCACCAGTTGTTGTATTTAATACAGTTTCATTTGGATCTAAATATAAGATTGCTCTTTTAGAACCACCCCAAGTAAGCATGTCACCGTTAGCTTCTTTATGGTAACTGTTTGCTTCGATATTGCCAATAACAATCTGATTACCTGTAAAAGAATTGGCGACATCTAATCTAGCGTAATCAGACAAATCAATAGGTGTTCCTCCACCTCCAGACTGAGCATCTACATAAGCTTTAGTAGCAAAATCGTCTGGTAAAAATGGGGTACCACCAGATACTCTAGCTAATTTATATTCGCCATCTTGAACAAGGTTGAAAACAGCACTTGTTGAATCTGTATTTTCAGAACCGGCACTTAAATGAAGTGATGTAGAATTATTATTGTCATGTCTATTTGCAACTAACTTAACACCGGTTATCAAACCATTACCAAATGAAACTTCAAGAGCCGGTTTAATAATACCGTCGTAAACAAAAGAAATCATTCCATTATTATATGGAGTATTCTTATTAGCTTGAAATAACATACCTCTACCAGTAACAGGTTCATCACCAGGTTCTGTTATAAATAGACCTACATTATTATTTATTTTAGAATCAACATAGCGTTTAGTAACAAGAACTTCTTCGTCTCCTACTCCCCAATTAGCGGAATAATCCTCATAATAATATAAACCTTTATTGGTTAGAGTATCAGTAAATTTAGTAGAAATAGTAGGGTCTGAACTAATATTAAAACCTCTACCATTAGTATTACCTAATATTAAATAATCTCCTGCACTAGAAACACCTGCTAGAATACCTACAGTTTTAGCATTCAAAAATCCACTACTAAATACAGCAAAACCTGAAGTTTTAGATAAACTAAATAAACCTCCCCCACTAATTGCTCCAATAGTAATGGGGTCTATATAGTCTCCACCTAATCCAACAACTCCTTCAGTTTCAGTAAGACCGTTGTTAAATATATAAGAACTTCCTCCACCTGTAATATCGGATAATAAAGCAATAACTCCATCTTTATCCTGAAAAGTTTGTAATCTATCGTTACCTGCTGATAAAGTAGATACTAAATTTAAATAACCTCCTATACCGGCATCTCCAATTGTTATATAATCAGAACCAATATTTGTAGCTTTGGATCCGTTAATAATTCCAATAGAAGTATAATCAATAGATATAGTATTTAAATCACCATCACCTAATAATATAAAATTATCTTGAGCTGTTTCAGGACTAGCAATTATATAACCTGTATCACTAATAAGAGCAAAAGTATCTAAAGCCCATTTAGCATTTGGAATCCAATTATTATCTAAAGGGAATGTTCTTCCTATAGAATAATCATTAGCATAAAAAGCACCTCTCCCTGTAATTTCATCTAATAATTGAATACCTAAAAGACTATCTGTTGACGTGGGCGAATTATCTATAATAATAGCACGACTCGTTCCACCAAAGCCACCTGCTCTTAAATCCACATTGACTAATGTATCATCTATATTATGAGCTACTATACTGGCTTGATTTGCAGGTGAACTACCTCTAGCAATAAACATTGCTTGAGTATCTGACAAATCTAAAAAAGTGGAACCTGATAAGTTTGATATATTTATACTACCTTCATAACTACCGCCCAACTGTACAAACCCATCTTCAGTTATATGAAGACCTTGATTAGCTTTAACTCCTGCGGAGTTTCCTAAATTTAGCCATTGCTCCCTAGTTAAATGATACCTTTCACTAGCATTACCTCCCTGTATTCCAGTAAGAAGATTATGTATAGATAACCAAGGCCCGTTTGACGGGGCTCTTTGGCTTTCTATTCCTAATAAAGGAGGACAATAATCTGGATCTATTTCTAAAGGTTTCTCTAACGTAATAAAGTTATTATCTGTATAGTTATTTAAATCTACATTCTCTATTTGTTCCTTGAAGTTTTCATCTTCACACGATAAGAATCCTGTTTTCATTTCTTTCTTATTAATTAATTTTTCTAGAGCCTATTGCGTGTATTTTAAATATCGCATTAATAGGATTTGAACCTGTTAGTGATTTAAGAATAAATTGAACAGTATGCGACACAATAGCAGGACTACCTGAAGAAATAAGAACAGGAGGTGTTTTGATTGTATATCTACCTTTGGGTAAAAACCAATCATCAGTTACTGTTGGATAATATCCTTGTGAAGCAGCTAATGTTTGTGCATAACTTGCTGTGTAGACATAAATTTGTGGAGAAATTCCACTAATGTTCACCATATCTTGCATTATTTCGATATCAACTATCATTTCAATGACATCTGCTGCAAGGTAAGTAACTCCACTTGTTTTATTTTGTTTATAATTAAATACGCCTTCGTTAGTGTAGTTACCACTAACAGTTATTATTTGCTTATTACCTGAAGTTTCTAAAACTTTAGTAGGTGTAACAGTAGCACCGTTGCTATAATTCTCAATACTCCAATTAGTAGCTAAAGGAGAACCTGTTGTAAAAAAAGGATTATCTACACTAGCAGGATTAATCTGAAAAGCAATATTCGCATCTTCTATTAGAGTATTTAATACATTTCCCACGATTGTTCCCAATAGAGTATCACCTTTTGTATTTGGATGTAAACCGTCAGCAAATAAAGTTGAAGTTGTCAATATAGTGGTTGAATCAATAATTCTATCAACATCTTTATTGGCTAATATCCAAGCGTTTACTTGTAGTCTAATAGCTTCATTAGCAGCAGACAAAGCCGCTGCTGGTGCAAATCTTGTTGGAATTGTAATAGCGATTACTCTACAACCAATTGCTTTTAATCTTCTATATATTGTTGTTAAATTAGAAGTGATAGTATTGAAAGATACTGATTGGGTAACGTCATTTGTTCCAGCCATCACAACACAAGCTTTAGGATTTAATGCAATAAGTGTGTTTAATCTAGCTAAGATTTGAGTACTATTTTCTCCGGCAACACCTTGATTACTTCCTACAGGTCTTTTGTATTTATTACCCGAAATAATACTAGCTATAGTAGAATAACCATCACCTAAGTAATAATTAATTCCATTATTTACAGAATCTCCGTGAGCTGTAATACTATCTCCTGTAAATGCCAAAGTAGAATCTATAGGCAATAAAGAATTCACAACTGATATTGGATTAACATCTCCATTAACCCAATTATTTTGTCTGAAAATAGGAGATACGTAACCATTAAAACTATTTACTAATGTTGTTCCAAATATTTTATTATTTAAAAAGTATACGTTAGATGCAGCTGAATTGTTTGAAGAAAAGGCATAAACAGGTTGGTTAGTTGAACTTTTAACATCATTACTGTTTATAGTGTTACCACTAATTATAGCTCCTGAATGTGTTGTTACGATACCTGTTTCCAGTAATCCACCTGTTGCACTATTTAAATAGGTTACATTATTACTTGCAATTGATACAGTACCTGTCTCACTATAAGATGCGGCAAATGTAAATATACCTGTTCTATTTACTGTAGATGGTTTAGAAAATATTAAAGTATTACTCATAATTTCTACAGATTTACCGTTACCACCCGCTTGCATTAATATACCATATTCAGATGGATCTTGTATATCGTTATCAGCTATTCTATAATAAGTATTAAAGTTACCTAATGTTTCTATAGCTCTCTTACATCCTGTAATTGTATTACCAGTAACAGATGTTACACTAGGTACAGCATCTGTTATTTCAAATAAGTTATTTATAAAAATACCATCACCAATACCAACTGGGTTTTCAATAGCATTACCTTCAATAGTTTGACCTGTTTGGCCATTAACTTCTATACCATAAGCTACAAATCCTTTAATAGTATTGTTTCTTACAATAGATTGATAACCAACAGATGAAATACCCATTCTATTATCTTCTACTACACCTAAACCTGCATTTAAAACAGTGTTATTAAATATATTACTGTTATAAGTATGTTGTTGATCTTCAATACCTGAGTTACCTGATTGTTCAATAATGTTATTAGATATTTGATTTCTATAACAAGGATTGGCTGTACCTCCATTACCTGTACCAGTGAAACCTACTTTACTAGATTTGTAACTATAATTGTTGTCTATGATATTATCACTAGCACCATATTCACAATGTCTAACAGCAACTGTATAAAATTTATTATTAATGACTTTATTTCGTTTACAAGTTAAACCAGATAACCAGACTCCATGAACATCTAAACCATAGATAAAATTAAAATCAAATATGTTATTATCTATTATATTATCTTGTCCGGTTACTCTGATTACTGAATTAGTCCATGCCGTTAAAGTACTGTTTGGGAAAGCTACTGTAGGTGGAATAAATCTTAAATCTTTAATAGTTGAATCAGTACCTGTCATAGTGACATATCGCATGAAATTAAGTAAATCACCAGTTGGATTAATTGCTCCGATAATTGCTTTATTTACACCTCTTACTATTTTGTTAGACGTAATACTTAAAGGTTTATTAATAAAGTAAGTACCTGGTTTACCGTCAATAATTACCTCGTCATAAGTATTGATAGCTGTTTGTAACGCTGTAGATACTTCTGTGTTAGCAGGAGCTTTAAATACAAAAGCTGTATTTGGTGCTATTGCTCCAATCGCAGAATCTACGTAAGGTTTTAAAGCTACGTTTCCACTTAATCTTGCGTCATTTAATGTTCCGGAAGTGATTTGTGCTGCATTAGTAGTAGCTTCACCTCCACCGCCACTCAGCTTAAAAAAAAAATCTGTTACAAGTGCTGTAAGTAAATCTTGCTTATTAGACGGAGGATTTACATCTGAACCGTCAATGTTTAGTTTACTAATATCTGACATACTTAGAATAACCCCTGTGTCTCCAAATTTAAGGGAGTTACCTGCAACAACAGATAAAGGAGAGTCTGTTGGAATTTGAGCTACAAATTCATTTGTATCACTTAAGAGTAATACGTTACCGTTACTTAGTTTTTTAAGTTTCATTATTAATTTATGTTATGCTGGTATTGATGTCCATGCTATTGTAGTGTTACCTACTTTATCGGGTGTCAGGCTCTTTATTGTGAGACCTGTTATGAAATCACCACCTGTTGTAATCCTGTTATAATCTATTACAGTTATATATGAGACTTCTTCGCCCATTGTAAATACACAATCATATAGGAAAGATCCGCTATTTGTAAAGACTATTTCAAATTGATAATTAATTGTGAAAGGTGCTATTCTATTTAATGAGTAAATATCCACTAACGCCGCAAATAGTTGTATCGCTGTTATTTGGTCGTTTTCGTCTGTAATTGGAATTGAGCCTACACTTAATGTAAGAATCTCTTTTCTCTCTGCACAACAATCACTATATTCAAAACTAGATTCAAAACTCTCACCACTACCTCCTGCGTAATTTAAATCAGCTATGAAACAAGGTTCAATCAAATCTCCATCCTCATTCTTTAAGTAGTTTCTGATACCTATACTACCTTGATTCCCGTTTTCATTATTTTGAGTATTAACCATTTTAATTACATTAGATGATTGTACTAATGCTGGATCAAAGTAATGAGCTATCATGTTTTCAGGAGGACATATAAAGTCTCCATCTATTAATGCGGGAGTATCTAAAGAAGCTATGAATACTGAACCTATTTGTGTATCGTAATTTAAGTCTACGTTTCCGATTAAACCGTCGTTTAAGTAAACATTAAAGTTATCATCTTTTGCTGCGTTTGAGTTACATATTTGAAATACTAATACTCTACTAGGACAAACAGGAGGTAACTCTATTGGGATCTCTATTATATTAGGTTTAGGTGTTAAACACGAGCTATCCCAAGTTGAATCTTCTTCGTAGATTATCACATCATCCAACTTAGTAATACAACTAAGATCGGATGACGTAACATCTGTAACATCTTGAATATAACTTTTAGCCATTTGATAACTTAACAATAGCGTTATCAAATAGTTGTATCTGTCTGAAAGCATCTATCTCAAAATCTTTTATAAAATCGATTACAGTTATTGCTTCCATAATCGGTTCATATCCGTCTAGAGGATGTCCTCTTTGAGCTTTTATAACAAAAGAAGAATAGGCTTTAATTATTTTTGCTTTGAGCGATTCACGAAGTTTATCCGCAACCGCAGTCTGATCCGTTGTTGCCATTGATTTGTTTACAAATTAGACCACATGAATTACTAGATTCTATTACTTTTTGAACCTCATTCAAATGACCGTCTTCTTTTAAATAGTTAATAACGTTTAAAGTCATTACTATATAATCTCTTTGTTTTTTATAGATATCTCCTTTACCGTTACAAGCTTCTAAACCTTTTGATAAGATTTCTGTTTGTAATTTAAACAAACATTTGTTAAGATAACAAGTACTTATAAATTTATAACTGGTTATAGAACCTGTAGTATCATTACCCATCAGTAAAACTAAATCTTTTAATTCAACTACTTCGTTAGCTGAATTATAATAGAAACCTGTTTCTGGATCGTAGTAATAAGCAGTCTTAGTTATATTTCCAATATTTGCTAAGTAATAAGCTTTGGTAATTACGAAGGCTCTTTTAAAAGTATAGACTCCGTCTTTAGCTAAAGTATAATATTTAGTTTCAAAGTTATCTGCATAAACTGGTTTAACTTCTGAGGTTGTTAAACTAATTACTTCTTCTAATGGGTTAAGGATTTGCGTATCTCTATTGTAAGGATTATAGATTACAGTATCAATAAAAACACCGTTTGATAATTTATAATCACCTTCTAAGGTAGGAGTACCGGATTCAATTACGAATCCGTTAGCTCCACCGAAACCTGTAGTATCTTGTATACTTAATATACAATTACTATTAAAGTTGATATTTATTTTTAATTTAGTCATCTTTAGTCCATTTTAACCTCATTGTTATTTGGGTTATTGTCAAACATTTGCAGTTTCTCTAGTTCAACTTTCTCTTCATCAAGCTTAAGTTTACCATCGTTAAATACTCTAACATTATCGTTAGCTTCACTACGTATAGCAAAATCGTTTTTAACTTTAGCTTCTTCAAGATCCAAGTTACGTTTCTTAAATGCTTCAAGTTCTCTAGCAATCTTTTGCATTTCTTGTTGCATTTGTTGCTGTTGTTGTTGAGCTTGTTCAAGTTGTTGCTGCAAGTTACCAACAATGTCGTTTTCTTCTTTCTTCTTAGCTAAACCGTTAAGAATAGATTCTTGCATTTCAGTCATACTTTCGGTAGTAATAGCTTGGAAAACTACTTCTGGATCTACTAGTCCACCTTTAATAAGTTCCATACTTAATCCTTCAATCTTTTGCATATCTTTGATAATGTCTCCACTATCTGCAATATGTACATCGTGATCAGTAAAACTAAAGTTCTTAGGATCTACTGTAAAGATTTTACGTTGTTTATCTCCTAATATAATAGAACCTACGAATCCTTTTCTGTATGAATACTTACATTGATTGATAGCGTCAACTAATAATTCAGCTGTAATGTTATCCATTAAATGGAAGTAGGATTTAGTAATAATAGCAGATTGTTTTACTCCAACTTCTACGTTAGTTACCGCATCTCTTTGTTCTATTCCACCAAGTCTTTCTCTGAAGACACCTGTTATATTTGAACAAGCAGCTTCAGTTTGTTGAATAGCTAAACCTATTGCTTGTATTGCATCACCTTTAACAGTATCGTCAAATCCACCGAATATAGTATTAAGGTTAGCTGCACGGCCTTCTTGTGAAGAGTCTAACAAAGCAACACCGTTCTTTTTATAACCTATCCATTTCATCAAACGTTCTGCAGGTTCAGTACCTAAGAAAGCTGGTAATTGCGATACGTCCATAAAGTCACCTTGTACACCAGAGTTAGCCATTAAAGTGTCTCTCCAGAAGTGTAGTAAATCATACTTATCTTGAATAGAAGCCGCAGCTAAAACTAAAGAATAAGTAGTACCTCTAGCACCAGGACAGAATCCATTAACTGATAAGTAAGCAGCGTTAGGTTTTTCGATAGAACGTATAACGTTTTCTTTCTTACCCATATCACAATAAATATCAGCACCTATACGTACACCCTCATAGATATCAGTACGATAACCTTTTCCATTAATACCGTCTTTCATTTCGATTTCAGTATTAGTAGTCCATTCAACTTCGTAAACAGGATATAAATTCTGAGTACTAAAGTCCCTATCGTATTCAGCAGAATAAGGTATAGTTATATCAACATTTGAAATAAGTCCACCACTTGCACTCCTGATGTAGTAAACTTGTGCGGTATGATCGTAAGCTACCTCGCTATCTAAAGCATCGATATCTTCTTTCTCCATCTTATGACCATACTTAGAAATTATTTCAGTCTTAGTATACCAATAACGTACAACACTCCTTGCTCTCTTCTTAACGTAGGGAGAAGAATAGTTATTACTATTTTCTATAAATGTATCAAAAGGATTAAGTATTTCAATCTCTGGAGTTTCTCCTTCATGCTGTAGAGATACTTTGTAATAACATTGACCTGCCACCAAGATATCTAAGAATAGAATCTTTAGTTTAGTGTATAAATCAACTTCTCTACTTTGTATTAAGTGAGTAACGATATCTTGAGCAGCTACTTCAAAATCCGATTTAAAGTTTCTACTTAAATCATCCTTTAGTTTACTAATCTCTCTTTCATTTGCTTTATCGACAGGAGGTTGTTTAGCTTTCTTCTCTTCTTCTGTTTGTAAAGCGTACCAAAGATTATTCATCATTTGGCTTTTTAATCTTTCTAATTCACCTGCATAGATTGCTTCCTTACGTTGCTTTTCTATTAAGTTGATAGTCTTTCTATCTTTACAAGTGATTTTCGGTTTAAGTTTGTTCTGTAAATGTTCACCGATTAAAACGTCAATATGACTCTTAATCAGAGGAATGAATTCTACAGAAGTAGGTGTACCTATACCGAAGTTATCTTCTAAGTGTTTGTATTGATCTTTGTCACGTTTACCTTCATAGTAGTTATAAGCTTTTCTTAAAGAATCTTTCTCATACACTAATTCAGAAATAGCGGCATCAATACAATCCATAAGGTATTCTGGATCTTCCTTTTGTTTCTCTGTCAGTAATACTGATCTGTAATTAACAGTGCCCATCTTTGAAATTCTTTACGTTGCTTTCTGGAACGCTATCTGGCATAACTTTAAAAGCGCTGAAATATTTTGTATTATAGAGAGATCTATTACGAAACTCTCTTTTAAAGTAATTTATAAAATCTGCATCAGTCGAGAAATCACCGGCCAATATGATCGGTCTTTCATCGTTATTTAAATTGAAATGTAATACATATACATTACCTTCACGAAATAACTTTGATCTGCCTGTATACAATAGTTTATATTGTGTACAAATATATTCTTTTATTGCATCTAATACTGGATGCTCTGTTACATAGTCTTCTGTCATTGTATCATGTATGGATGGTTAGGGAATAAAGCTTGAGCTAGTTTATTAGATTCATCTCTTACCCCGAATTGTTTTTTACCGTTGGCATCAGTGAAATATCCAACATCTTTCCACTTGCTAGCTAAATCATCTGTCTTTCTAATAACTAAATCGTACATATCTTCGTCAGCTATTTCACAATAAACCATAGACATCACTATATCGAACAGACCTTTAGCTTCGTAAGAGAATTTCTGTAACTGCTCTATCATTTCTATAAAGAAAATACTTTGAGCACCATCTTCAACGAAATCCGTTACCAAACTCAATCCATGCATAATCATCTTTTCAGAACCAGGAGTACCCCATAAAGTAGCTGCAGGACGTTTATCTCCTAAAGCAAACGAAGGTCTTTCCATTAGATACTTTCTATCTAATTTCTTTAAACGTAACCATGTTCTAAAACCGATCTTCGTATCCTCTAAGTTAGTCTTACAGCTATAATACATAAGTAGCTTTGCACCATTAGTATATGCTTCACGCACGTCCATAGGTCTATCCATATAATAGGCTACATATTTATTACCTGTATTACCAAATCTTCGTTTCTTAATAGTCATACAGAACTTTGAACCTTTAGCTCCAACAACTGAATCGCCTTCACCGTGGTCAATACTATCAGTTCCAGAACAGTATAAGTTTCTTACTGGTACAATACTACCATTTTCATTCTGTTGATGTACAGGATGTTCTGATATCATAATCATCCCTTTAGGATTAGGTTCCCATCTAACACCGGTAACTTCATCTGTTCCTTCTTTATATGTCCAAAACAAGTGACCTCTTTCAGGTACAGGAGTAGACTTTAAGATTTTAATCTCTGTATACTGTTGAGCAAGTAAAGCTTGGTTGAAATCGTTTTGACCTTGTTTAGATAAGGCTTCTTCTGGATAAAAACAATACTCTGCACAATAGTTCATTAGCTCGACAGGATCGTGTGCTAGTTTTCTACGTTTAGCATTGTAATAATCTTTAGCCATTTGAGAATTAGTAACACCTCTATGATCCATACAACTAACCATTTCACCTGTCTCTTCATCTTTGTATCCGATGAAACAACTGTAAGCTGGTAAGAAGAATCCTGTAAGAGCATATTGACCGTCTGTAGTATGATTATGTCTATATGGTAATCCTTCGAACATTGCTGGATTAATAAACATTTTCTCTAAACCTGCTAATGCCGGTCCGCTATCACCACCTGTACCAAACACAATACGTGTACCAATCTTTCTACCCAATAGATCTACTAGTGCTTGACCTTTTACATACGTTTCTGTAAGAATTGGATTAGATCCAGACTCTTCATATATTAAACGATCCACACGACTACCCCTAAGTTTACGTGAGTTATCGGCAACAACTCCCATAATTTCAGATAAGAATCCTTTCTCATTCTTTTGAGAATCGAGATAAGATGCTTTCTTCCACATAGTGGTATCTTTAACTTGTCTTAATCTAGAAAAGGCTGTTTCTGTTTCTTGATTCAAGTATTCTAACTGATCCCAACATTTAGATAATGTAGGAGTTAAAAGACCATCTGAGAAAGCTACATAAAATACTTTATATTTCTTGTTTGTAATGTAAGGTCTAACGCCTAAACATACCGCCATCTCTGAGAAACCAACACCCCTCGCTTTAAACGCGATAACATCTTTACCCAAATGTTCACATATGTCTATGTAATGAAAGTATTCATAGTGTTTTGACCAAAAGTCTGGATGACCAACGTCACGACCAGAACCTGCTTTAGTCACATTACCTAGTTTCTGCAATACGTAAAAGTTAAGAAAGAAATAATGGTCACCAGTAATACGGTAACCATTATGTTCAAATCCTTCTTTACACCTACGCATTTGTTCTACCCACCAATCACGATGAGACTTTGTTCCTATAGGGTAATTAGTATATTTACCGGTGGCGTCTTTTTTAACACCTGCTTCAATAAATGGAGTTTTGTCAAAATCAAGGCCTTTAGTTTCAGTAATAGGACGATACTTACTAAGTTCATAAGTTAACTCTGGATCAAAGAATTCAATCTTCCTTCCAATAGGTACGTCCCATTTAAATTGTTCTTTCGCCATAATTAATCTTCAAACATTCCTTTAGAAGCACCTGCACGTACACCTTTTTCTTTTTCTTGTTCTTTCTTAACCATGAACTCCAGTTGTTGTAAACCTTCTACAGTTTTACCTAGAGCAGCTAAGTTAGCCATTGCTTCTTTTGCAGAGTGAATTGGTTTACCAGTTTCCATGTCTCTTTCTTGAAGAGAAGTAGTTCTAAAATATAACCTTAACTCATCAATCATACAGTAAGCATCAGCTAATAGTTTCAGACTTCTTGTCTCTAGCAAAGAACGATATTTAATGATAGCAGCTGTTAGTAATTCGTCATCTAAATCCTTTTGAGTTAGTTTAGAATCTTCCATTGCTGCATCAATCTTTTCTTTATCAGAGTATTCCGAGTAAGGAGATTTCCAATCGTATACCAAATAGATATAAGTAAATGCTCTAAATGCTTTAAGTCGTTTACGTCCGTCTTTGTCTCCCTCTACTCCAGAGTTATATTTAAGTGTGAATAATTCAGCAAACTCTTTAATTAAAAGTAGTTCCGGTTTATTCAGTTCTAAGCGATAGTCTTCGTATATAAATAAATTCATTGTCTTATTATTTTATTATTTCCTATTAATTATTATTGTTGTGTTAAACTATTTCTTGTTTAACGCTGTATGTTCTGACATACCAGAATCGTGTCTACGACCTAATCCTGTTTTACCATCTTTACCTTTAGGGTTGTTACCTAATAAAGCTGTTTTGTGATCCTTACCTTTACTTTTAAGTTTCTTCAAAGCACTTAATTTAGGATTACCATGATCTTTACGACCACCGTGTGCATCAGCTGAATCCATGCCTTTAGGATTATTTCCTAAAACTGCAGTCTTACCGTCTTGTCCTTTATCTTTAATTGATCCGCCCTTAGCGAATGCTCTAGCTAATTGACCTTGTGGTAAAGCTTGTCCCATTTGAGGAAGAGCTTGATTTTGTTTAGCACGATAATCTGTAAGTAATTTATCTACAAGTGGCCATTGACTTTCACTAGTCAAACCAGATGTAGTACCTTGCATTTTGTATACGTCTTTCATACCTGATTGAGTTCTAACATGATCCCATTCAGACTGTGTCATTTGACGCTGAGCACCTCCAACACCTGCAGTGTTACGTCCTTGATTATATGGACCGTAGCCATATGTTTGAGGAGCTGCTCCACCAATTAGAGGTGAACCGCCTGTTTCTGTAGTTGCTTGCGCTGATCCACTAGATTGAGCTGGTTCGTTAACATATTCGTAACCAGAAGTAGTATTAGCTACACCACGATTACGTTGTGCAACTTGTGATTCCTGACCACCTTTCTTATAACCCCAACCATCGTAGACTTTAGACCAGTCTTCTTTCGGTGCTGACTTCTTAACTGCACCACCTTGTTGTAGTTTTTGTAAGTAACTTAACTTACCACCTTTTTGATTCATTGGAGTTTGTTTTTCTTTTTGAAACACCTCATACGCTTGTCTGACACCATCGTCACCCATCTCATTTAATTGTTGTTGCAATTCATCTTCAGATTCAACCTCTAGCTTTTGAGTTAACCATTCTATGAATTCTGCTTGTGTTTGTTCGTCCATTATTGTTTCTTATCGTTTAATTTTTCGAGTATGACTTTTCTAAGATTTAATGAAGCCCTATTATTATAAAGCATATCCTTGCCTATTATACCGTCTATTGAGTAACCAGTATGCCATTTTACATTAGCTTTAGTTTGTTTAAAGTTGTGTACATAAAATGTGTTATCCATGATACTAACTGCACGTGTTCTATTATTCGTATCTCCAGTTACAAGTACCAATTCCTCAGATGTTACGTTTTTAACTCGTAGTCTTTTCTTGATAACAACTAAGGAGTCTATGAAAGAAACCGGTGATTGTGAGTCTAATAGAAATATATAATCTTCGCCTTGGATAGAAACTTTAATAATAGGTACCTTAGTTTCTGCCGTAAATTGTACTATCTGTATACTGTCTTTCGCGCCAACATAATCTGTACATGTGATTGATGTTGTGCTTATGAACAATATAGCTAACAGTATTTGAATGCTCTTAATGATATTCATTCTCTGTAATTATTTGTATAATTCGTTTAATTGATTTGTTGTTATTAGCAAATGCAAATATATACAAAAAAAGCGAGTATATTGCTATACTCGCTTCATTCATTATAGATAAATTGTAGGTAATGAGATAAGACTCATTACAATTTCTGTAGATCTTTGGTGTTAAAAATAGCTTCTTGAAGCTTATTGTCTGTTGAAAACCATAAACACTTCATTCCTTCAAAGCTAGTCTTACCTTCTTTAACGTGTAAAGTTTGAACCTTTTCTTTGATTAGCATGATTGGTTTATTGGGAATATCGTGTTTAATTGTAACACGATCTCCGGGGATAAAGAAAACTTTATCTTTGTTAGTTGTGAAGCTCTGGATCATCGAATATTCTTGATTGAAGGTTTTGCTCGTTAATTTGTTTATAACCTCCATCTAGAATAGGCAATACCCTACCTAACGTTCTTGGAAAATAAACCTCATCTCCTATTTGTACTGACTGTACTGTGTTACCTATAGCAACAACAGTAGCCATAACGATCTCTAAAGGATCTTGCTCAGCTTCACCACTCTCTTGCGAATGTGTCATGCTCTGACCACTCAATAGAATGCCGCCTTCGCTTTTGCTCTCTAGATATTTGTTTTCTTGTATTTCGTGAACCTTCACGATAATATAGTTCATTAAAGGTGCTAATACCTTTCCTCCGCCTAGTTTGATCATTGTCTTATTATTTATTTAGTTTTTATTGTTTAATCGCAATTTTCAGCAACTTCTAAATCGATATCTTCTTTATCGTCTTCATTCAAGTCAATCATTAAATCATCTAGTGTAACAGGGCAACCCACGTTTCTAGTGTCTAATGAATTCTTTATTAAGTTACTTACTTGTGTTAATACTACAGCAATGTTTAATGCTGAAACGTTTGGTTTATTTCGTAAGCCGTCTAAAACGTCTACTACTGATTGAACCTCTTGTAAGGTTGTGTGAGTGTTCCCACTAATTGTAATCTTGATTTTCATATTATTTCTTATTAGTTTGTTATGTTACCATTTCCCTGAAGGACAGTGAGCTTCTGGTTTACGAGTCTTAGCGTGTAATCTACAATTACAGCCTTTAAAGTAACCAGGTTTTTCTGTATAAGAAGTGTCACCTGTCTGAGGATTGAGCCATAGGTCTGGGTTACAAACCCAGCCTAAGAAGCTCTTATGATAAAGGGGACACACTTTGCATATTGCCAGCCTTTCGTTTGAGAGTTGCTCTTCGCGATTAAAAAGCTCGTTGAAGTGTCCACCGATTATGTCTTTTATCATTGTGCAAATTTATGTTTAATTATTGATTATAACAACTTTTTATGATCTTCTTTAAATTGTTCCTGCACTAATTGACGTTTGTAATGAATTAATAGTCTGCCTACTTCTTCCTTTAAATAAGGTACTTCGTAATCAGTTTCTTTACCTTCACCGTCAATGTGTAATAATCTTAAAACCTTTATATTAAATTCTGGATTAATTCTTTGTAACATGAAAGCATATATAGATAACTGTAACGCATAGTGATTAAGCATATGGTTATCTAAGTTGTTAATAGGGAAGAACATTTTCTCTGCTTTCTTCTTCTTAAAATCAAAGAAGGCTTTGTCTTTCATACCTTTAGCATTAGTCTTGTAGTCAAGAATATAAATATCATTACCGTCTTTTATAAGTAAATCAATTTGTCCTGCTAAATGTAGTATGTTATCTTTATCAGAGAAGTAAACTAAATACTCCGGTAAGATAGCTTTCTGACGATTTAAGTCAAAGTTGTTTTTCTCACATACGAAATCCTCATCTCCTTCTACAGGTAGAATCTCAGATAAGTTAGGACGTTGTTTGGTGTACCATTTATTCTCTTTTTGTAAGTGATGACTAGTGCCACGCTCACAAGCATCGTCTGCTGCTTTCTTATAAGAAGCTTTAATATTCTGTACTTCAGTTTCAAATGCAGGAATTTCTATTCCGTTATCTGTAACATAACGATAATCAAATCTCTTCTTATCTAATAGTATTCTTTTTAAATCAGAAGCAGGACCTCGCTTAACTGTACCATCTTTAGCTGTTGACTTAATCGGTCCACTAAAGATATCTTCTCCGATTAACTTTTCTAAAGCTTTATATCTAGCCCAAAACTCTTCATCAAAGTGAGGATAGTATTTACCAATTAAGGTTGTTACTGATGTGTAGCTTCTGTCATTGTAACGAGTATTCCAATATTTATGGAACTCTTCGTTAAAGGCCATTTCGCCATTTACTTTGTCTATATGCATTGTGGTATTATTTCAAGTGTTAAAATACAAATATACGAAAAAAGGAGAACAAATCCCAACTATACAGTCAGCACTTGTTCTCCTTTTGTAATATTATGAATCAGCTAAAACACATTCTGTAGTAAGAAGCATAGACGCTACGGATGCAGCGTTTTCTAATGCAACTCTAGTTACTTTAGCCGGATCAATGATACCGTCTTTAACTAGGTCTGTGATTTCTTCATCAAGTACATTATATCCATAATTGACACTTGTGTATTGTTCTAGATTATGTAGTTCTGTTTTGGCATCAATACCTGCGTTATTTAGTATAGCAGTCATAGGTACTCTTAAAGATTCTTTAACAATTCTGTAACCGATACTAAAATCGTTATCTTGATGATCTGAACTTAGTTCATCGTAAGCGTGATAAAGCGTAGCACCACCACCTGCAACAATACCTTCTTCGATTGCAGCCTTAGTAGCAGCTAGAGCGTCATCTATTCTGTCAGTCTTTTCGCGTAATTCAATTTCTGAACCTGCACCGATATAGATAATTCCTATTCCACCATCTAACTTAGCAATACGATCTCTAAGTTTTTCTTTATCCCAATCTTCTTTAGTTGTAGATAATTGTTGTTGTAAGATATTTACTCTTTCAGTAATAGCTTCTTTATCGGTAGCGTGCTTAATGAATGTAGTTTTCTCTTTACCAACGATTACTTTATTAGCGAAACCTAAATCGGCCATTGTGGCTTTGTCTAACTTCATGCCATCTGCTTCACTAATTAAAGTAGCGCCAGTTATAATAGCTAAATCTTCTAAGTATGCACGTCTTGTTTCGTTAAAACCAGGTGCTTTAATAGCGGCAAATTTAATTATACCTTGATTAGCGTTTAATATTAAGCTACTTAAAGCTTCTCCTTCTAAGTCTTCGCACACAAGTAACATTGGCTTATCTAGCTTAGCTACTTGTTCTAAGATTGGAAGAATTTGTTTTATGTTAGTTACTTTTCTATCAAATAATAAAATAGCAACATCTTCTAATTCTGCTTGCATCTTACCCATATCAGTTACGAAATGAGCAGATATGTAACCTCTGTCAATCTCAACGCCATTAACAATTTCTACATAAGTAGAAGTGTTTTGACTTTGAGCAGTTTTAACTACACCGTTTTTACCTACAGCTTCAATAGCTGTTGAGATAAGTTCACCGATATATTCATCGTTATTGGCAGATACTGTAGCTACTTGTTGAATTACTTCTTTAGTGTGTACACTTTGACGCACATTCTTTATAAAGCTAGTAACTTGTTTAACAGCAGCATCCATACCTTTTTTAATTCCCATAGGATTAACACCGTTCTTAACGTGAGGTAATCCTAATTCGATCATACTTTGTGCTAATACTGTAGCAGTAGTAGTTCCATCTCCCGCTTGATCTGCTTGTCTTGAAGCAACATCTTTTACCATTTCCACACCCATATTTTGTAATGAGTCATTTAGTGTTACAGCTTTAGCAACTGTTACACCATCTTTAGTCATTACAGGTGATCCATTTCTGTCGATAACTACCGTTCGTCCTTTTGGACCTAGAGTTACCTTTACTGCATTCGCTAAAATATCAACGCCTTCTTTCAGACCTTGTCTAGCTTCATTCCCATATATTGCTTTCACGAATTAAATTAGTCTTAAAAGTTCAATAGCTTTATCTTCTAAGTGATCGGTTAATCTACTATGTTTAGGTATTGCATGTAGTAAAGCCACTACAGCGTTAACCTTGTCATTAAAAGTAATAGTTGTGCTGTCATAGTAACCGTAATTAAAACTTGTAGTACCTAAGTTTAGACTAGCGTTCTGCGTGTGTACGTAATTAACTGATTCTTGATAACCGTTGTTTAAATCATTTTCTGTCATTGTCATATTTTTAATTTGAGCATCCGAACGGCCTCGAACCGATAACCTCCGCGTTACAAAGGCGGTGCTCTACCTACTTGAGCTACAGATGCAGGAGCAGACGAATTTATATACCGGCAGTTAATTGTCCACAGCTCCGGTGTGTACTTTAAATTGTTAGAAGGGTGTAGCCCGCCAGGGAATCGAACCCTGATCTGCTGAGGGAAAGTCAACCGTCCTAAACCGTTAGACGAACGGGCCATTTTACTTTTTATAATAACCTGAGAAGTATAACTCCGCCAACCTACGATTTGGAGGGAGAAGTGTGCATAGAAGAGGCACTCCCTATCTTCGATCCTTACTCGTGCACAAGCAGAGGGCTAATGTTGCGGGAGGTCGGATTCGAACCGACGATTTCAGGCTTATGAGACCTACGAGATAACCACTTCTCTACTCCGCAATCTATTTGTTTATTTTGTTTGTAGTTCTTCTTGTTTCAGATCATGAACTATTTTATCAATTAAAGCACGTTCAGCAGCTTCTGCTTCATAAGCTTTAGCCATAGCACCCATAGTTTCAGCTTCAATTTCATAAACTTCACCTGTTTCGTAATCTAATAAAGCTGTAGTCAATAGATCGGCTTTAAACCTAGGATTCTCACAGATTGAATCTGGACAAACCTCATCCTCTGATACGTAATCAAAGTCTTCAATACTTGTTATTTCCATGTAGCCTTGGAGAGACTCGAACTCTCAAAATCTCTTGATCCTAAGTCAAGCGGCTTTACCAATTTACCCACAAAGCTATGTTATCCTATATAGATTCGAACTACAATCTTCTGAACCAAAATCAGACGTGCTAACCGTTGCACCATAGGATAGTATGCAGGAGCGTCACTTCCTGCGATTTAACGACGCCCTGTAACAATTGGGAGAAGGTTACGCTTTTCGGATTCTTAATCCATTAATATAGTCAGTAATTGAATCTCTATAATTAGGAGACAATTTAGATAGTTCTTCTATAACAGCTTCATAGACATCTTTAACAGGACGAATCACGTAGTGACTGTCAGATTCTCCTACACCTTCATTATGAATAGTACAAAGGTTACTATCGTATCCTAAGTTTTCTATAAATGTACGTGCTAGTTTATCTCTAACGTCGTCTGTTCCGTATGCTACTGTAGCACGTATTACTGGTTTCATTAAACCATCAAAATCATAAGTTACTTTACTTTTCATTGTGTTATTTATAACCTGCCTAAATTGGTCAAGGTGTTCACAACAGAAGAGTCGAACTTCTGACGCCTAGCTCTTCAGGCTAGCGCTCTACCACCTGAGCTAGTTGTGAATATAGTTGGCAATACAGGATTCGAACCTGTCACCTATTGATTAGAAGTCAATCGCTCTATCCGAATGAGCTAATCGCCAATGTAGACAATGCAGGATTTGAACCTGCGACATCGAAAGTATCAGTTTCGCGCTCTAACCAGGCTGAGCTAATTGTCTATTCTGTATGCTTTACGTCTTTCAGCCGAAGTAAGATCGTCGTTAAGCAATAAATTCTTACATCTTTTAATCTCTTCCTTAGTAGGCTTCCTGAAGCAGTCTATGTTTCTATAGAAGTCTACAAATGGAATATGACGTCCCAAAGTATAGAAATCATCCATAACGTTATTTAAGAAGTAATAGTAATAAAGTATTTGTCCAACTCTAACATGCAAAGGATTATCTTTAATACATACCCAAATAGGAACTCCATACTCAGTTTCATGTGCCTCTTGTAACCAAGAATCTAATATTTGTTTCATGTAGAGAATATAGGGTTCGAACCTATGATCCTTCGGATGTAAACCGAATGCTTTCAACCGCTAAGCTAATTCTCTATTTATTGCAGTCCCGATGGGAGTCGAACCCACTAAACCCCGATAGACAGTCGGGTACAACAGCCGTTATGCGCCGAGACCAAGTTATGTGAGATAGGTAGGATTCGAACCTACTGCGTATCTTAGTGACGGATTTACAGTCCGTTGCTACTCCACCGTCGTAGCCGCTATCCCAATTATCTTTTTGTTTAAATCATCTTGGTTAAATGTAACCATCCAGCAACTGCATGACCTGCTTGAAACTAATTAACATATAATTCATGTAAGCTACGTATCGCTTATAAGAATTAGCATTCGCGGTTCATCGAACTCTTATGTTAGTTTTGTTTAAGAGTTAGTATTCTAATAAGCCTTTGCACAAGGTACGTCTTATTAAATTACCAACAGTTTTTATGGTTGTGATCTATTTACAGTTTGTGCTAACTGTTGAAGTAGATGTGAGATTCGAACTCACGATGCTCTTGCGAGACATGACGGTTTTCAAGACCGTTGCAATAAGCCGGACTCTTCCAATCTACTATGGTGGACACGCACAGATTTGAACTGTATCTTCCGAGGTGCAAGCTCGGCGCATTTGCCATTTATGCTAACGGCCCATTTAGAAGTGAATACAGGATTCGAACCTGTGGAGGTGATTAACCCCGCTCGGATAGCAACCGAGTACGATAAGCCAGGCTCTGTCAATTCACTATTGAGGGAAAGCTAGGGATCGAACCTAGGACCCAGACTTTAACAAAGTCTCGCTCTACCGCTGAGCTACTTACCCTTATTATCTTTGCCAAGCACTAAACTTTCTAAGTCTATCAGCTTCGCTTTTAAATTCTTCTGTAGTTCCATTAAAGAACGGATTACGAGATTTAACGTAAAACCAGTTGTCGTATGTTTCCCATTCTTTCATGTTAACCACATACTCTTGACCAAGTACGTTAAATTTTATTATTTCTTGTTCCATCTTCATTACGATGTTTAAGTTCTTCTAACAACTCTTTAGGAGCGTTATGTTCAGTACAGTAACCACGTTTATTACTAGAACGCATTTTACTTTCTAATTGACACTTAGTGTCAGCAATATAAATGTAAACATTATTAACGATGTATTTACATTTAGCCCAATTGGGTTTTGTTAAGTCGATCATTTCAATAGTACAAATGTACGAATAATAATCTAATTGTTAGTCACTGAACTGTCATTACCAGAAGTTCCGTAAATAATATTTGTAAATGTAGTATCATTAAGAAACATCTTATGTAGTTCTTCTAACTCGTTTAGGATTTTTAAAGCATTAGCTTCTCCACCACAAGCAGCAGTTACTTCATCTATCTGTACCAGACTTCTAGGTCTTTTGCCGTTATTTCTGTCCATGGATTCCATATGCGTTCGTCTAAAGGTTCTCGTTTCCATGCTTTATACAATGGATTATTTATGTAGTCTAAAGTCTCTTTCGTAAGAGGATCAGCTGACATAGCTTTAACAAGTGAATCCCATTCAGTCTGGAGTTCACCTGTAGCTTGTACGCTTATTAATTGTACCATTCTGTAGCGGTTAACATATCCAATGTAGCATTACCGGTAGAATATCCCATTATTTGATCACTGATCTCTTTATCAATTCTTTTAATCTCGTCAGCATAATGCTGTGCTAATTCTTCTTTATGTTGCTCTTGACTTAAAGTAGGCTTTTGTGCTTCGAACTTCTCTTGTAATTCAATTACGAAGTTAACAGGAATAACTACTTCTCCACTTTCCATGTGTTGAACGAAGTCTTCGTATGTAGAGTAAAACTGACCGTAGTTCAACTGTAACTGTGCGTGTAAGTAATTCTTAAAGGTTTTGTATTTCATATGGGTGTAATAAGGGGATCGAACCCTTGTGCGACGAACCACAACCGTCTGCTTTACCTACTAAGCTAAGAACACCATTTATAATTGTCAGGAAGGCAAGGCTCGAACTTGCGGCCAAATCGTCCCAAACGATTCAATCTACCAACTGATATACTTCCTGATTGTTTATTGTAAGACAAAGATAGTCAAATAATCTTAGATTGCAAACTTACTAAGATTATTTGACACTTATGATATTTATATGATATAAATGTGAACCAGTGGTGATAGAGTTTTCACCAAGTGGCTAAGCTCTCCTTGAGTGGGAGAATGTGTGAGGTTTAAATGTATTTCTCCTATTACAGTTTTATATTGTAACTTGTATACGAGTAAATGGTCTATGCCTAATTCGGTCATAAATTGAGTATCTGTTCCTTCAATCGTGTTATCAATTAGTAAATAATTCTTCGTGAGAAAAGCTTCATTAATAGTTGCTTGATCTTCTAAGTAAGATCCTTGTAAGGAAGTGGTTGATTTTACAATATCGTCATTAGTTAAAATAACTTTCTTGTAATAAGATCTTTCTTTTGGTTGATAGATGTATACACTAAAACTTTTAATTAAGGTATCCGTTTTCTGTATTTGCTGTAAAGCAACTTCCAATCCCTTCAAGTCTCTGCATTCTCTAAATTCTACTCTTGAAAAACTCACGTCTTTCACGGCTACACTGATAGTATCTTTATACATATTACCTACTATAAGTAAGAATATGAGAGTTACTATGAAATAAAACCTTGCTCCTGCAAGATCTTTGAGAGCCTTAACTAATTCAGGCCAATTCATTTAACTGTTCAATTTTAATAGATGTTATATAATTTAAAAGCTATTAATCCATATTATTCGTATATTTGTATGATGCAAATATACAAAATAAATCACAATATATGACATGTCAGAAAGACAAATAATTAAAGCGCAACAGGGAGGATCCTTACGAGACTTTATAGGTCGGTATAAGTTTCAACGTCCTACTGCACAAGCATCTTCTACTGCTGTAGCTCCCAAAGTATCGTTGACTAAAAAGCAAGCAGAAGAAAATAGAGATAAAGTTGCGTACAATAATTACGTTGCACAACAGAAAGAAAGAGATAGAGTGCAAGCACTAAAGCAGAAAGGTCAAACAGACGGAGGTAATTTAGCAAGCGATATAGGTACTAGTTTACTTAAACAAGTAACTGAATTTAGATTTGCTAACGATCAAGACTTTGAAAAAGGTAGAGGGAGTTGGAAAGGTAGACAAGAACTTTTAGTAGACGGAGCAATTAATGGTATGGCTAATGAAATGACAGGTGGTGCTATGAATTACGTAGGTAGTAAAATAGCATCGGGAGCAGCTAAGCAAGTAATAGGTAAAACTGTAGACTTAGCAAAGAAGGCTGTAAATAATGCTCACGTATTAAACCCTAATGCTTTCAAACCTAATCCTAATAGTTACTATAGAATTGTAGGAACTGATGCTACCGAAGACGCTCTTGCTAATGGAGTAATTAGAAGTAAAGCAGGTGCAGGAGTCGTATCTGAAAAAGTAGGAGGTATTAATTTAGGTAGTAGACCTACAGCTTACCCTTCATTTAGTAAAGGTAAAGTTAGTACTGAATATGCCAAAGGTTTACCAGAACATTCTTTAATAGAAACCCAAAGACCTATGGCAGCTAGTACAGTAGGAAGGCACGGTAAAGGTACTACTCAATTTCCTGTAGATGAAGCTGGTAACTATATGAAAGAGTTTCCTTTAAGTGAAGCTAAGATTATGCAACCACATTGGTGGAAAGGTTATAAAGAAGTACCTCAAATAGCTGCTATGGCAGACGAAGTTGTTGCTCCTAAGATAGGTATGGGTGAGAGGATAAAGAATTCTTTATACGATAACGTAGTTTATCCTGTTAAACATGCTAGAAGTATTTACGGACTCAAAGGTAAGATTAATAGTCGTATAGCCGAAATGAATACTCCAGAAGGTATAGCTAGACTTGAAGCACAACATATTAACAGTAAAGAGTTCTTTGATAAACCAGTTAAAGTAACCAGTAAACCTACTGAGAAAGGTTCATCTTATAATTTTGATAACGATACAATTAATATAGACTTCGATCAAATGAACAGATTTAAAACAACTGAGCCTACTCTTAATTTAAGCGCAACAATAGATCATGAACTAGCACACAGAACTCAAGGATTCGGTAAGACTAATTCAGTAACGAATTACGTAAAAGGTGAATATGGTAAAGAGGCTCCTACAGAAGTTCAACGTATACTAACTCCATTGGATCTAAATTCACGTAGGATGTTACGTCACGATATTAAAACCAGTAGAGGTCATGATAATGCTGATTACTTTTATAGCAATAAACCAGAACCTATGCCTCACTTAGCAGAGTCTAGAAGGAACATGATAGATCAGAAAATCTTAAACAATAGATATGATGAGATTACAGTAGATAAGTTGTATGAATATCAAAAAGCTAATCCTACAGATCGTATAGGTAGTTTTATGACTAAAGACTTTTCTAACTATGATGTTTTACAAAGTTTAATGAATAAGCTTCCGGCTGTTGCACCTATAGTAGGAGCTGCAGTTATTGCAAATAAAAACAAATAAGAAAAGCCCAGCTACTTGATTGTAGACTGGGCTTTAATTTTTTAATCGTCTTCTTTCTTTCCTATGATATGAATAAACTTTTGTTTGTTTACTTTCATTAATGGATTACTATTTATAACTTCTGCTTTAACAACAGTCGTTTTTTCCTTTTGTTGGAACCAACGTTTTAAGAAGAAGTCGTATCTTCTAGGTATAAAGGTCTTTATAGTAGAATCACTGAATAATAGATATTGTGTATTATAAAATTCTATATCAGATGATATACGATAAGGTGATAAAGTGATAACGTTCTTAATATCCTTGTTAGATAAATCAACTACTGTATCAGGTAGCTTAGTTTGTATTTCTTTAGTAAGTTGTGTAGTAACAGCAGTAGTAACGTAACTAGCTTGTCTTAACTTACGAATGTCATAGTTCTGTTCTTTTATAATCTTAATCAATTCAAGAGTTTGAGAATCAGCTTCTAATTTAAAATCAGTTAAGTTCTGATTAAACATTATAGTCTTAGCGTGTTCCTGTCCGTAACGATCTTCCCATTTCTTCATTTCTGTTTTAGCAGCAACCTCGTTATTTTTAGTAATGGCGTAAGCTATCTTTGTATTAGCAAGTTCGGTTCTTGTAATCCATAACATTGCTAGTAATGCACCTATGATAATTATAACGTAAGTCCATGAACTCTTTAATAAACTAGCAATCAAATTCATCTAACCAAGCGTTATCAATTACCATCCTACCATCTGCTTTAAATGTAAACGAACCTACCTTTGTGGGATAAGGAATCGTAGCTGTAACCTTACTCTTATTGTAATTAGGTGCACGCTTTGTTTTTGTTTTACTCTCCTTCTTCATTATTTACTTTGTTAATATTAATTCCATATACCCCATTAGCTACTACAAACATTACCTCACTCTTAACTAACTTGTTAATCATAGGTTGTATATTTTTAGCAGCTGTCTTTATTGCCTTTGCCCATTTACTAATAAAATACTTAGTAATAGGAAAGCTTCTAGGTTCCTTTACGGTTTCAAGTAAATGCTCAATTAAAGCATCCTCTTTACCTTTCTGTTTTGCTCTTACCGAGACTTCATCCTCCACCCAATGTTTATACTTCTCTCTAATGTATTCTATTTGATACCTAACATAATCATCAATATAAAACCATTCGAGTCTGTAATGATAATCTTTTAATTCCCTATGTATCTCTTTCTCTAACTTCTCATCTCCCTCAATAACATATAAAAGATGGAAGTCTGGGTTATGTGTAGCATACTGTTTCATACGATTAGTAATGTTACTTGTATAACCTACTTTTAAATAGTTATTGCTTTCTATGAAGTATATCATTATTGATTAATTTTATCTTTAAATACTTCCAAGGCATACCGCATTAAGTCAAACGGTATTCTAGATAAAAATCTTTGCCTACGTGCTTCACAGTTATCGCAACCATCTATTTTAATTTTATCAAATGTAGATACTGTAATATTATCATTGAAGCCGTTCCAACCTATATAATAACGCTTGTCTTTATAAATTACGGTGTGAGTCTGATAAGGATGCTCACTTGTAGATCTGGAACTATTTATTTCTACTAGTTCTATATCATTCTTCGAAGCTTCCATATTCTACTTTAGTATTAGGATTCTCATTTAGTATTGGTTTATTATCTTCAATCTTTAGCCAGCCTTGTGATATAAAGAATTCATAGATAGACTTTTGTTTTTCAAAGTAGTCTATATCTTCTTGTGTTAAAGCAAACATTATTTTTCTAAGTCTTTATTAAGTGCTACTATTAACTCAATAGGCACACTCTCTAGTACCATTCTATACTGTGGATCTATAAACGTAAATGAATTATTATGTTCATTATGTCTTACAACAATAGCTCTATTGTGATCTGGCCAACATACATAGTAATAACATTTAACAAACTCATCATCTTGGAATTCAGTTAACTTTCTGTATTCTATTTTACGATCAAATAACTTATCAGATATACTTTCTATAGGTTCTGGAAATGAATCCTCTTCCACTTCTCTAAATAGATCGGCAATAGTATTAGGCTTTTCTAAACGTCTAGATTGTCTCTCTCTTAATTCTCTATGCATATCTGCTATTCCTTTACCTATATCTGTTTGTTCTTGAAGTGGGTTCTTAATAAACTGTATACCCTGCTTGATATAATGATCCTTTTGGGATTCTGTGAAGTTCATTCTTTAATTGTTGTTTAAGTGACGGTGTCATTAGTATATGATTATCTGTTTCTATTTCTGATTCCATGAAAGCGATACCTTTATTGTATGCAGCTAACTCTTCTTCTATTTGCTTTTTACTTTTTCGTGGCATGTTTTATCTCCTTCAAATAAAGCGAGAGGTCTTCTGTGTACTAGTTCCTCTAATAATATAACAGGTATCTTAGATGTACGTTTATAATATAATACAGTATTAGTATCAAAATCATAATCTTGTATAAAGAATATATACTCTCCACGCATATCGTGATTAAACATAGCATATCTGCTATGACCATATGTAGTTGTATTCTCATACACTGTATAGACAGGAGCGTAGAATTCTATTCGATCTCCTGTAGGTTTAAAGAATTCGTTAGTCTGTACATGGCATATTCCGTTGTTTGCTATTTTCATTAGTACTTATCTATATTAGCTAAACAAGTATCTAGATCTTCTGTAATTTGTTTCAATAGTTCATGAGGAATTTCAAATAAAGAACATGGTGTCATATGTAAATGTAGAGAATTGGTGATTGTGTAGAATATAGTAACCATTCCTCTTTCATTTCTATATGTACTATAAGTTATTCCCTTGTGTTCATCTTGTCCTATGTGTGCCATCCTTACGAACTTACCATATTCGTTTTGTCCGCTTCCTTGATTTAATAGTTTGAATTTCATTTATCGTTTGTCTTATTAGTTCATTTAATAATACAAAGATACTAATTAAATGTTAAAGGAAAGTCATAGATAGGTTAAAGTCGAAAATAGCCCCTACCCCTTTCTGAAACCCACCCCCCGGCCTTTTCTATATGGGTTTCCCTAATATAAAATAGTTGGCTGTGTGTTGAGCGTGAAGGTTATATCATTTCATACCCCCGCCTTTTTCTAGTGTAAAACATAAAATAAATTCATTATGAAAAACTTTCAAGAATTATTAGCCGCTGGAACTATCAGCGAAGAATCTGCAGCTACTCTAGGAGCAGGCATCAAGATTAACAAAAATGCTAAACTTAAAGACTTCAATGCCGTTAACACTGGTAATGTGACTTCTACTTTCAAAGTTGGCGACACTTTCAAAATTGTTGGCATTGGTATTGCTGACGGTAAAGTTGCTGGCGCGACTCGTACTAACATGCCAGTGTTTGAGATTGAAGACTTAGCAGGTGCTAAACGTACCGTATTTGCTTCAAGCCTTATCCGTTCTACTCCTACGTCTAACAACGAGGCTAACGGAAACGTATACGACGGCGATGATGCTCCTACCTCAGAGAAAGGTACAGCTTTATTGCAATTCGATCGTGGTATTTTGCAAGATGCCGTTGGCGCATTCCCTGCATTGGTTGACAAATTAATGGAGGCCGGCGAATATATCCGTATTGAGGATATCATCCGTTATACTTCTAACATTAAATTGCAATCGGATCAACCTAACGGTAAAGCAGGAGACACGGTGCAAGCGCGCAATGTTGCTTATCGCTTAGTTGGTCTTAAAGACAAGGCAGAGGCAAAAGCATAAACATAAATAAGGGGCACTAACGTGTCCCTTATTTTTTGTGTTTTAAGCGTAGCTTTCAGCTATCAGCTCACGTAACACATTCAAGATTGCGTAGCTTAAGAAATTAAATACTTTAATTAGTATTAAACAAATACCAACATCTCATTGGAGATTTAAACAACTTACACTGTCGCTCTGTGGGGTGTTGTTATTTGTTATCCTTCGGGAAATGGCTCAAAGTGCAGCCATTGTAAGTACATGCTCACTTTATATGAGAATGTATAAGTTAGTGTATTAGTATATTATTGTATTAAGTATATAATAAAGTATTAATAAGAATAAAAAATACACTTAATTAGTTAGAGTAAGAAATTCCTAGCTGATTAAATGAAAATAAATTTAGAGTTTGTATGATAATGTAGAAGAGTTGGAAAGTTTTTAATGTGTTATGTGATAACAAGGCTGCGCCTACAACACAACCCAACAATCTCACCAAATCTCACCACTTTCTCAAAACCCAACATACAACTCACTCATATAGACCAATTCGACAAATCTTCTCACAATTTTCAAGATTTCTCATATTTGGTATATAAGATCATCCACAACGCAATAAGTAATAGTAGCAATATTCTACTATCAAAACATATAAAAACCCATTAAACCCTACAACAATGAAGAAAATAGCAACCATTTCTAACAACCCATTAGAAGCTAACAACGCCATTAAAGTCCTATCTGTAAAACAATACAGTAAAACTTACAGTAAACAACGTAAAAGTGAAGTTAAATCACTTAATCGTGCCAATCTCACTGTGTCAAGCACACTTAATCAGAAAGAACGTAAATTTGCAATTATGTATCCATCAGCTTCGTCTGGTATATCTGTAAATCCTATTTACAATCTATCTATTAAAGAGATAAGAAAACAAGGTTTAACATACACCAATGTCACAACAATCACTGCTAAACATTTAATGCAGATAGTAAATGAAGAATACGTATTCAAACAATTAGGTCTAAGACGTATTTACAATGGTGATGTTATTATAGACCTTAAAGAAGAAATTATCTACAAAGTCACCCCAAATGGTTTTGATAAGATTGCATTCAACGATTTCTGGCCATTAGTGGCAGTTAAAGCTGAAGCATAAGAGTCTGCACTTGATAGGTCAGGTTTATTAATTACAGTAATTTTGGGACAGTTAACCAAGCCACATCGCGTGACTTGGTTTTCTTTATTAAACAAACTCAACCAGGAGAGTATAAAATAGTTTGTGATCAGACTGGACGAAACATATATTTATGTCAAACTGTAAAACAATATTTAAAATGGTAATGATTCAAGGAGTTCTTATGTCTTTAGAAGACGCGAGAGAGTACGATTTCAATTAAACATTTATTAACCCACACAGTTAGAGTAACAGGTTATGCTGACTCTAACTTTAAAATTATTTTAACATGACATACCAAGAAAGAATTGATCTAGCTATATCAAAAGTAATAATGTATCAAGCAGATTCAAACTGCATTAGAGTGTTACACAGAACTGAAAGAGGTTTTAATGTAATCACCTTTAGTTATTCTTGGTGTAACATGGAACTACTAAGAGATGCAAGAAAAGTAAACATAGATGTAAACTTATATACATTCAAACAATATTTAAACAATCTGTTAACACCTGTACTATTGTTGGCAGCTTAATCTAAAACCCAACCCAATGAAAAGATTTATCTTATTACTAGTTGTAGCTATGGTAGCTACACTAGCTTCGTGTTCTAAAGAGTCTGAACCAACAACAGACGATGTTCAAATCGATCAGTCTCAATTAAAGACTCAGATCATCATGAAAGTGAGAGACGCAGGAACAAACTTCAAAAATTACATCTTAGTAGACAGCGTAACTAATATCTATGAATCAGGTGATTCAGTGATGTTTGACGTTAGAACACATAAGACGATATACGGAACTGAATTAGCAGACGTAAATCCAGATGATGTTGCTGTAGGTGTAATAGAGTATTAACCATTAAACAATGTAAGTGGATCCAACTACTTGCATTGTTTAATAAATTCATTCACAATGAGAAGAGCAAGACGTATTGGTGATGCACCAATTGACCATAAGAGAGAATTATCTAAGATAGAGATGCAATTAGACGCATTGAGCTTAGTTCGTACACAACTTAGAGCTAACTTCCAACGTCAGATGCGTGAGCAAGACAAGATTTAAATGGAGATCTTTAAGACTGCAATGAAGAGTTATACACCTGATACGTGGATATCTGATATTGTAGGATTAACAGGTATTGCCAAGACTACGATCTCTAAATTAGTTAAAGGTCACAAGATCTCTGACTTACATTTACTAGAACGTGATGAACTTGCAAACTATCGTAATCTATCTGATAGAAACGTAGAGATTCTTCTAGCTTTAGAAGCTAAAGGTCTATGTAAATACATGGAAAGTAAACTAAAAGAAAACCCTGTTCCAATTATTCACAACGAAGTTAAAGGTTATTTCGATACTCCTGAATGGCAACAAGTATTTGCTAATCAAAGGGAAAGAGAAAGACTAAGAGCAGAAAATAAATAGCGCATAATCTATCACGATTAGGTCTATTAATAACCGGTTGCGTTGCTGCCATGCCTTTCGTCGCTGTACGTCTGTTAGCGACCGGTTATTAATAGGTTTAGGCCCTCAGAGGCGCTCAAGCTAGGCATAGCCCCAAAATCCATTACATGATGTGATCCCATAAAGACACATCGGCTGTCAAACAATCCTTAGTACTGCAAATATATGCCAGAGGATATGTAATGAGTATGATCGCAAATCATACAGAACCCACAAAGGCCTATCGAAGTCGAACAGATAGGATTGCACCGACACAAAACTCTATGACAAGAGTTGACGACCAACATATGACGTTGAAAATAACCGGATCACACGTAGTCTATTACGTGCCACAACCACACTCAAACGAACAGCCCGTAAAAAGCCGAAAGGCATGTGGGGCTGTCACGGTAGAAGTCCGGTATTAATAACTAGGAGTAGTCGCCAATTAAGGTTGAGCTTATCTAGCCGTGGAAGTCGGTTTATCATGGAAAGGTAACGTGGCCGCCTTTAATGTGCCCAATTCGAATACAACTTGCGTGGTTAATGCACAGCAAGACGCAGGCGTATTCGGATACATTTAACCACACCGAAGAACCCTGAGCAAGTTCTGTATTTCAGCCGTCTGAAGTATTAAGTCTCAATTACAACACTAACAGTGCAAACCATTACGAATTAACTTCGTTAGGTTGGTCTATTTAAACAGGAAGTATAGAGTCGTTGACCGGCTTCCTGTTTACTTAGGTTTAGGTCTATAAGATGCTCAAACTGTAAAACCCATTAAAGATGAGAATAGAAATTCATTTAGGATATGCTCTCTATTTAGAGTGTATTCGCAAAGATCTTCAAGATCAAGCATTAGATGTATTAATAGCTGGTCCAGATTCAGCATTAAGATGTCTGTTAGCAGATTTCAGAGAGAATAACAATCAAGCATCATTCAGCGAGTTTCATAAGTTCGCAATAGATGCCGCGATTATTGTCCAAGAATTCTTTTTACCAGAAATGTAATGCAATTGATCAAAATTCAAGGAACATATGTAGATATATTGTCTATAGATGTACCAGAGTAAGAACCTACAGTTAGCCGGCGATAACATCAATGGCTACTGTTTAAAATTAAAACAATGGCACAAGAAACTGTAACAATAGAAGATAAAGACTACTTCATTGAGTGTAGAGATACAAAGATTGGTGATGTAGTGTATGATAAAAATAGTAAAACTACTTACGTAGCTAGTATATCAGATGCTGATGATCTAAATTGGATCGTAGTAGAACAAATCAATCACTCAACTATTTAGTCAATGAAATACTTAATACTTATACTCATCTTATCTACTTTAAGTTGTGGAGATGTAACAATAGCAAAACAAGTAACTAAAATAGAAAGATACAACAAAAAGCTTTCTTATTATTGGTATAATTACAGTAATGATCGTGTACTAGACACAAACAATCGTTATAAGATAGGTGATACTGTAAACTTAGTAGAATACTAACACAATGGAGATAGAAATCAACGAAGAAAACCTAAACTTACTACTCAATCAAATAAGAAAACATCTGAATGATAACTCTATGGAGTTTATACTTCTTGGAAAAGATGTAACGTTCTTATCGGTAATGGACAAGATAAAGAAAGATGATCCTGGTCATCCTATCGAAGTCTATCTATTAGCGAGTCGGTATATTAGTGATATCGTAGATGACTTCTTTAAACCGTAAACAATTTAAAAACCCATAAAACCCAAAACAATGAATTCAACTCAAATCACACTAGGATCATTCAGAATGAAATCAGTGGCAAACAAAACAGTTACAAGAGTAGTAAATGCTGAACTAAATGAGTCAGGCATGTTCTCTTTCAGTAAAGAAATGTTAAAGCACATTGGTCAAGGTATTCACCTTGTTAACCTAAAGAGTAAAGTATCTGATCCACAAGTATTATTGTCTTTATTAGGCTTAATAACTGAAGCTTTATACGCAGAAGACGCTGATCTTGAGTTCGCTCAGAGAGAATTTACTCGTGAAGAAATTCACTTCATCCGCAAAGCTATCTTAGCTAAGCTTGAACATTGCGAGAAACAAAAACAAGTTGAAGATGCTGATGAGAATACCACAGCGAAAACATTCAACGAAAACTCATACATCAATATGAAGTTACTTCTTATTGACTTAGGTGAGTGGTTATCTGTTTCTATTTAAACTTAATCATTAACTAAACCTAGATTGGGCGGACGTCGCTGTTTCGCCCTTTCTTAAACTTAACACAATGAAGAAGATAATAGCAATAGAAACTTGGGGAGGGACCGCAGGTGGATATAAGGTAGAGTTAAACCTAGAATTAACTAAAGACAGAGAATTAACGCAAGATGAAGTGTATTTTGCTCATACCAAAGTGCAAGAAATCATGGCGCACATAGACACCAACACGATTAAAACATCTGTTGAGTTTATTAAAAATACAGCATCTGAACGTGAGCAACTGCTCAACTGTTTCGGTGATCATAAGATCTATGCCAAAGAAATACCATCAGAATATGGTAATCTTGAACCATGGTTCTTAGTCACAACGCCTAAAGGTGTTATTAAGATTGGATGGCGTAAGCGTGTGATTAATATTGATTGGTCAGACTCTGATATTAAGTTCAAAACCGATGCAGAAGCTGCTATAGCCATAGAGATAGAAGATCTTCACCATACACACGGTAGAGATTACGTTCACGCTTATGGTTACGCAAAAGCAACTAAATACATTCAACGCTTACTAAACGAAGAATAAATGCATTACGTACAGATAACAGACGAACAAGATATCAACTTCACTACTAATCTACCTATCATGCCTGAAATAGGACATCATGTAGTAATAGACAATGAGTCACGTGAAGTATTAGAAGTTAGACATTTTATTAAACTTGATGGAGTGAGGACAACCTTCTTGAATACACAAATATTAATTAATAGTACTTTCCACACATTACACAATGGACGCTAAAGAACCTTTATACTTAAATTCTTAGTTATACACGGTGGTGCTTGGATAAGACTATCGTGTACTTTTAAACTAAAACAAATGAACAAGATACAAATCATCATCGCTTTTTATAGAAGTATGAAAACGTTTAGTAAACCTTTCAGTAAAGTAAACAATAATCATTCGGGTATGTGTAATTTCTTTTATACCATGTATGCCAAGAGACAACTAAACGACGATAAAGCGCTAGAAAATCTTAGAATACTTAGAGGGATACTTGAACCAATGTATTTGAGTGAGTTCGAAGAAGGTAGATTACCTAGTTCAAATCAAGTGTATTGGTACTCTGTAAGTGAGTTAGGTAATAAACAAAGAGTTAAGCTTTTAAAGAAAGCCATCTACAAGACAATTAAATCCATATTCGTATGAAAAGATTAACAACAATTCTATTACTAATAGGTGCATTTATTTGGTCTGTTGTGATAATTACAAACCCTCTTACAAGCTTAGCAATTTGTTTGTTTTGCTTAATAGCAGTAGCAATATTAGGAGGTTCTTTCTCCCTTTTCGGTAGTAGAAAAGCCTTATCAAGAGACATATACGTAAGAAGATGAGAGCAGAATTAAAATTTACTGTATTAACAGCTAAATCAAACATACAACAATTTATGCAAGCTGCAGATGTATTCTCACCTCATAAAGTTTTGGTAGCAATACAAACAATGACTTTAACTGTTGAGTGGCCTCTCATAGATGCCGAATACATAGCTAAATGTCAAGATAGTCTTAAACAAGCGTTAGAGAAATCTGGTTCTGTAATAACTTTTATGGGTTATCAAGGAGAAACTGAAGTTCCTGTGTATTTTAGACCAGAAGTACAACAAATATCTAATGGTAAATCATGGGGTATGTTTCACAAATTCTTAAAGAGCATTGGCTACGAAGTAGAAACAAACGAATATGTGATGGTAACATCATGCAAAAGAATGCCGAAAGGTATTTAAAGAATTAACCATTAACCGGATATCATAGGTAAGTCGGAATCATGACCCGGAACATAAATCTTCACATAAATAAAACAAGAGCCTAGTGGAGTACGTGACAATATGTTCTAATAGCACTCGAGAAAGCTCTAGAAGGTAGCTGCGGGAGGCATAACGAAAGTTAATGGTTAAAATTACGTCTTAGCTCAGTCTGGTCAGAGTGCCCGCATCCGCATTAACATAAGCGGGAGGTCCGAGGTTCGAATCCTTGAGACGTAACGACGTTACTAGCTAAACGTCATTTGAGTACCGTTTTCGTTTAAATGGTGTGCAGGTTCTAGACGCCCTGCACACAACTTACACCGTAGCTCAGTTGGTAGAGCTTCCCGCTCTTAACGGGAAAGTCCTTGGTTCGAGTCCAAGCGGTGTAACAATAGACAATGTGGCTCGAGTGGCTAGGCGGCAGACTGCAACTCTGTCCTACAGCGGTTCGAATCCGTTCATTGTCTCATTAATTGAATAACAGTATGAAACAAGCAAATAGCGGCTTTATGCACAGCACGCGAAAAATAAATCACTTCGAAACCGACTATCGGGAAAGCTTGGAAGGTCTGAATGCAAGCTTGTTATATCTGACTGCAGAGAAGATATAATATGTGAGGACGTAGAGGAACACTATTAAACAATAATTGCTAAACCCTGAAAGAAACTACGAGGTAACTCGTAGAATGGATGCTGTCATATGACTTACACAGCTATATACCATTGGGAGTGTCAAGCTAGATCCTTATTATCGAGTGCTGAAGATAATGAGGATGCTAAAGCAAGGGGTGAGAGCCCTGCAGTCACAATCATAAAGATTGAGAGCGTTAATTTAGATAGCAATTAGAGGGCGCGATGCCCTCTATTGTTTTTAATTGTCCACTATTCACATCCTAATCACTAAAGCTATGGAACCACTAGAAGCTTTATTAATCATTACAGGTATAGGAGCAGTATTGCTCGTTTCTTATTTGTACAGCAAACACTTTATTGAAAATGACAAAACAAGAAGTACTTAAAGAACTAAGGATAGCTAGATTCTGGTATTGGATCGGAATCTATCTTCCTTTTGCTGAAATGTTTATAAATATATTCAGCTACAAACCTAACACATCTTCTGGATTGTGTAATTATTTTAGAATAAGACACAGTAGATCTAGATTTGTTAAGATGTATCTAGTTGATTTTGCTCCTAAAGCACTTAGAGAATGTAGATCAACAGCTTTTCTAGGCATAACAGGTATAGCTTGGTTTCCTATGACCCGTAAAGGCGATAAACAACGCTTAGAAATACTAAGAGAAGCTTATGAATATTATAAATACTTTGGAATAGAATAGAGGAGGAACATTAAATGGCAGAAGGATGCAGTGATGGAAACAGAGTCTTTCCTAACACAACAAATCGATTTGATATACCTTTCAATCCACGGGTTGAGAGGTTTTCTAATACAAATCCTATAATAATTAGGAACTGGGAAGGAGATCCAGTTAAATGTGGCATATTGAGAAGTAAACTCATGAGAACAGGTAAACCGTGCTTTATTGGCGAAGGTTTCCTATTTGGTTACGGAGAAGGAATAGTAGAGTACAATCCTATGGATAATACTTGTGCTCCACCTCCTGTTGAGAATGCTGACTTAGATACACTAACTCCAGCTCTATTAACGGTCATGACGGCACTTGTGTTGTTGAGACCTAAACGTTTACTTAGATGGTTTAACAAATAATGCAAATACCTATACAAGAGGTACTAAACCACAAAAAGTGGTTAGGTGCAGAAATAATCTCATCAGTCAGTAACATGACTAATGAAGAAGTTCATCAAATAGCTGAAAAAGCAAAAGAGCAAGGTTACTACGAACTTAAAATCATAGTAAACGGTGTAACAACTGAACCTTATTGGTTAAAAGAAATGCTTGATAATACTGAAAAGTATATTGATGCAGAAGCTAAATCGTTACAACGTAATCTATACGGTGACACCAATGATGAATTTAGAGAAGTTGTTAACAAGTTCACTCGTGAATTAGATGCAGCTAGATTAGCTTTATTTGAAAAGCATTTCACTCCTGAACAAATTCAAGAATTTGCTTATCATGACGGAAGCTATTAAGAGAATACTCACACCTTGGAGTATTCACAAAACAAATTGGGAACGTAATATGTTACATCTTATAGTAAAATGGGAAGTTCATTACGACATCCCTCAATACGGTGCTAGGCACATTACTTTCACGTTGAGTGATGGTAGTAAACAAAATTTTAGCGAAACATTCTAATGGCAATTAACTTAACTACATTAAGAGAACAACATAACATCGAAGTTATGATTAAGTCTTGGAAAGAAGGTGGCGATATTGTCTATGTATATAGCGTAAACGAATTAGGAAAACCCTCTAAATACAGTTTAGAAAACAAGTCTCTAACTTATCGTGAAGCACTAGCTAAAGCGTTTAACAAAGCTAACGAACAAATTCAAAATGAAAAGAGAATTTAAATTAATAAAAGAGTATCCAGGTTCTCCTAAGAAAGGTGCTGTAATTACAGAATCATTACGCGTTACTATAAACAATAGTAGAACAGCGAACAAGGAAGAGAATCAATACACTATCAAAGTGGACAGTCAACACTGTGACGGTTGTAGATTCAATATAAAGAACCCACAAGACTTCCCAGAATTCTGGCAAGAGGTTACTAAGGATTACGAAATATTATCCTTTACAAACGAAGCTGGTAGTATCTTTACTAGAACTGAAGATAGAAGATATTGGTTAAATCATCATCCTTTTACTGAACGTTGGTTAATTGATAACAAAGATATGTTCATACATTCAGTCAAACGTCTAAAAGACGGACAAATCTTTACAGTAGGCGATCTAATTGAACGTAGCCGTGAGTATAAAGTATACAATACTATTAAGAAGATAGAGTTCGGTAGTGACTTGGGTTCTGATCTTAAAATTCGTATAGACTTTGAAAAGGCTTCTAACAAAACTGAAGAGCATGGTTACAATCGTTTCGCATGGTTAAACGAGTTGAGAAAACCAGAAGAAGAGAAGTATCTTATTGAATCTTTTATCATTAAGTTACCAAGTGGTAAAGAAGAAGTTGCTTACATACGCGATCAAGGTGGTTATTCAACTATAGACGACGGTATTACTTATCCTGCATTAGCTTATCTAAATGAGACCTCTAAAGCTAACGGATGGAGAATACGTTCAGTTATGCGTATCGAAGACAAAGAAGTATTTAAACTAGGCGACTTTTGTGCTCCAGATAGTGTAATAACTAACAGAGCACCTATAGATAAGATAGAATTCTGTAAAGCAGGTTATCTTAGATTTCAAGCTAAAGATAAGTATTACGTTGGTATTGACAATCTTGTTAAGCTTGAAGTAATACTTAACACAAGAGACGGTGTCAACAAGTACAAAGGTGACAAAGTCTATTGGACTAAGGAAGACATCTTTTCTACTACTAACATACCTATTAGGCTCAGTGCAGGTTATCGACCTAAACCTGATATGATTTACTTCGATTCAAAAGATTTATTACAAGACTATATCACTACAAATAAACCGTTACTGTCTCATCGTGAAGCAACTACGCTAAGTCATTTAGAAATGTATCAGTTAGTTAAATCACGCTTAAATTTTAAATAATGGATAAATTCCTTATATTAACACCCGCTGTTCAAATAACAGCTATAATAGCATTCATGGTATGTTTTGCTGTATTCTGGATCTCATTTACTGATTCATGGGGAAGTATCTTTAGAAAGAAAAGATGAACTATATAGAGAAATTAGATTTGACTCTGAAGAACCTTCAGAAGGTTTATGACGAGTTACCTGCATTAGCAGAAAAGATACCGGCAATACGTACTGATTTCGACATATGTCACTTCGGTGTATATTGGGCACAAACTAAACAATTTGTACTCACTAACGATTGTGGTACAACAGGTTGTCTATTAGGTAATGCTGCTAGACTATTTGATTTACAAAATAATGCTTATTATCATCATGTAGGTGCTAGATTAGAGTTTTCTTACATGCATTTCGGATCAACTATTTTTCCTGCTCTTTATCGTGCTTATAAAGACGGTACACCTAATATGTGGCAACCTAACGATATGTGGGATTATCTATTCAGTGAACATTGGGCACACACTCAGCCAACCTTTGATCAAGCTATTGCACGTCTCAAATACTTCTTAGAAGTTAAAGGTGATGTAGGTGAAGAAGGTGTTGATTGGTTTTTCAGACCAGAAGTAGAAGACTATTAATTATAAATAACTATGAAACTACCTAGAAAATTAAAGAAGCTGTTTAATAAGCTATACATTGGTGAAAAAACTCAACAGAACTTTAACTGGGTATTTCATAAACGTATGGTTATTATTCACAACTACGTACTAGGAGAGATACCTATCAAACTAACAAAACAAGACGAGACGTTCATAAGGAACGGCTTATTAGTTAACCCTAAATTTAAAGTTCCTTATGGCGAAGTACGGAATACAAAAAGGCGATAAAATACGCGCACGTTACAATCACACACGTGAAGAGAACGGTCCTACTATTGTTCACGAAGGTGGAGATATAGGTAAAGAGTTAACTGTAACCAAAGTTTGGAGTCACGGTGTGAGAACAAGAGAACATGGTTACATTCACAATAACAGAATACTAAGTAAAGCTGAATAATGGAAGACTTTATAAAAGAAAACATTGAGAAGCTAGGCTTCAAATTAATTAAATACGAAGAAAGCACTTGGGATAAAGGTGTTTTCTACGGAGTTGCTCACGATATTAAAGCTAACGGCATGACTCAACTACAATGGTGTAGCGGAGGTCACAGTTGTACTTATTTCGGTGACAAATTAGAAAAGAACATCTCTATCGGTGTTAAAAAAGATGGTGGAACTCGTCACGCATTTAATGGTTATGTGTTCACACTTGAAGACTTCGAACGCGTACTTAAACTTACTTGGTAATGAACGGAGAACAATACAATCAAGCACTTATCGCTTTCAGTGATGCAGAAAGAATCATCATCACTTTAAATAAAATACGTGCTGATAAGAGAGATCCTTTCCTTAACGATCAAGAGAAAGCCGAAGTTCTATCAGAACAATTAAGTAAGTTTGGATTAACAATTTACGAGCCATGACATTAGAAGCACTAAACATAACACTAATCATCTTATTTTGGCATTTCATAGCTGACTTCTTATGTCAAACTGATTGGATGGCTAACAATAAGAGTAAGGGTTGGGATGCGTTGCTATGGCATACGGCTATTTACAGCGTATTGTGGTTTTTTCCTGTAATAACTTACGGAATAATATACGATGCTCCACAAAGAATAATACTATTTGTACCTATTACATTCGTAGCACATACTGTTACTGATTATATTACAAGTAGAGAAACTACTAAATTGTGGACAGATGGTAAAATTAGACCTTTCTTTCATGTTATAGGATTAGATCAATACTTGCACTACATACAATTATTTGTAACCTTTTACGCACTAACACGATGAAAGACGGAGACTTAAAATACTATCCATTTCTTAATAGTTGGATTAATCATGTTTTACTGAATCCTCAAGTTCAGCCAGAAAAGTTTGGTATAACTATAGACGTGTATCGTTATCATAGTAAAACTAATTATCCATTTTATTTAGATCGCCCTAATTACTACGAAGCTTTTAAATCTATCTTCATTAGAGAAGACTCTATAGAGGTTCGCAAGAATCTAGATAGTATAGTTAAAATGGGTTGGGCTGATCCTCGTATTCTATCTCCAAGTATTGAAGAAACTATTCAATTAGTGCGTTCACGCTTCGGATGGAAACCTTTTGATCTTACTGAATTCAGTCGAGATTTTGATGAAGAAGTAACCAGAGATACACAATGCTACAAGAACAATTCGTAACAAAAGAGATAGCTTATACTTTAAAGAGAATGGGTTTCTCTGAAAAGTGTTTTGGTTATTACAGTGCAATGGCTGATCGCGTTTCGTTACAAGTAGGTTGTTCCAATCCAGGATTTGTTAAACAGTCTGAAGGAATAGCACACGGTAAGAGTATTCGTATGAGAGCTAGAATAGCTGCGCCTTTATGGCAACAAGCTCAAGATTTCTTAAACTGTAAACTATATTCTAACGAAATAACGGATCATTTAGTAGACACTAGAGAAATCATCATCTTACAATTAATTGATTACGTAACAGAACATGAACGCAATAGAAATACTGAAGATACAACAAGAAATTATTAAACGTGAGTGGTTTAAAGCTTACGGTAGTGTACCCAATCTATCAGGAATGTGTCTAGTAGGTTACGAATGTAACTCTATGGCTAATTGGTTTGGAGACAACGGATTAGATATCGATTTGTTTAATGTTGAACATGATGCAGACGGTATATTCTCTATTCATCCTAAATCACTTGAAGGTTTATGGGATAATAACGGTTGGACTATTTACGAAGGTTATGATAAACTACCTAAAGAAGAAGCTTATTACGAAATGGTAGACAGAGCTGCAAACATAAGTGTAGTATCTGTATGTGATCTCATGAGAGCAGCTTCAAATGCCACATTAACTCACTACAGGAAGTACGAACCCAAACTTCCTTTTTATTAAAATATTCTAACTTTCATTGTTAGGACTATTGGGTTGCCGGCGGGATGGGGATCCTGCCGGTTTTTTACTTATCTAAATTAACTCTAATGATTAAAACAGATCCACTCAAAGACTTAGAAGCCACAAAGGCTATCGCTCTTAAATATGCTAGAGCAAACAACAAGAATTATCATATAATTCTATTTAATCCAGTTAAAGGTCAATTCGATCCAGAAACTTCAACCTACTCATTTGTAGAAGATGATTACTTCAAAATTGAAAGACCTAATTCATTAAAATTAACGACAACCGATGAACTTCGTGGAAAAGAGAAAGCCGCTGCTACAATTAGATAAGGATGCTAAGTTTGGTTGGGGAATTATAATCTTCATTGTAGCGTTAGCAGCTCATTCTATTTACCGATTAATGCACACATTCTAATGTACGATATCCCAATTAAGCAACAAGCAAGGTTTTACAGCTTATGCTGTAATCGTATGGTAAGTACTATGCCTAGAACTCTTAGTGAATTCTTAGCAGGAGTAGAAGAAGTACACATCTGTAAAGGTTGTACTGAAATTTGTAATGTAGAATTAAAACCAGTTTATGAAGAAGTCAACAAAGGAATCTATCGTAAAATCGAGTACTGACATTCCTATACCTCAAACTATTGTTTGTCTAAATAAAACATGGTTATACGATAGCACTAACGGAGCAAAGATTAAAGCAAGAAACATACAAGCCTATCTAAGAACTAAGTTAGGGTTACCTACTTTAACTCCACCTGTTATTCCACAAAAGCATCGTGCAATTAAACGTAAAGGAGCAATTACTCCTAGATGGATTGATAACTATTACGGAAACTAACTATGCGACTAAAGAAAAAAGAAAAACAGGGACTAGGTTGCTTAACTATTTTGATTTTAGCAACAGGCATACCTATAGCTACATGGTTGTATTACGAATTTAAAGAGCCAGAACGTTATTACTTTATTGATATGTATCAAGAACAAGCTAATGAAGCTGCTGAGAAGAATAAGTAAATGTATTATCGAAACTATCCACTAAGTCTACACAATAAAATACCATTTGGCAAATTCCGCGGAACTCCTGTGCGTATGATGTTTAGTAAACGTTATTGGTATTTGGTTTGGTTGCATGAAGTAACAAATTGTAAACTTGAACAATGGATATATGAGTTAGCTCTTAAGATTCGTTCTAACAGTAAAAGATACAAAAAGCGCTACACCATTAGCTAAAAAGTTATGGCTTATGAGGAGTGATGTCCGATGAGCTGAACCAAACCTTGTGTGATTGTAATGATCACATTAGCAAGGACAGTGGTATTATGATTAATTACTAATCACGTGAGAATTTGAGAACTAACTGGCTGTAAAGACACAGGTAAATCCTCAATAAGCTGTATTCTGACATCAATCGGACAATGCAGGTTCTATTTAACAAGTACGATAAACTTGTTTATTTTAACTTAAACTAAACTATCATGATTATAAATAAAGACGTCGACTCATACAGTAATGTTACATATCACTTCTATATTCATAATGGATGTGTAGTGTATGTTCATAATTACAAAACCCTTTACGTATTCAAAGACGTATCTCCTAAGAGAGTAACCAGATCTAATCGTTGGAACAGTGTTAAAATGCCTGGCTTTAAGAAGATGAAGACTGTATACGTATCTAATGAACAACTTAAAGATCCTACGTTTTTACCTAATCTTTGGGCTGCTGAAACTATACGTAATATAGTATTCGGTGGTAAATTAGGTACTAAATATACTATGGACTGTATCGGATGGGGTGCTTCTAACGTTAGTTATTTTGGCGCAATGAGTTCTTCAAATAAACCTGGGTTTAAGATGCGAATTAATAAATAAAAGGGCGCGTTCTTGGTACTTGAGCGGGTAAGAACTAAAAGAGAAGCATGTAGTGCGTTGTTTGTGTGCACTTAAAAGAAGCATTCACATTTTTAACTGGCACTCCGGTGTACAGAATGGCTGCCTAGTCTCTAGGAGACGTAGTCATTCGCCCAGAAATGGGTTCGCGATCCATGACACTTGGGATCACATACTCGTGTTTAGACTTTGGCTGCAGTTGTGAGACATCTGAACTGCAGATAGTTGTCTGTTTACAACAGAATAGGCCGTTCCTTATAGCCAATAAATGTAGGATAAACATGTAATGAAGGCTTTTACTATTTACAACGTGACGAGGGTTCGACTCCCTCCGCGTCCACTATGCACATGGTGTGCATCAATTAAATTAAATTACGATGTTAAACGACAACAAACAACAACAATCGGTAATCCTTAAAGGCATTGCACAACAATTATTAACTATGCAAATGCCTACTTTTGACGAAGCAAACAAATTATTAGCTAGCTTCAGTGTCCGTTTAGTAACAGAAGAAGAAGAACATAGACAATCTATTATTGCCGCATTAGCCGCAAATGAGAAGACTGTGTATTTTTGTTACGAATGTGAAGGCCCTAACAAAGAAACTTTACGTTATAAAGTAGCTTTATCTTGGGAAAAGAGAAATCCAGAAACAATGGATCGCTTAGTCGCTTTAGAAAGTGTTAAAAGGTCTGCTTTTACAACAACTAGTAAATCTGACGCTGAACATTTCATCAATAATCACATTATGCCTAGATAGTATGTCAAAGAACTCAATGGAAAGACACAACAAAGGTAGAGTGAACGGTGCTGATAGTTTCTTAGCAGACATCAGTAAAGCCGAAGCACTTACCTTAGCTGAGAAACACGGTTATGACGTAATGTTAAAATGTGTACCTAGAAGAATCAAACGAGAAGTAGCTAGGAATAAAGCAAAGAAACAAAGAAACGAGCCTCTGTAGTTAACTGGCTAGTGTATCCTGCACGATAGAGAAATGATGTGACAATCATAAGGAGCATGTAAGTTAGTTCAACTTACTCAGTCGGACAACAGTCTGTGAGTGTACTGAAGGCAGTGGTCTAAACACCTTAAATCCCTAACTTTCGAGGACAGCGTTAATCCATTATTCTAGTCAACGACGCCTTTAACGAGGTTTATAGTCAGGCAATACGGTAAATGGTAGTTGGGATTTTAAATAACAAAACGCGTCTGTGGCCGAGCGGTCGAAGGCAAAGGCTTCCAAACCCTTTAACGAAAGTTCACCAAGGTTCGAATCCTTGCGGGCGTGCAAAATTAAAAACAAATACCATGAAAAGATCATTATTATTAATCGCAGTAGCAATTCTCCTATTCGGATCGAGTTGTAAGAAGACAGAAAACAACTACTATGGTGATAAAGCCAAAGAAGAGATTCCCGCATCAGTTAAACCACAAGTTGGTGAAAAACTATTGACAACTAAAGCTGAAATAGAAGCACTTAACGGTTGGTATGTTGTTGATGCATATGTTTACGACGTTAATAACACGAGAGTGTGGAAACTAAAAAGTGGTGACAATGTTGTAATGGTTTTAAAAGCTCCATTAGAATTATTTTGGAATCCACGTTATGCTAAAGACTATAAAGGTGCTGATAAAGGTACGTTTACTGGTAAAGAAGCTTACGATTTCGCAACAAGAACAAACTAAACTCAAGTAGTGGCTAGTTGGCAGGTTCGATTCCTGCCACTTGGGCAAAATTAAACCAATTATGACAACTCTAGATTTACTAAAAAGGCTTTACAAAGCAAAAAGAGCTTATGAAATAAGCTTATGGTGGTGTAACTACACTCCTATTGGATTTATAGTTAGAATGATAATGAGAACCGATAGAGGTTTATGTATGCATTTCGAAAGACTAGGTAAGCGTCATGAAGTAATGCCTTATCTTGGTAGATTCTGTCCTTTTGGTAGATTTGCTGGTTTTTGGTTTACTACTACTGGAAAGAAAGCTGTAACAGACAGACTCAATCTAATAGAAGAAGCGATCACTTATTACGAAAGTCAGAGATTAAACAACGAAATATGATCTTTAAACAATTAGCAAAGCGTTATGCTGACAAGAAGGAACATAAGCAACTTCTTAAGTTAGTAATTGAAATGACTCAGCATTTAGAAGCTGATGAACTATCTGCCGATATTATCGGTAAACTTAATGGAATGGCTGAACGTGAGAAGATCATGGATGAGCATAAAATTAAGTATGAGTTGAAAGTAAGAGAAATGATTTTCATATGGAACTCACAAAGAATCGATGAAGTGAATCTTGAGAGTATTATAATAGATTATCCTACTTTAGAGGATGATGTATTTAAGATATGCTTTCTCATCAAACTCAGAAACGGTTCTCAAACTGTTTATCGTACTGAAAATGCAGGTACTTTAGAAGGTTGTTACAAACTATTATACTATAGTTTAGTACATAGAGGTATAGGTGAACTAATATTCATTTACAAAGAAGCTGAAATTAGGAGATACCGGGAAGAACAAAAGTTTAAAGAGTTAGAAGAAGAACGAGCTAAGAAAGCTGAAAGACTTGCTAAAACTCTAATACGTGAGGAGAAATTCAAAGAGGAAGAGAAAGTTAGATTAAAGATGTTAAGCTATGCTGGTTTAGCTGTGTATAACCCACAAGCTTTTGCCACTGTTCAACAACCTGTACCTGTTAGTAAAGATTTATACGTTATGAGTCAAAATCTATTCGTTAAATACTTCTTCAACAAGAATAAGAATCAAATCTATCATTACTTCTTATCTAATGAAAGAGACTTTGATGAAGTTCTCTATTACAACAAACGTGATCCTAGAATAACATTAGAAGAGTATATAAGACATCGTAATTATTTTCTTAAAACGCAAGCTAAAGATTACGATATCTATTACCACAAAGACGGTACCTTCGATGAAGAAGCCATTAAGCGACAAAAAGAACTTAATAAAGCTAAAAAGAGGAAAGCGAGTCAAGAGCATTTTGAAAAACTTAAGTCTGGTGTGAGAGGACTTTCTTTTGATCATTATGTTCATCGGGGCCAAAGAACTCCTCCTGGTGAATTAGCCAGTCAGTTAACTAGCACTAGAGCAGATGATCCTTTGTTCGGTGGATATACTGATCTGGCTTCTGACATATACGACGATTTATAAACCATTAACAACTTAAACAATGAATATCCCATTTCAATCCGTCCTAACTAACATCAAGGACATAAAAGAAAGAAATAAAGCGTTTGATGAGCTATCAGACGAAGACAAGCGTAAGGAAATCGCATTTGATTCACTAGGATTGATTCTAGTTGAAGAGAGTATGCAAGCTAAAGGAGGTGACTATTGGGGAACTTTAGAAGGAGCAGTCAAACAAACTGAAACTAGTGAAGAATTACAAAACTTTTTATTAACGGCTCCAAAGTGTGAAGTATGCGCTAGAGGTGCAATAATGATGAGTCAAATTAGACTTGGAAACAGCATAGGTCTAAAAAATAACTATTATTACGATATTGAAAAAGGTGCGAATCAAAGACTTCTTAAAGGTTTTACTGTCGACACCATGGATAACATGGAACAAGAGTTTGAAGGTTGGGTTAAGGCAGAGCCTGGAAACCCTTGGGGAGACAGAGTTCAAATAAAAGACTACGAAAGTGGTTGTAGACAGCCTTATGCTTCTGGTAGCAACGAAAAGCTTGTAAACATTCTTTGCAACATAATAACTAATGGTGACTTTGTTCCAGAAGACGACACCGATTATTTAACTAAATACTCAATTGAACTGTAATGCAGAACATTTTATACAAATCAAAACTCGATATCAAAGATATCAAAGAACGTAACAAAGCTTTCGAGGCTTTATCTGATGAAGATAAGAGAAAAGAAATAGTTTTTGATTCTCTTAAGCTTATCTTAGAAGAACGTAAGCTAAGGGCTACGGAAAGTGCTACAGGGTACTGGAATTTCGGTGCGAGTAGTCTAGTAGAGAATTATAACTCATCTGAACAATTACAAAACGCCCTATTGAACTTAAATATTCCTAATTGCGAGGTATGTGCGAGAGGAGCTGTTATGTTATCTCAGATTAGATTAGGTAATAGTCTCTGTGCTAACGACAATGGAATCACTGACGGTGAAAGTGGTGCAGTGAGAGGTTTTAATATGCTTTCTATGCGCCTTATGGAACTCGTATATGAAGTTTATGACGACAGTTTAGCTGATGTTTTACTTTGGGACAATGATTTTGATGAATCAGAAATTAAACCATTAGTGATGCGTATCCTTAACTTAACAGAAGACGAATATGCAGAAAAAGATTTTGAAGATATGGCAGGTGACTTACAGGATTTTGTTGATGAAAATTACGACGAACTGTTTCGTTATGCAGGTGATGAAACTCCTAGTCTAGTAAACATTCTTTGTAATGTTCTAACCAATGGTGATTTCGATATCCTCGACTTCACAGATTACGTTAAAAAATACGAACTTCAAATAGATCCAGAGTAATTATGATATTTATCTTCTTTATGTTATTTATTACCGCAGTCTTTTGGGGAACCATGATATTCGGTAAAAAGAACTTCGAGAAGGTACTTCTCGTGATGTTCATAATCTTTGCAGTAATAACTGCTATACAATATATTTAGTCTTAGTTGCACATAAAGACTTAAACCTATATCACGGTGGTGTGCAACCGTGTCAGATAAACAAATGTTTAATAAAGTAAAGAAAGCTTTAGAAGCACAGTTCGACAAAATGGTTGCCTTAGGTACGCCATTATTGTACAAAAATCTCGATAGAGATCAGGTGTTTAACACCTATTTATTGAGCTTCCCTACTGAAGAACAACAACCACATAACTGTAACTGTTGTAAATCATTCTTAAGACAATGGGCAGGTTTAGTAACAATAGATCGTAACTTAAAAGTTCATTCTATTTGGGATTTTGACGTAATGGAAGTTAGCGAGGAATATCGTAATTCAATCACAGCATTGAAGAACTATATTGCTAGTTTAGCCATTACAGACAAGTTCTTTAACTCTTTCAAAGGTTTAGGAACTAACAAAAACTTTGATACAATTAAGAATGTTGAGTGGACTCACTTTCATTTACAATTGCCTTCATCTTTTCAGTTAACTCCTAACGATAGAATTGACACATTGAAATCTGATTTCAGATCTACACGTCAAGTCACTCGTCGTTCATTAGAAGAGTTAACTCTTGAGAGTGCTGAAACGATTCTTGATTTAATCAATCAGGGTTCTCTTTACAAAGGCCCAGAATATAAAGCACAAGTAAGTGCATTTGTTACTGCTAAACGTAAGTTTGATACATTGAATGATGTTGATAAACAAGCTTATGTTTGGTCATTAGAAGGTAACGCTTGTGCAATTCGTAATACAGCTGTTGGTACAATCCTTGAAGATTTATCTTTAGGTATTGATTTAGATGACGCTGTACGCAAATACGAGGTTAAAGTAGCCGGTGCTAACTATAAGCGTACTACTGCATTAGCCGGTCCTAAACAAATAGCAGCGTCTAAAAAGTTGTTAGAAGATTTAGGTTTAACGTCTGCTCTTGAGCGTAGATTCGCTAACGAAGCTGATCTTAACATTAACGACATACTGTATACAGATAAAACTGTTGCGGTTAACGATGTGTTTGGTCAGTTAAGCAAAGAAGCTTCTGACAAAGTTGATCTTAAAAGCTTCAGTAAATTAGAAGAAGTAACTGCTGAAGACTTTATCAATAAAATCCTTCCTACTGCTAAGCAATTAGAAGTATTTGTTGAGAACAGCCACATGGGTAACTTCGCTAGTTTAGTAACAGCAGTGCATGAAGACGCTAAGCCTTTATTCAAATGGGCTAATCCTTTCTCGTGGGCATATGCCGGTGGTATTGCTGATTCAATGAAAGAACGGGTTAAAGATGCTGGTGGTAACGTTGATGGTATTCTTCGTTTCTCTATCATGTGGAATGATGAAGAGACTAAATATCCTAGAGATATGGATGCTCACGCTATTGAACCGAATCATACTCATATTTCTTATATGTCTTACAGAGGTAAAGGTTACGACAACAAACGTAGTCAGACTACAATGACCGGTAACCTAGATGTAGATATGACAGGTGGTCCTAATCCAATGGTTGAGAACATTACTTGGTTAGATAAATCTAAGATGCAAGACGGTGTATATGAACTGTTTGTTAACAATTATAGCGGTGCTCCTTGTAACGGTATTAAAGCACAAGTAGAGATGGAAGGTGAACTTCATGAGTTCCACTATAAGAAATCTTTTACTGGTAATTTAGCTGTTGCAAAAGTAACTCTTAAACAAGGGGTATTCACAATTAACTCTGCATTGCCATCTGAAACTAAATTAATGGTTAAAGAACAATGGGGAATTAAAACCAATGGCTTCACCAAAGTTAAATCTGTTATGCTATCTCCTAACTTCTGGAGAGAGAATACAGGTAACAAACATTATATGTTCTTCTTAGAAGACTGTATTAACCCAGAACCAACGAGACCGTTCTTTAACGAGTTCTTACGTCCTGAGTTATACGAACAACGTAAAGCGTTTGAAATGATTGCAGGTAAGTTACTTATTCCGCATTCGGATAACCAATTGAGTGGCGTAAGCTTCTCAGAAACACAAAGAAATCATTTAATCATCAGAGTTACTTCGACTTTCGCAAGAACTCTTAAAATCAAATTTTAATGGAAAATCAATTCATTGCCGCATCACGTTTAAAACTACGTTTCGAAGCAGGTAAAGGTTTAGTAACAGCAGAAGAACTTTGGGCATTGCCGTTAACTAAAATTAACGAAATGGCTGTTGCTGTAAATAAAGTAGTAACTAGTAGCACTGAAAGCTTCTTAGATGAAGATACAGTTAAAAATAGTAAAGAAGCTAAAGAAGCTAACTTAAAGTTAGACATCTTAAAGTATATCATTACTACTCGCCAAGCTGAAACTAAAGCCAAAACACAAGCCGCTGAACGTAGTCAAGAAGCTGCTACTCTTAAGAACTTATTAGCAACTAAGAAATTAGAAGCTTTAGGTAATCTTTCGGAAGCAGAGCTTGAGAAACGTATTGCTGACTTAGGCGTTTAAAAATACAACTAACTAAAATGTAGGACTATCTGTAATGGATAGTCCTTTTAAACTTACACAAATTGATAAAAGAAATATTTGAAGTTGCGGCAAGAGTAAAACGTCGTTCAACCGTTAACGTAGGTCTTAAGTTGATGGAAGAAGCAGGTGAACTTGCTAAAGAAATCAATATTCTAGATGGTTATATTAATAAACCAGAAGGAGTAGACGGCGTATTGGGAGAAGCGATTGATTTAATAATCACAGCAGGCGACGTAATTTGGAATACTTATGGTAAGTCTATTTCAGAAGAGACAATCATGGCTAAGTTAGCTGAGAAACTTAAGAAATGGGAAGATATCAACAGTAAACTACCAGAACACGTAACGTTCAATTAAAGATACAATCATGAAGAAAATTGATGAACAGTACGAAAACTACATGCTATTTGCAAAGAAAGTTTTCGAGACAGCCCGGGGTGGAGTAGAAGTACTCATTCCAAGACCTTTAGTACTCGATTTTAAGCTTGATAAAATCACACCTCAAGCTATGGTGAAAGCCGGTGTTGTTAAAGACACAGGTAGAAGAGATGGAATTAAAGGTAAACTTTATACTTGGGATAAAAGAGAGGGTGAACCCGATCTTGATACAGGTAGAAGAATTTACAAAACAATTCAATCTCTTAAAGGTATTACTCCTAAGAAGGAGCAGAAAGGTACAACTGAACATGATGTTGTTAAAGAATCTAAGAAAGTGAAAAATATAATAATAGACTCACCTCCTACTCTTAAAGCAATAGAACAGATTCGCAATGGACAGTTTGATTATGAGAATGAAGGTACCTTAGCTTTCAAGAAAGCCTCTAAATTCTGGACACCTAAACATCTTAGTATAATCGGTGGATTACCGTTAACAATGCCCGTTACAGTTAAAGACATAAAGATTCACGGGGGTGATAATATGCGATTCGTATGTAAAGAGGGTGTTGATGACGTAATTATACGGATTAGACAAGAAGATACTCTTATTGCCGAGTTCAATATGCCTGGTGGTATAGATATCGAACACGTCGATGATGGTGTTGATGTGTATCTCAAAATAAGTTAACAATGAACAAAGGAATTGCAATAGTAATTAGAAATCTACAAGGTAGAATTCTGTTAGTGAAAGATATTGATGGTAAATGGACAATCCCTTATCAAACCAACATCACAACTAATGTTCACTCTAGACTTTACGATTTAGTTAAATTTATGGCTGATATTAAATTGAAGTCTTTTTCTAAATGTAATGACTACCTGTGTGACGAGGAAACTGTCTATACAGTTTATTCTACTATTGTTGATGAATCTGTAGGTAGTTTTATAGAACACGTCTGGATAGACGAGTTTAATATTCCTGACAATGTCGGTGAATTAACTAAATATCAACTTCGTAAGGAGTTAGTATTTAACGCAATGAACATTGAAGAACGTGATAAAGTATGGAGTTAGTTCTTAATACAACCATCATAACTTTAATAACGATAGCTATAGTCGTAAGGATTATAGTTATCGTTAAAATAATGAAGGACGAGTATCCTTTAGAAGATTAAATAGAAACAAACTAAAACAAACATAAATGAGTACTGTAGACAATACAACTACTGATGTAGCAATCGTAGGCCTATTTGATGAGAGCTTACAACGTAACAATAAAAGCATAAAAGCAGCTCGTATGAGCGCTATTGGTACGCAAGCTGAAACTTCTTATCGTCGTTTAATCGAAGATAAGATAACCGAGTATGATAACTTAGTTTTCGCAAGAAATGAAGCTTTGGATTTAAGTCCAGACGACACAACTTCGTTGAAGAAACCAGAGAACTTCGATGCAAATAGTTTTGCGCTTGAAGATTCTAAAACTAGTAAAGCTTTACACAATTTAAGCATTGCTATCAAGTTAGATATCGCAAGATATAACAGTTTATTCGGTTCACGTGCTAAAGCGTTAGAATTTAATGGGTTACAGTAGTTACGACAATTCGTCAAGAACGAGCAGAGCTACTTCTATGAATTTCTCTGCTGTTGTTAATGATCCAACCGTGTTTGCCAAAACGTTTAAGCAACAAGCTGAAGGTAAAGTACACGATTCTATGGGATCTATTGGTCTAAGAATCAGAGAGTCTCACGACTCAGAAGCACACCCTAATGTAGTACCAATTATCATCGCTTTAGATGTAACTGGTAGTATGGATAAAGTACCTAAACAATTAGTCGCTGAAGGTTTACCTAAGCTTATTACTGGTTTACTAGCAGCCGGTGTAGATCCTGCTGTATGTTTTATTGCTATTGGTGATCATAAATCTGATTATTTCCCTTTACAAGTTGCTCAATTTGAGTCTGGTGATGAAGAGTTGGATATGTGGTTAACAAGAACTTTCCTTGAAGGTAAAGGTGGAGGTAACGGTGGTGAAAGTTATTCTTTAGCGTGGTTATTCGCTGCTAGATATACCGAAATTCATTCGTTAACTAAACGCGGTCAGAAAGGTTTCTTGTTTACTATAGGTGATGAGCCTAATCACTCTAGTCTGGATAAGCTTAACTTAAACAGGATCTTTGGTGGTGGTTTTGAGACTGATTTACAATCTAAGGACTTGTTAAAAGAAGCTCAAGAGAAATATCATGTATATCACTTAAATGTGTTACATGGTTATGCTTATAATACCAAAACCAAGAATGGTTGGGGACACATGGGCGAACACGCTATTGATGTTTATGATGCGGAAGATGTTGCACCTTGCATCATTAAAACTGTATCAGAACATGCAGAAGCTTGTTGTCCTGATGTAGCGGCTAAACATACTGAATATGCACCTAAGTCTGATAATGTATCAGATGATGAAGACATGATGTAGACTATGACTAGAGCGCAAATTGTGATTGATCTTATGTTCGGAGATTGTGGAAAAGGTGTAACAACCGATTCGTTAGCAATCAGAGCGCCTAAGAATTCAGTCAACGTGAGATTTTCAGGTGGTCAACAGTGTGGTCACACAGTATACATTGATGAGAAAACAAATCATGTATTCTCTAATTTCGGTTCAGCTTCATTCAGAGGATTACCTACATATTTTACTGAACATTGTTTAGTATATCCTAAAACGATGTACGAAGAATATCTTACTCTATTACAATTAGATGTAAACCCTAAAGTTGTAATTCATCCATTAGCTAAGTTAACAACTAATATAGATGTTGCTTGGAATAGAGCATTAGGATCTTTTAAAACAAACGGTACAGTAGGATTAGGTATCGGTGCAACGATGACTAGACATAACACTAGTGGTCACAAATTGTATGCTTTTGATTTGCTTAACATGGAAATGTTAGCACATAAATTGCATAACATTCGTAATTATTATGTTCAGATGGCTATAAGAACTCTTCGTCAGGAAGATTACATAGCATTTCTTCATGAATGTGATAACACTACTTCTGTGTTCCTAGAGACTTGTTTCAAGATGGGTAAATACCTACAGATACAAGGATATGACTATTTGAATCAATTCGATTTAGGCATTTTCGAAGGATCTCAAGGGGTTTTGCTCGATATGGATCATGGTATCTTTCCAAACGTTACGTACGCAAATACCACTGCGAAAAACGCTGAGGAGGTGTTAAATCTCTTGGGTGTTGGTAAACATCATAGACAATATTTCTTATTAACTAGGGCTTATACTCATCGTCACGGTGCAGGATGGATGCCTCATGAACAATCAGAAGTAACACTTGTTAATGATGAAATGGAAATAAACCAATGTTGTCCATGGCAAGGTGAGCCTAGATCTTCTCCTTTCTGTCTTAATACTGTTAAAACAGCTATTGAGATAGTTAAGCTTTATTCTAATATCAGTATCTTTAATACTAACATCATCTTAGGTTTTCTTGACCGAGTGACGTTAGAGGAACAGAACAGAGTGATAAAAGAATGTGAAGATCTTGAATACAGAGTTCAGCATCGTTGGACACACATATCCGAATTGTTATACCTTAAATAAAACATTTGTAGGCTAAATAAGCGTTAGTAAGTCGCACGAGGAATTGTTGGTTTTAGTAGGTTAACTTTTGACTCAAAGACTTAGGAGTATAGTCTTCCTTGCCTACATTTAAACAAACACAATGAATAAATCAGAACAAAATATCGGTGCTTTTCAGAAGTACCTAGAGAAATCAATCTTTGCAACTAAATGGTTATTGATACCTTTCTATTTAGGATTAGTTGCAGTATTGATCAAATACATGCTCTTCTTTATAGGAGATGTATATCACTTCATGTTATCTGATATACACGGTGCGAATGAATTTATGCTATTAGTAGTAGAATTCATTGATATCGTGATGATCGGTAATTTAGTCAAATTCATGATAACAGGTAGTTACAATTCATTTGTTAACAAATCTCGTTATGAGGACAGTGAGAAAGTTTCATCAGGAACTTTAAAAGTGAAAATGGGTACCGCTATTATTGGTATTTCATCTATTCACCTATTACAAACATTCATGGCTGTTGACCATTTATCATGGGATACAGTTTACAAACAATTATTAATTCACCTTGCATTCATCGTTGGTGGTTGGGCATTAGCTCATATCGACTTGTTGCATTCTAAAACCGATTCTCATTAAAATGAAGAAAATTCTATTAGTGCTACTCATGGTAGCTTATATGTTCGCTGGTTGTGTTGAGCAAAAGCATTCAAAAGCTGAAATACACAAATACAAAACCGAAGGCGCTGTTGATGGTCAAAATGAAATCTTGTACTGGTACTTGATGTTCTACAACAACACTTATTACTATTACAGCTCACCTGTTCCAATTACTGACTACAGTACGATTAACTGGTCAACTAGTGCAACATCGCCTAGTGAACTATTTGGTGCAACTGATTTAGGAGTTGATATGGTTTCTAGTGAATCTTTATCTGCTGATGTAGCCGATGCAGTCGATGCAGGAACAGATGCTAATGCAGACTCTGGAACAGACTCTAATGCCGATACAGGTGCCGATAGTAATAGTGATGCAGGAACAGACGCTGGTGCAGATGCCGGTGGTGATACAGGTGGCGATGCTGGCGGTGGAGGAGACTCTGGCGGCGGTGACAGTGGAGGTGGTGGTGAATAACTACTACGGTCCTACTGAAGATTACGACGAAGACTATGATGAACTAGAGGTCTTCGACGGAGTATTCAACGGCTATTGGATATGAAATATTAAACTACTCTGCTTGAATACAGATAGCAATGTAAATCTGCATGTAGACAGGCTTTATGTGCAGTATTTGTGATGGATCCAACATCGTTCTGGGTAGAGTACGAGCAACTTTGAGTATTCTTATTCGACAAACCTTTATGGATCGGGTAAGTAACGCCATTGCGTATCCTTTGGAAATGGGACAGAGTAGTTTATAAAAAATATTAAAACAACCTAATGTTGGCAAGCGGTGGGGAGTGTACATTACGCCATCGCTATAGTCTTTAATTTAATGTGTCGGGGTGAAACCTCATCATTTATAAATCTAATTAGCTATTAGAGGAGCTAAATACGCATTAGATACTGGGTTGTTTTATAAAATACGCATGTAGTTTAGATAGGACGAGAACACGCCAAATCCCAGGCACCAGAAGCATTGGCTGAAGAGACATGGGTTCGAATCCCGTCGTGTGTACGTTAACTACTCAGCGGTTACTCAATACCGATCTTCTCGACTCTTCTAGGCTTGTATAGACGGTGAGTATTAAATGTAGTTCTAGAAGCCTCGGCCAAGTAGTAGTTAGAGCTCATGTCTATTTGTAGGTGTTAAGATTGGAGTTTAACTATAGTAAACGAAACCTTCAACATGCGGCATATCTTGATCAACCCATGCGTTATGGTAATACAGAATGCTCTTAAGTGGAGGAAGATCATGTATATGCTGCTACGGGTCCGTAGCAAAATGGTGAATGCACCAGACTCATAATCTGGCGATATCCCGGTTCGAGCCCGGGCGGGCCCACATTTAAATTAAATAGATAAGAAATGACAGAAGAAGAGTACAAAGCGTTTCATGGAAACAATAGCGGTCCTTATGAAACAAGACTTAATGACTTTACATTTGAGGAAGTGGTTGCATTCTTACAGAAAAAGAATTACACACTTGTTAATGTAAAATATACTTATACTTCATATCGTAATGATCAGAAGTGTGATGAAATAGGTAGAAAGACAATAGCTACTATGTTCTTTCGTGATTACCCTCTCGATATTCTGATAAGTGAAGAAGAAGCAAGGGAACTAGATTACGTTAATGTATTTAGAACAACAATTAAACAAGCGATCTTAAGTCTCTGGTAATGATACATATACAGTATTTAAAACAAAAGTACGATAAACTTAAAGCTAAAGCTACTGATGTACATTCTAAATATTCTATTACCAAAGTTAAAGGTAAAGATGATAAAGTTAATCTTAATGAAAGATTAAGACTGAGTAGTATAAGAGCAAGGTATAATCGTGAAGCTAATCATGTTAAAATGTTGTTAGCTAAAGTTAATTACATTATTGATACTCCAAATCATGAACCTTTATCTGATCCTGTTAAAGCAGTAGCTAGACATTTAGGACCCGTTCGTAAGTTTCTAAAAGAGTTACCACTAGTTGACGTATTTAAGTATGGACATAAGACCCGAATGAAGACTTTCATCTTAAAAGGTTTTAAGTGTGCCAATCCTGAATGCGATAAAGTAGGAACTCGATTTATAGTAACACTAGATGAATACGGTGACGAGAGATACGATATCTTTACAGAAGACTTCGTATTAATGACTAATGATCACATTATTCCTAAATCTAAAGGAGGGAGTAATCATATCAGTAATCTTCAACCTTTGTGTAAGAAACATAATCAAAAGAAATCTAACAAATTAATACCTTATTAATGCATATAGCAGAAGAAATACTTAAAGAAATCTCTGAACTTTTCAAGGAGAAGCTACAGGATAAGAACAGTTGGGGTAAGAATGATGTGTTCAATCTGTACCAACAGTGTGAGATTGAAGTCTTAAGAAAATATGTCTAACATTAACTGGGGAGAGATTGCCAATGTTAACATAGAAGACCGTAAACAACGCGACTACAGAGAATGGTTTCACGTAGCTCAAGATATGGTAGATTTCGTAGATTTCATACGAGAACACTTACCTAGCGGTCTAATGGAAGAAATTGACGAACTTTGGGAAAAACACAATGAATAATGGAAGAGAAAATTCTATACAACGTATTGAGAGCCATTTCCAATAAAGGAACTGGCTCTTCACAAGCTCCTGATCAGGAGTATCTTATGGCATTAAAGAACATAGGACTAATTAACTTGCAATGGGATACTGAACTTACATCGTTCGGTAGAGACATGCTTAGCATATTAGAAAATAGAATCCCTTATTAATCATGAACATAGAAGGGCTTAGAATAACAAACTTTGCAAGTTTTGCAGTATGTGTACAAGGAACTAGTTCAGGTCCTGGTCTCTCGAGAGTGGTTGACACAATTGCTATTGAATTTAATAATGATGACACTACGTGGTCACAAGAAAAGGTAGCCGGATGGTTACACATTGAAAGATCAGAAGCCTTAAGGCTTAGAGACATTTTAAATGAACAATTTGAATTTTAATGAAAACCATATTAATGGAAAATGGTGGCTTGCTTATGCCTGCCACAGAAGAATGGGTTAAATCAATTGATCCACACTTCATAGAAGTAAATCCAGAGATCATGAGACACTATATGCGTCATCATGATCTATATACGTTTGCTATGTTAATCGATCCTACATTAACCGATATAGTAGTATCTTCTGCTTTTGAAATGCCTGCAGGATTTGATTGTCATGTATCTATGAAAGGTGCACGTGTAGTCGATATAAACAGTGAGTACTTACAAATAGAATACTATGCGTGGTTATTCTATGAAGCCGTAGGTTATCGTAAACGACACGATTTAGCTCCTCTAATCTTTCATATCAATTATCTTTATGAGGAAGCATTCTGCGAAGATCTAAAGAATGAAGAGATGGGACCAGATACTACTACATACGTTAAGCTAATGATGCGTCAAAGTGAAGGTTATGTAGCTTTAAAATTATACAGCAATTATGAGTTGTATCAAGAGATCTTAAGTGAAGACGATTTAAATCTTAATTAGAATGGCATATCAGCTGCCTAGACTGAGATGGTATCAATTTCAACGTACCGTGAAGGTAAAAGACCAATGGCAAGATGAAATCTACTATAAAGCACTTAAAACTCAATTTGACTGGCAAAGTTGCGATGTAGAAGGTAAGCGTAAAGACACTTTTTACATTGAAACGTGTTATAAATGGAATTGGTTCTTTAGAGATCTAGTTAGAGATTACAGACGATGGACACAGATGCGAATATTAAAACGTATGAATAAAATTAATGAAGTATTTTGAATTAGAAGTAGGTTCCGCCAACTTCTGTGGATTTAATTCCACATTTATGTTAAAAGGTGAAACAGAATCAGAAGTTGAGAGTAGTAAAGAGTATGAGGACATTATGGACTACATGCAAGACTACGTAACTGGCTGGATCGATGAAGGAGATTGGGAAGAACACGGTGAAGAAGCAGATATGTTGTCTATCAATATATCTGAAACAACTGAAGAAGCGTTTTTAGCACACGGAGAAAATCAATACTAATGATTACTAAAGAAGAATACGAGGATTTATTAAATCACTTAGACGTATGGACTCATTGTAAATTAGAAGATGAAGACTTAAATCGAAATCAAGTAACTTTTTTATTTGATCTTATAGAAAATGCAGACATTAGTAGTTAACCTCTACGGAGGTCCAGGATCTGGTAAATCTACCATGGCAGCGAGAATCTTCGCATGCTTAAAAGAAAAAGGCATAAACGCGGAGTTAGCAACCGAATATGCAAAAGATATGACTTGGCAACAATCAAATCATGTGCTAACAAATCAAATATATGTATTTGGTAAACAACAACATAGACTTTGGAGACTAAAAGGTAAAGTGGAAGTAATCGTAACAGACGCTCCCTTACTAAACTCTATAGTTTATACAAATCATATTAGTGAGTTTGAAGACTTAGTGTTACAACAATTCCATTCGTTTCAGAATTATGATATCTTTCTTAATCGTGTAAAGAGATACAATCCTAGTGGTAGATCTCAAAACGAAGAAGAAGCTAAAATGATTGATGCTGTGACTATCGAAACACTACAAGAAGCTTACACTTCTAAAACTAATTGGTGTGATCTTCGTGTAGATGGTTGTGAATCTTCTACTAAAACAATCATTAATTCTATTATGAATTACCTCGAACGATCCAAAGATGCTACCTTAGAACTTAAGAATTTATGATTTGGAGAAGAATAGACGAAATAAAACCACCTCCAGGTAGGTACGTCGTTAAAACACAATCACCTAGTCCTCAAGATCCTTCTAAGATGGTTCACAGAAATGTAATTGAATCAGAAGTATCTTATGACAATAAAGGTAAAGCACATTGGACTTGTAGAAATCAAACACCTTACGAATGGTTAGATCAAGAAGCAAGAGCATGAGACGTAAATGGTATCTTCGTATGATGAGACCTAAATATATGTTCATATTTGATGTAGGTAACGACATTTGGATGAGAGATAAACTTAGAGAAATCGAATGTTGTCGTATTGAATCAAAAACTAATTTTACACTAGAAAGGAGACCTCGTGTCACAATATAGAATCAAAGTAGAAACATGGGAGACAGGTGTTTTACACACACCTCAATATCGTATGTTATGGATGTGGTGGAATTTTACTGATACAGAAGAAATTGATGTGTATTACACTCATTCTGAAACTATTACTACAACACATACTTTCTATACGTATGAAGACGCCGTAAGGTTTCTTAAGCTTACACTTGAAGGTAAGAAAGTAACAAAAGACAAGAAACCGGTAACAACTTATATACCTTTCCCATGAAAGAACCACAAAGAGCAATAGTAACAATATTACCATATGGTGAACTACAGCGTTTAAGTAATCTAGTATTAGCTCCTAAACAAGCTGACGCACCGTTTGGCCTATATCTAAAAATATTAAAATGGCAGAAGAACTAAAATTTACCAAAGAGCTTAAAGAAGCTTGGTTAACCGCTTTAAAGAGTGGTGAATATACACAAGGATCAGGTGCCTTACTTCTAGAAACACAAGAAGGAAAGTGCCATTGTTGTTTAGGTGTATTAGCTGAAATACATCCAAATTTAGCTATAGGAAAACGTGTTGACATAGACGAAACGTTCGGTACTTATTACAATACTGTAATCTGTAACGGTGAAGAAGAAGAAAGTTACGAACCTTTTAGAAAGCTAATAGGTCATGTAATGTCTGACTTAGCGGATCAAAATGATGCAAATTCTGACGGTAAATATACCTCTGTAATTCCTATGATTGAAGAACTACCAACTGTTGACTAATGGTAGACGCTAAAACACTTCAGAAAGCAATAGAATTCGCTGCGGTAGCACATCGTGGTCAAGTTCGCAAAGGAGATGGACGTCCTTACATTATGCATCCTCTATCAGTAATGAATAGGGTGCAGACAATGAAAAAGTCTATAAATGCTTATTTACTAGCAACTGCAGCTATCTTACACGATGTAGTAGAAGATTGCGGTGTAACTCTAGAAACAATAGCAAAAGAGTTCGGTTACTATGTAGCTGGATTAGTCGAAGAACTTACTTTGGATAAAGATAAGTACGAGACGATAGGTAAAACTAAATACTTATGTCAAGAACTTACTAAAATGTCTAGTTATGCTTTAGCAATCAAACTATGTGATCGTTTAGATAACGTAGAGGATATGTCAAGTATGAGTGAAGCTTTTAGAATGAAATACGCTCATGAAACAATAGAAATATTGAATTATGTAGAGTTGAATCGTAAGAAGTTGACAGGCACACACAATAAATTAATCGGTTTAATTAGAAACGTATTACTCTCATAATGACCTTAATAGAACTAATAATCATACTGGTTAGGATAGCTTTAATATTAAATTGTGTGACTGCTTTACTAGCGTTACTACAAGGAAAGTTAGGTAAGTTATCTAAAACATTAGTATTGATTGTACTGAATATAATAATCTTAAATTATTTATCATGAACATTGGAAGTGGAAGCGGTTATCCTGCAGGGGCCTTAAGTAACTTCTCTCCACATAGATTTACTTTAGATGGAGTAGTATGTCACTCAATGGAAGGATTCCTTCAGGGGCTTAAGTACAAGAATCCTGACATGCAAGCACACGTCTGTACCTTAGTTGGTATGGGTGCTAAGATGAAAGGTAAGAATAAAAAGTGGTGGAAATTACAAATGCTATATTGGCAAGGAGTAGAGTATCCACGTAAGTCAGCTGCTTATCAAAGTCTTTTAGACAGAGCATACACGGCAATGTATGAACAATCAGAGAGTTTTAGAAAAGCATTAGCCGCAGCAGGTAAAGGAGCTGTGTTTACACATAGCATCGGCAAAAGTGATCAAACAAGAACTGTTTTAACAATTAACGAATTTTGTAGTCGTTTAATGAAATTGAAGAATGATGGAACAATATAGAATCAAAGAAGAAATTAAAGAGAGTAAAACGGTATATACCTCTCAAATGCGTAAGAAAATCTTAGGATTATTCTTCTTGCCTTTCGGTTTAGGGTTTACAAACCTTACTAGCGATGGCTACCTCAAAGGTGACACAGGAAACAATATGTTCTATTGTCAGTGTACCTTTAACGAAAGGAAATATGCACAACAAGTAATTGATGAACATCGTCAAAAATTAGCTGATGAAAGATCTCTCCGCGTTAGATACACGTCCGCCTAAGATAGCACGATTTGCTATAATTGATGACGAACGAGGTTTGTTATTAGGACAAGATTTAGGTAACGTATTTGAAAAAGGCATTGTATATGAAGTTACTGAAATGATGGGTGAGTTTATTATCCGCAAAAAAGGTGAGTACGCATTACCTAAATCTGGAAGTGTTCCTTGTGAAGGTTCAGAAGCAAATGTACAAATTGGTTATGCATTGCACTTAATTACAAAGGATGAAGCTGAAAAACATATGGCTGGCTCTTAAGCAACAAGGACCTTTTAAGAGGTTCTTTCGTAACTTCTTTATTACTAGGAATGCTTGGGGAATGTTTTCTTATAAATCACATATTAGATTTAAAGATGGCTTTTGGTCAACAACGAAAGTGACTTACAATACACTAGAATCAGCACAAAAAGCAGCTACCTCAATGGGAAAGAAGCATAATAAGCATTTCTCATCCTATAAATGTGTATTTTGTGATGGTTATCATATCGGTAGAAATAAAGACAACAAATGACAACTCAAATAATAACAAGTTTTGTTGAACGTCTGGCTAAAATTGGTGTTAAGATAACACTGATAGGTAACTATCCGTGGATTTACTTAGAAACAATTAACGGTGAACGTGTAAAGGAAAGGCTCGATGGTAATCATGGCTTTACTGTATTTTGGTCACCTATTAGACACGGACAAGGCTATAGAGTTAACAACATTACAGAAACATTCAAATTAATAAGAAAATATGTTAAACATAGTTGACGGAACGCTCTTAACTAGAGTAACTGTCCATAAAAGAACGGAATATAGCTGGTATAAACATGTAGTTTATCCAGAAGGTGTCACTTGGGGTAAACATGTTTTAGAACCTGGTTACTACAGACTTGACACTATGGGTTGGTTGTTTGGTTTAATTAAGGAAAAGTATTACAATGGTGAAACTATTAAACAACTATTGGCGCAAGATAAAATAGTCGAAGATGGTAAAGTTTATCATCAAGCTAGAGTTGTATATACTTTGAAAGACTCTACTAATTGTATTGTTGAGTACTTCAACAGTGATGCAGAAGCTATAATTAGAGCTTACGAAGTAGCTGATCGTTTTATTAAATCACAATTAATCATTAACGGGTAATGTGGAATCCAGAAGAACAAATCAATAAAGTTTTACCGGCATTCGAAAGAATGATGCTTAGACTTAATAAATTAGGTATTAAACACAGTCACACAGGTCTATCTTATATAGTAGCTATGAAAGTTGGAGCAAAGTCAAACGTTACTTTTTGGAAAGATGAGAAACATATTTACGTATCTTGTCATTCTGTATTCCGCTTCTCTGGTATTGCTTCTATAACAAGAGACGTGAAAGGAGAGAAGAATCAAAGTGAAACTGTACCTATTACAGATGATGACTACATGAGTAAATTCATGGAGCCGATTATTAAAACTTTATTAGACAAAGCATGAAACCTGCAGAAATAAGAGCTGAGTTGAAGAAACACATTGTTTGGGGTAAACCCTCAACTTTAGCAGGTGGTCAACAAGTTGCCAAAGTCCAATCAGATGTTACTTTATCTAACAGTGAATTGGGATTCTCAGTAACAGTGAGTATAAACCGTTCACAACTTAAGAACAAAGAACTTGCTTTGGAGTTATATAATGTAGCTGTAGAGAAGTTTATTAAAGGAGAAATCTAATGAAAATCTATACAGTAAATACTGAATGGGATTTAGGTCTTAATGGTAGTGAAATTGGTGAAAACTACTTAGGTATTTATCTTAACGAAGAAGATCGTGAAGCAGCTGTAAAGGACGCTTATATCGGTTTAATGGGAGATGAGGCTGAATACCATGAGATGGTGGCTGAGGGTTTGATTAACTATAACGAAATGGAAATATGATCTGGCATATGTTAATGGGCATTCTAATAGGTGCTATAATAGTAGTAGGTCTATTCCTATATTCGTTTAGAAACTTCAAATTGTTCTAATGATCTTAATGATCTGTTGGATATTGTTAGCCTTAGTAATAGGGGCCTTTCTTGGTTTCATAGGATTAGCTCTAGCAATCGGTAAACCTTATTAATTAGATAAACAGAAACCGACTGTAAACGGTGAACTAACAGAAGTTTAACTTAAAAACAATTAATGAAGAAAACCTTGGTACTAACGTTGCTATTAATCTATGGATTACTTAGCTTCGGACAAAACAAAGTCGTAAGTCAAAAAGAAGTTTATGATAAACTACTGCAGGCTGGTGTGCACAAACCATTGATTGTCTTAAAGCAAGGCATTCACGAAAGTGCAAACTTCAAGAACAAGAGAGCTGTTCAACAGAACAACTATTTCGGTCTCTTAAAGAATGGTAGATTAAGATATTTCGACAGTATTGAATCGTGTATAGAATTTTATAAGCGAGTTATACAGTGGAACTATCAAGGTGGCGACTACTACCAATTCCTGAAAAGGAAGAAATACGCAACAGATCCTAGGTATAAGAAAAAGGTGATGAATACACCTATAGATTTTATAATAGAGTAGCTTCGGCTACTCTATTGATTTATTAATCTATAACAATTAATATTGGATCAATTAGACATCGACGAGCTCATTTATGAGTTCAAAAACAAACAAAGTTTAGTAAACGATTTAACCATAGCTCTAAAAGAAGAGCTTAGAGAAATTGTAACTAATAAGGAGATTCCTTTAAAACAACGAAGTGTGTTATTCTTTCAGAGTGATTTAGGCGAAGAAGAAACGTATCTTAGACGTTCTAGTCTGTTAACTAGTTTCGTTAGAAATCAAGATAAAAGAACTTATGCTGATACAATTCAAGATGTTCTCTTTGATTGTAACCGTAGACACGAGGTAATTTATTTAAGTGATGAAATAGACAGAATAGAGGAGGAATTAGAATCTTACGAAGAGTATTTAGATGCTCATGGAGAAGATGAAGGCTACGATCCTATTTATTTCGACATTGAAGCTTTTACAGACGAAAACGGTAAAACATTCGATAGAGAATCGTTCGATGCTTATGTAGAGGAAACTCTAACAGACTTCGTTAAATCTTATACATTTGACTGGTAATGGCAAAAGCAAAAACAAAAGCGATTGATAAGTACAATCTGTTCTTGGACGATGTGAGACTACCTAACAGCTGTGTTAATTATTGTGAGAAAATAGGAATTGATCCTGTTATCTTTATCAGTAACAGATGGTTAATATGTAGAGATTATCACGCTTTCGTAAACATGATCAACGATAAAGGTTTACCTAACATAGTTGCTTTTGATCACGATTTAGCTGATATTAGTTACGATCCTAAAACAGGTAAAGAGTCTTTTACTTATCAAGAAAAGACAGGTATGGATTGCGCTAAATGGTTAGTCGAATATTGTATCGAACGTAAATTAAAACTACCTACATATTATGTACACAGTGCTAATCCTGTAGGTAGAGAAAACATTAAATCTTATTTAGACAACTATGTCAAAAGTTTATAAACTGCCGAGAGAGTTCGGTGAAAATTGGATCAAAGCTCTTCGTAGTGGCGAATATGGTCAAACTAGAACACAAATGCGTTCTACAGAAACACCGGTAGCGTGTTATTGTTGTTTGGGTGTAGCTGCTAAAATCTTAGGTTTAGAGAATGAAGAAATGGATGAAGCTGTATGTTTGACTGACAATCCTATATTCCTTACACGTTATCCAAACTTAGTAGCTGATCTTTTAATTAAGAGCGTTTCAGAAGAAGAAGGTGTTAAGCAGCTTGAAAGCAAGTTAATGAATTTAAACGATAACCGAAAGTTATCTTTCAGTCAAATAGCTGATTGGATTGAAGAAAACGTAGAGTTTTATGAACCGGCTAATTAGTCACGAAACAGCTAAACTAGCTAAAGAAGCTGGGTTTAACTATTTCTGTAGATTTGTCTGGAATAAGGATGGAACTACAGAAGAACTATCTTTCTATGGAGGTGACGGAAGTGGTGGTAAAGTATGCAACGGTATGTTACCTATTGTAAACAATACTGCTGATTGCGTTAGGCCTACGCAGACTGCTTTACATTCTTGGATACTTAAAAAACATATTGTAATAAGTGTATATAACAATGCATCTGGTTTTCTTTGGAACATGGCTTATCATCCAGGTGGTAGTGAGCTAATGGATTCAGATTATGCAGGACCTAACGATAGCGGTTGTTGGGATACTTGGGAAGGTGCGTTAGAAAATGCTTTACAAGTAGCTCTAAAAGCTATAACTCTTAGAATATGCATTGCATTTAGAGATACTCTAGAAGTGATGGTAAAATCACAAACATTAATTGAACAAGATGAACTTAGAAGAACAAATACAAGCCGATCTGAAGACGGCAATGAAGGCTAAAGCTGCATTAACTGTAGAAGCACTTCGTGAAATTAACTCAAGTTTTCAACTAGCTAAAACACAAAAGAATGCTAAAGAGTTTGATAATCAACGCGCTATCGACTGTATTTCGAAGGTTGCTAAGACTTATTTGGAAATAAGCGAAACTGCTGATAAAGCAGGGAGAAGTGATGCTTCTGTAATAGCTAAAGCCCAACATTTATTAGTAACTACGTACTTACCTGCTGAAATAAGTGAAGAACACCTTACTGAAGTTGTTGATGCTATCATGGATTTACATGACACTAACAAGATGAGCGATGTTATTAAGTTAACCAAAGAAGCTGTAGCCGTTAAAGGTTTAACAGTTGATGGTAAACTATTAGCCGGTATTGTTAAAAGCAAAATCTAAACGTGTTGGAATTCGTTAAAATTAGAAAGACAGACACTCTTCCTTTTAAAGTATTAGAAGAAGAAATGACTGTCTATAAAATCGGTGAGTGGATTCACGATGGTGATATCTTCGAAAGTCGTTATATGAAGTTTCCTTATCTTGACGGAGGTGGTTACGCTACTGAAATTAAGACAAAGTTAATTAACGGTCGTACTATTAGTATTACAGAAGGTTTTCATGCTTACGTAGACAAAGAGCTTGCAGAGATGTTTGCTAATAAAGTTTATAAAGGTACTCATAAAACATTAGTAGAATTTCAGATACCTGCGGGTGCTCAAGTTCTATTTGATAGTATGGGTAAAACAGTAGTCACAAACAAAATAGAATTAAATAACAAACAATAAACAGATATGAGCTTAATTGCGTTAACTACAAACCTACACGTTGGTCTACTATACGGTAGAGACATTGGCGTAGTAACCACTCCTCTGACACGTGAACAGTTTATCAAAGAAGTTAACGTAAAAGAGTTGAGAGGTTTTTATCCTAAACCTGGATTCCATTTGGATATTGAAATGGGATATGTCACAGACTTCCTACATGAGTGGGGAGTAGATGCCAAAATCATTAGAGATCTTAGATTAGTAAAAGAAGGGTTTCTTTGGACTGAAATTTACAGTGTGCTTTATTACATGGAGCCAGTGCCAAATGGAGTTTCAATGGAACACGCGTGT